CTTTCGTCGCCGCCACCAAAGATATCTTCTCCACCGCCGAGGTCACCAGCAAGGCTACCTCCCCCGCCTCCTCCACCAGCGCCTCCGCCGCCGCCTGCTGCATTCTCTCTGATCTCTTTATCTGTCATATTGAGGATGTTCTTCATCAACCACTTGGGTTGCAACATGTTCTCGGGGGCAGCACCTGCGATCTCAAAACGCGCTCGCCAGAGCTCAAGCTTCTGCTGTTCAGCGACCGTTGAAGGAGACGTCAACCTAAGGTTGAAGTCCATGAGATCCTCGTTTGTATAGCCATGTGCGTACAGATGAATGATTGCGATCTTGTTCAGCTCGGCAATGATTGTCTTCTGAATTGTATTAATCGTACGCGCAAAGCGAATGTCCTCCTGTGCAAGTGTCGCCTTTGACGAAAGCATGTCGTCGTATCCGAGGTACGCCCTTGGGATCTTCAACGCGGCAATCATCTTCTTCTGAATGTACTCGACGTCCTCGACGGCAGCGGTGTTCTGTCCACCCGTCAACGTATCGATCTTCGTTCCTGACTCCGTCCCACGAACTGGGATGAAGTAGTCCTCATCTACAGAGAGCGGGTTGTATCTAAGGTCTACTCGACCGCTTTCACGATCGATAACCTGCGACGAACGCAACTGTTGTTTCTGTTGGTTGATGTAGTTCTCAACCTCGTCAGGAGGGATGTTTGCAACATCAATATAGAAGACACGACGTTCTGGTGCCCTGACCACCCTGTAGACCAACATCGCGTCCTCAATGAGGATCAGCTGACGCCAGATGCGGCGGGCAGGTTCGATAACCGACGAACCATACGGCAGGAACATGTCGTTTCCAAGAAGCCTAAAGTGTGAAATTTCCCAGTTTTCGAGCGTCCTGTTCCCAAGCGTGACCCATCTGAACCTGACCGCAAATGGATCCTCTCTGTCGTAGTTCTCTTCACGTTCGATCTCGTTCACCGGAATCGGGAACGCGTTCATAACGCCGTACTCAGGATGCACGTCGTTGTAGAGGATGAAGTCTCCATACTTGACGAGGTTCCTGACCCACGGACGCAGGTTGAAGTCAACGTTCAAAACGTTGTAGAAGAGGTCCTCAAGCACCTCCTTGATCTTCTCGTTCTCCGAGTAGATGTGAAGGATGCGTCCCTTCTCATCCTGAGGCACTGACTCATCAGCATAAATGTCGAGTGCCGCTGCCAGTTCAGGAGTGTATTCCATTTCTTGAAAATCTTGATAACGCATCAACCTCTCACTCAGGTTGTACGCGTTTGACGTGATGGTCGCATACGTCGGTGACATCGACTTTTGAAACAGCAGAACACCCGACGACTTTGTCTTGTCGGGGACCGCCATCGTCGTGTCAGACGTGCGAATTTTTCTTCTGATCTGCGGACCGCTCCTGAACAGCCGATTAAGGCGCCTGAATAACGAAACTGATGTCTTTTTTGGCATCTTGACCTCGCCAGCCCATTTACGAGCAAGCTATACTCGATGGTAAAATCAAGTCGAACTTCGTATAGGTTAGAACCTCTCTCCTTCAACAGGAGCGCCACTGTCTGCTACCGGCGCACCGCCCTTATACTGACCTGGACTATCAGCCATGTTTGCCAACACCGACTTTGCGGACTGGAGCGCTGACGCGAGCTCCGACGGTACGTCAGGAAGGTCTTCACCTTCGAAAGACTCGATCGCATCATGGAGCGTGCTCGCTGCGGCAGAGATCTCGTGAGACTTCTTCTGCTCATCTTCGGTCTGCATGTCCTCGGTGATGACAGACTTGCCGGCCTCCTTGATGACAGCAGCAAGTTCTTCACTGATGATTTCACGCATCCGCTTCTCACTGATCGTGATCTTCACGGTGCTATTCTTTCCAGCGGTCTTCTTGTCCATGTTGTTACGCCTCTCAACGTATTAACTATCTACCCAAAAGCCAGTTGAAGTCGTTCAACGCTCCCGGTGCTACTCGTGCATTACGACTCACCTGTGACGGGTCGCGTGGTCTGTAAACACTGTGTGGATTCATGCCCAACAACGCTGGATTCACCAGGGGCTTAACGTTGTCGATCTGTGCAAGCTTCTCGTGGCGTACGCCCTGTTCCCTATGAGAACACGCAAGCATCGCCTTTGTCATTGCAAGCGTTGCCTCTGTTACCTTGTCACCACCGTCAACAATCCAACAACCGATAGCAGCGCTGATCACAAGGTCATCGTGGCTATCAGATGACGCCATCGCCTTGCCATTGTTCCAGACAAACGTGTTGAGCTGTTCGTACAACCTACGTGAATGTGAATGGAATGTTCTGTTCCTGATCGACTCCTCAAGCTTTGACAGAATTTGCGTACGCGTCTTCTTTTGGTTGTCGAACCCTGGCAGCTCATCATCGCTCGCAAGGTATAACCAAGGATCCATGTTACACTTCTTGTAGAAGAGGTGTGGATAACCCATGTCACGAAGCTTGACGTTCGTCATATACCCATACGTGTTTAGTTCTGCGGCAAGGAGAGCATCATTGTACTTCTTCCCCCACTCGGCCATGTGTTCGCCGTGTCTATCGGGAGGAAGCTTACCCATGAATTCAGCAACGATATTACATGTTGCTACATCAATGATGTGGAACGTTGAATAGTCGTTTCCATCGCCACGAGCAACGTCACCAGACATGACGTACTTGGCGTCAGGGTGTGGCTTTGACCAGACCCAAACGTTGTGTGCATAACCTTCACGAGAGATAGGTTCTTTGATCTGTGAACGTACCCATGCTAGATCGTCGGGTTGTAGGAACGTATCACCAGACGCAAGAAAGTCACAGAGAAGCTCCTGAGCGATCCTCTTGGGATCACCAAGCTGGCGGGCTTGTTTATCGAACCACTCTTTATCGTGCTCTGGATGAATCGTCCACTCGAGCCTGATTGGATTGAAGTCGTTCTGACCGGCCTCTGCCTCTGTCCACATCCTATAGTACTGAGCGCCTACACCCGCAACGCCGTTTGGCGTAGAGATGATGATGGCTCGACCACCCGTTGACAACGTGGGATACAAACCTGTCCAGATCTCTCCAAAGTCACGAATAAACGCCGCCTCATCGACAATGAGGAGCGACAACGCCTCTGAACGACCTGCGTCCTCTGACGTTGGGATCGCCTTGATCTGTGAGCCGTTGTCAAACGTAACCTCAGTCTTTGCAATACCGACCTCTTTCGGAAGCTTTAACCAGTCTGGTAGACCTGCAAGTGCAACTTTCACCTTTTTGATGAAGTTTGTTGCCGTCTGAAGCTTCGTTGCAATGACAAGGATGTTCTTCTCACGATGAAATATCGCAAGCCACACAGCATATGCCGCCGCTACTGTCGAAAGTCCCAACTGGCGAGACTTCAATGTTATGTTGAACTGGTATTTCTCAAAGTCAAGAAGACACTGATCCTGAAACTTGTACGTCTTGAACGGAATCAACCCTCGAATGGGATGCTGGATCTTGACGTAATTGTTGATAAAGTACGATGGATCTCTGCCACACTTGAGGATCTCTACAACCTGTTGCTTCTTGGTCATGCGATCTCAAATATTGCAGTACGTCGTGCATACGCTCTCTTGATGGGATTATGCACTGCAAGACCAATAACCTCAAGCGAGTCATCCGCCGTCACTTCAGACGTCTTGATGCTCTTACCCGTCAGTTCCTTGTACGTTTTCTTGACATCGTTTATCGTTGCATTGATGATGCAGCGGGCCTCATCAACATACCTTGCACGAGTCTGTTGAAGTTCTCGTTGGTTTCTAAAGCTAACGATCGATGCGTAGTTTACCTTGATGGTGCCTTCGCCAGCAAGTTGCATCTTCACTGATGTTGACGATGTGAGCGGCGTCGAGCTACGACCCCAAGTCGTATCAAGCGCCTGTCCAAGGGCGTTGTAATCGATCTTTGCAGGCATGTTCCTGTATCTCCACAGATAGGTATCTCGCTCTCATGATATCTGCTGAGCAAGAAACAATCGTGGACGATCACGAACGGCATCTTGAACCTCCTGAGGATCAGGACGCCATCCTGCAACCCAACGCTCCTTGTCCTGTCGGGCCCATTTTTGAGCGCACGCATCACAGCAGCTCAGCTCGTTCCATGCGACCTCGTCGTCCCATGAACGCATGACCGACCTGCACAGTGGGCAAACCACTGGAACGGTGCATATTTCACGGTCGATTGTGACCGTTATGTGCGTTTCTTTGTCGGTACGAACACGACAACGCGAGATGCGCATGCATCAATCATACACAACGCGTGAATCTTGCTCGTCCTTCGTGATCTCAATCAACCCGTCAACGATCTCTTTGACCGCATCGACGTGGCTGATGATCAGCACATTCTTGAAGTAATCTTTTAGCACACGAACGAGACGTGTGCCTGTCTCGATCTGCAGAGAATCAAGGGCACCGAAGCCCTCGTCTATGAAGAAGACGTCTGGGCGTGGGAGGCTCGATACGTTGATCAACGCGACCCTAATTGCAATCGACGCAACGAGCTTCTCCATACCACTACCGAGCTCGATGATCCTACGTGAGTCTCCGTAGTCAATGTACATCTCTAGGCGATCTGTACCGTCTTCGACCTCAAACTCGATCTTGTAGTTCGTAACACCGCTGAGAAGCTTTGCAATCTCAATATTGATGACAGGAAGCTGGCTCGTGATGATTGTGCGTGGAATACCCTTCTTCGAAAATGCTATCGCCAGCAGCTCGTGAATCCTCATGTTTCCGAGGATCTCATCGCGAGTGCGCTTCTCTGTCAGCATATTCGTGATCTCTGACTCAATCCTGCCTTTTCTTGTCGCAAGGGCAAACCTCTCGTTATCGATCTCATCGATGCGCTCTCTGATGTTGTCAGACTCAGTTCGAAGCTGAACAATCTCAGAATTCTCTTCGTCGTTCAGCGCCGACTCGAGCTCCTGCAACGTCGACATGTCCTGCTCGACCTTTTCTTCCGTTGCCCGTAATGCGTGTTCGAGCCTGTCAATCTCGTTCTTCTTGCGCAAGATCGCGAGTTCGAGCTTCGACCGACGATCACGAAGTGCCTCAAGCTTCTTCAGACGTCCTTCGATGTCGTCCTCCAACATCGACTTAAACATTTCCTGTGCCTCTACAAGAAGCTGGTGCGCCTCCTGCACGACCCTCTCCTGCTCTGCTATCTTTGCCTTATCCTCATGAGCATCTTTAATGAACCTACATGTAGGAAACTTGTCATCGCAGGGCACTGTCTCAAGCAACTTTGCGGAACGCTTCTTTGATGCAAGCGTCGAATCGTGACGTTCTAATGCATGTTTGAGGTCACTTACACGAGTTCGTGCTGTTCCAATTTCATCGACCTTCGCACGAAGCGCTGTGATATCATGCTGAGCTAGAAGATCATCGATCTTTGAAAGTTTCTTCTCATTCGCTTTGTTTTCTGAACGAAGCGTTTTTAGCTCCTCCTTATTATCAAGCAGCTGCGCTTCATCGGACTCGAGCTTCATTCTCAACTGTTCAACCTGAACAGGCGTAACAACAACTTTTGATCCGTGCGCCGTAAGAAGCGCGTTCACATCAGCAAGACGAGCGTTTACCTTTTGAAGCTCATCAACCTTTCCTTCGATCGATTCAGTACATTCCTCTAGACGACGACGGGCATCCCTCGCGAGCTCTCCCCAGTTCCTTTCTGGAAAGTTGCGAAGCTGTGCCTTGAATCCCTTGATGTCCTCCTTTACCAAGTGTTCCATCCTTGCAAAGATGTCAATATCGAGGAACCTCGCCAACACACGCCAGCGTGCAGTCGACCTATACTTGACGAACGAATCGGTCTCACCCTGCGATGACAATCCTGTAAGGAGGTAGTCCTCGGCTGTTCCAAGTATCTTACGCAGCGCCTTCTCTGTATTGTTCCTGCTGTCACAGACTTGATCGTTCAGCGATCCGTCCTGCTCGACCTTCCAGATGTTCAATGCCGTGATTGAATTGAACACGCCCTTTTTCTTCGTCTCGTGCTTCGACGTCTGACGTTCAACAATGTAATCGACACCATCTACAGAGAACCTCACCTTGCCGTAGCAGTAAGGCTTCCTGACGTTGCAAATGTCGATGTTCTTGATCATTCCTCTATCAGACGTATTGAACAAGGTATACATGATGCCGCCTGGGATCGACGACTTTCCTGTCCTATTTGGACCGAAAATACCTGTGATTCCGTTTAGCTTGTCGAAGTTGATGACATTTCCTTCTCCGTACCCATATAGGTTGTCGAACCTGAACTCACGCAACGACCACGTTGTATGACGCGTGACATCATCACCATTGGTAATCGTATGGATGTACCCGTTGATGAGGCTGCGCATGCGGTCGATGTCATCATCATTGAAAGACGTGCTCGAATGGAACGACCGCACAAGGCCCAGAACAACATCTGCATTCCTGAAGTCATCTCTGACGAGTGTTTGGTTGTCTTCTCCTTTGAAAACAGGATTGCCGACAACAACGTCTGACTTGAACGTGATCTCTGATGCACCGGCTTCGCTCCTCAAGGCCGTCGATAATGCGTCAGAATCACCTTGCGCTATGTGTCTATCGCTTCTGACGCGGACACGAACGCCATCACCAAAACCACGAGCCTGCTCAACAGTAGATTCAACATTCCCCCTCCAGTTGACAGTGATGAACGGACGTGGATTAGGAAGCTTTCTAAACGAAACGTCAAAGTCTCTTGCATCCTCAATCTCCCAAAGCAGGTACCCATGATCGATTGCCTCCGCATAGTTCTGCTGTAATACCGAACCAGGATATGCAATCCAAGGTCGTTCTTCTCCTTTGATCATCCTGTAGCAGAGATACTGAAGCCTGTGAATGTCTCCGAGAAAAACAAAATCATACTCTTTAAACATCTCAAGCGAGACATCACCCTCAACGACCCAGTCAGATTCCGTTCGTGCACCGCTTACTGGTCCATGATAAGTTGCAATGTTGACGTAGCCAGGGACGGGCTTGACCTTGTCCCAGGTCTCCTTGTCAAAGATACTAAACAGGCACAGCTTCATCCCCGGCGCGAAATCGTAAACGCCGCTCCATTTCCAGAGGCGAATGGGATTCTTCGTACCGTGTTGCTTAACGAGGTCAAAGATTGGCGTAACGGCATCCTGACGCGAGAGGTTGATCAGGTTCCCATCATGGTTGCCAAGAATCAGATGTGTCTCTGCGACTGACGAGAGCTGTGTCATCCAACGAGAGATCTCCTGGATGTATTCTGGACTTATGCCCGTCGTCTTTGTGTGGAAGATGTCGCCTGCAACGTAGACCCTATCAACAGACGCAGCCAATGCGTCCTCGGCAAACGCATCAAAAACCTGTCTGTACTCATCGTGACGTGCAAGCCCTCTATAGTGAACGTCAGCGAGGTGAGCAATCCTGATCATATGTTCTCCTAAATTATGCTAACACAGCACGTTGTAGCTTCTCTTGTATGCTGTTGAACCACGTCAGCGGACGTGCATCTCGAAGAGCAACGGCAAACTGTTCACGAGTAAGTGCCCCTGGATCATCATCGACACGTACGACAACAACTGATACGTCGTACTCTTCTAGTTTCTTAACGATCAGCGGTATCTTCTCTTCCATGTCGGCGTCCAAGGCGAGCGCTACAGGTGTATTGTTTACAACAATGCGTTCGAACAACAAGGATTCTTCGTTCAATTCTGCTCCAAGAAGCGGAACAACATTGTCACCACACTTCATCGCATCGAACGGACCTTCACATAGAACAAGCTGCTTTGACCAATCAACGTACAGCTCGTTAAAGATGTTTCCTAGTTTGTCATGTCCAGGCGAATCGTACTTTGGAAGAACGTTCTTCCCGATCGTTCGACCCACAAAATCATTCAACTTTCCCTCGCGGTCAAAACTCGGAACGATCACCCTCCTATACCAACGACGATCGTTGGAGATCCCAAGCTTGTAAAACCAAAGATCTCTGTCTGATAATCCACGTCGTTGACAGTACTTGATCGCCGCTTTTGTATCTGGATCATTATCGTCCTTCGATAGAACAAGAAGCCTGAAGTCGTCAGGAAGCCTGATAATCCTCTTTTCAACATCATCGATGTCTACGTTCTTCTTGCCGTCGTAGAACTTGTCAACGTACTCTCTAAGATCGTCCCTTGAAAACTTTTTGAGAAGGTGAACAAGCGACCTTGCCTTATAGCCACAGACCCAACAATGGCAAAGATCATCCTCTAATCTGATGACGAGCTTCTTCTTGTCTGATGACGTGTTTCCACACAGCGGGCACTTGACGGCAATGTTCTTCTCGTTGCGTTGAAGCTGATACGATCCAAACACCCTTCTTATAAAATCGATCTTCTCCGTCAAAGAGAGCACATATCAAAAATACGCTATGCGCCTTTACTTGTTCAGCAACATGCCTCCACGGGCAATAACATATGCATCGACGACGTCGTATGCAAAGTCCTTGGGAACACCGGACTTCTTCTGTGGCCACTGCACGTGATTCAGATCGTTCGCCAACATGTGATCAAACGTCTGTTGTTTGGCGTTCCTATTCTGTGGATCCTTCTTTGTCTGAACGACTTTGACACCCGCCGCCTTTCGAGCCGACGAAACGTTGACATACGTTGGTTCAACGTTCCACATCGTATACGCAATGTAACAGGCGATACCGTTCATGCGTTGGAGAATGCTCACAGTTTGAGCTGACGAGAACCCCTGCGCAAAGCGCTTCATGGGTTCCTCAACGTAGATTGCACCGACGTCCAACGCATACATCCTACGAACATCGTCCAACGCATCGTATAGGACTCTTGTCTTGTCCCAGAATGACTTGTGCTTTGCAAGCTCGCACGGCGTCCAGTGAACGACGTGTTTCTTCGGTTCAAAGTCGCCAACATTCTCAAGGACAACAATTCCTGTCACGCTCGTCGATACGTCGAGCCCAAGCACGAGTTCAGGTATCATAGTGAAATCAAAGGTACAACATACGCCTAGATCTGGCAAGTCTACCTACATTTATATGATAAATGACATCGATATCCAGCGTATGCACGCAATATTGTCCAACGAACAACAAGTTTAGGTGCTTTGCTCAATGTCATTCTGTATCGCATCTATCCAACCCCAATTCTTGATGATATCAGAAACATCATCATCAAACGTTCGATTAATGGCAATGTTTACAAGGCCCATCGCCCTATATACGTCATCGTCTACATCTATCTCAAAGTGCTCATCTTGTTCATCATAGACTTCCCACTCGGAATCGCCGTTCTTGTTCGCAATGATTGCAATCTTTCTTGAATTATTTGAATTGATAAGAACATAAATGTTCCATGTACGCGCGTAAGCTTTCCAATCTTCATCGTTCCAACGAGAAGATATGCACCACTTTGTACCCTTCCCATACTTGCTAGACGCAGCATGTGAGAGGATACGCCTGAGTATGATTGGACCATCACTGTAGATAACTGGCGCCTCTTGGCGCGCAGCTGCATCCATCTGACGACGAGTCAGCACGGTTGCAACCTTCATGACCTCATCATCTAGTGCGTCAACATCATGAAATACGTTTATGTCCCTAAGTTCAGGAGACATCCTCCTAATATTAGAGTGAAATCGATTGATAGATTCAATGACTTTTTCTACGGTGAACCCATGCATCACCTGACGAGCCATCCAGGCTAGATACTTGTTGCTGTGTGATGGATCATTCTGTGAAAGAACGTCAATAACATCCTCGATCTCAAAAAATCGTTCCTTTACCTGCTCGAGGCGACCCTCTGAAAGAACACTCAATACCAACGATCGAAGTTTTCCTACGCTGATAAACATAACCATATGTAAGTCACCCAAATTTAATCTTTTATAGGATGTTTAGACCTTTTAGTGTGACCTCAGTAACAATTTCCAGCATTACACCGTGTGCCTGACACCATCCTCGTGCCGCGTCCAACTTCTTCTTGTTGGTGGATTTGTTGACCTTGGACGAGGGTTTGATCTCTACGAGCCTGTGCGACCCGTCTACCATGTGCACATAAACGTCAGGTAGATATCTCCGCACACGTCCTGTCCTCTTGTTGCTGACGTATTCGATGTACATCGCTTCGTACTCATACGATTCAACATCATCATTCTCGTCTAGCCACTGCATGTACTTTAGCTCCCACCCGGACCTATACTTTACTGGAGCGTTCAGAAGCTTCGTCGAGGTATGAATGCCTCGATGGTACTTTCTTTTCCTACGTCGACGTCGCTTCACGGCCACGGGCATAAATATGCTTCATGAGCGTCGACCTACTTCGTGAATTCATTGAGGCCATTATTGAGAGCCAGCCTTGGTACGGTGAACGATCTCGTACCGCTGAGGAAGACGCAGCAAAACACGATGATCGTATCAAACGTGGCGGGAGCATCAGGCAGACACAGGCATCAGGAGACCTAGCATTCGAAGAGGACGTACTCGAGCTCATGGAGATGCCTGAGTTCAATGACGTTGCGACGTTTGTCGAGTACAAAATGGACAACGATGAGGACTCGTACTCAACAGCAGAGCTTCAGGCACTCGCAAGAAACATCGACTTCAACAAACGAGGCGTCGAAGGAGCGTTGCCGAGCCAAGCACTTATCAAAAGCGTCAAGCAGGAACTCATCGGCTGGGGTCTTTCATTCCAGGGGCGCCAACCACAAAGACACTTCAGAGGTGCAATGTCAGCTGCTCACGGTACAAGCCCATTCGCAGGCATGGGCGGAGGCGGAACTGGCTTTAGCAGCGGTGGATTGGGATTGGGAACTGGACCCGGTGCGATAGGTGGTAAGACACCCTGGAATGCAAGTGACAAGCGAAACCTTCCGATGGGTTCTAAACGTCATTGACGCGTTCCTTTGTTATTATGCCTTTGTTACTCTGTAAGGCTGCATACGAGCTGAGCGTATTTATCGGGCACAGGAATCGTGTTGCCTTGATCATCAATTGTCCATGACACGGATATATTGTTTGCTACACGATTCTTCAGGGCTTCCTTAATGAAGCACTCTTCCCTAAGGGACTGCGCCTCGTCAATGAACGCTACGTCTCCACAAACACCACGTAGGTTTGGTACTGTTGCGACCTTAAAATCGATAAATGCGCCGTTTGAAAACGACTTTGTCGTCAACGCCCTTCCAAATGACTGCGATAAACACGTTGTCGACACAAACGCTTCAAACATCCTAGCATTGTACGCAGCCATCTGTGGTGTCGATGCATAAACATGGACCCTTGCTCCGTTTATACATTCATACATCGCTAGCAACATAAACAACGTTGACATCCCAACACGGCGCTTCTTTTTGAAGATCGCAGCTTCCGGACGATAGAAATACCTGTTGATCACGAACATCTGATCGATGTTTGGTAAAAACCTTGAATCACCAACATCAAAATCATGTGCAAACATACAGAACTTGCATGCATCTACAATGGGATTTTTGCTCATTTGCTCATCATCTTATCGAATTCATCAGGTTCATAACACAGCTTATCAATGTAGCGAACAATAAGTTCCTTCTTTTTATTGCCAGCTGCATCATACAAACGCAACGCCTGTTGGGCACTTAACAATTGACCTTGCTGCGCAAGCATATCTGTTATTACGTTAAAGCTCATGAACTTTCTTTTGACGAGATCTGGTAACCTATCAATATCGAACCCAAGCAATAATCGATCCATCGTGCCGTCAATATCAAGCACCTCAGGATGATTTAGAAGAAGCTGCGTTATAGCAGGGCTGATCTTTTTCCAATTTATTTGGTAGATCTTAGATGGATCTGACAACAACCCAATTACGTTCATTGTCTTGAACGTTCTTACGATGATACCTTTTGATTGATTCTTCAATTGAGAGATCAATGTTTCAAAGCTACGTACATTAACACTATCGTTCTTTATAAATTCACGCCCAACAATGAGAGGATTGTCAAACGCTTCAACAATCTTCAAATCCGGAACATTAAAGAACACAGCCTGCGTGGGTTCATTGTGATGAATGATTCCATCACCGTAATCAACAATCCCAGAATAACCTGCACGCTTTAGCAAAGTTGTAACAGAACGACCGTGACCTGATGTCAAGTCATATGACACACTAAACTTGTCAAAAAACGTTGATGTCACTTTGTTGAAGCGATATTTTCCTCTTCGCATGTTTGCGTACGAGTACAACAACGCCCAAAGCCCCTCCGCTGGATTCTTACCGGACGCTTCAAGATCAACACGAACATCATCGATTTCAATATCAGTTGCAACTCTTGAAAATACATCAAGTGCATCATCTATCGAATTGATGTGTTGCAGCTTTAGCAATGATTGTGGTGAAGTACATTCAAACAACACAACGTACTTCATCTCTGTTGCAAATGGTAACTCATCATTTTTCAGTTGACGAACAATATCAACCGTCAATGGATATGCGTACAATCCAAGAGGTGTTGCGTACTGTGTACTGACGTTCGTATTTAAAGTTAAATGATTACGGAACGTTATGAACAGGTTACGATCACCTGCTAACTCACTTAATTTAGCAAGGTCATCCCTACGACGTTCCTGTAGTAGAACATTTTTAACAAAACTACGAAGAAGAAACGACATTTCTCTTAAACTAAGTAACTTCCATCTGGCACAATGAATCTCCTGTCAACACAACATATTCATATATGTTATTCTCAACACAAAACTTCCTACCAGCGGCTTCCTTCAACACGGCACGTTCCGTAGAAACAAACTCAGCAGGTTTGATCTCGTACATCCTACGTGTCCCATCGATATACGTCACGAGAAAGTCAGGAACGTACCAACGTTTGTGTTCGTTGTAGCAGTACGGAATACGAACCGATTCATATTCCCACGATTCAACTGCATCATTCGCATCGAGCCACTGCATGAACTTAAGTTCCCAGCTAGATCGATAGAAACATTCATCGTAATTTGAACATTTCTTTGCATAAAAATGTCCATGCACATTCCATTTAGAACCATACGCAATCATTCGTCCTTCAATAATGCGGCGTGATACGGCGTTTGACATTTTCTCACGCGCTTGCTTCGTATGCCTACGTCCAAACATCCCGTTCTTCTCGCCATTGAGACAACCTGTATCTCTATGATGCCGCGAGATCGCATCCTTCGTCTCTTGAGTATGATGTTTACCCTGCATAGGATGAACATAACCAGGTTGCTGCATACGTTCTTGAACCCTCTGCGATATCTTTGTAGCTACTTCAGGCGTATGCATCGCGGCGGTATTTGCAGCATAGACTTCTGGATGTTCTGACCGCCACTTTGCGTAGCATGATTTACCACAGAAGCTATGCTCGCTAGAGATGCTTCCCTTTGTCATCAGTGGAAGTTCTTTACCACAGTGAGCACAGTTTCTGACTACAACTTCACCGCCGCGAGATCCGGGACCGCGAGCAGCATATGCACACTTCAATGAACAACGATGAATCTTGGCTTTGACCTGAGATTTAGCATACTTCTTTTCGTACGTCTTTCCACAGATATCACATTTAAGGATGCAGATTCGAGGTGGAAGACCACGAGCTCCAGGTTTGGAACGAGGAAGTTCCTTGATCTCGATGAGCATGAGGGAATTATACATCACCCTCATAGCATTGGCAATCCTAAAAATCGATTTTCACCTTGAACGCAAGCTTATCCCTAAACCTCTTCGTGATCGGTTGTGCTAGCTGTGCCTTCATAACAACGTTCATGTTGTCATCATGGAAGTTGATACCTGTGATATAGACAAAGTCCTGGTCTGGGTCTGTTGTTGATGCTGACGCAGAGACAGGCATCCAGTTTGGATTGGATGATGAGTTGAATTCGTTCTTTCCAACTACAACGTTCACGTTCAAAACGTGGACTCGACGTTCACCCTTGAACGACATCTCGTACTCTTCTTTGCCAAAGAAGTACGCACTCGGATTCTTGACGACGACAATGCCCTCGTTGTAGTAGATGTTACCGACGTTGCACCACGTTGATGCGCTCGTCTGGCAGTCTGCCCTGTAGAGGTTTCCGAAACCATCATCCTTCAACGTCAGCGAAACGTGTCCGCCAGAACCCGTGATAGACGGATCCTTGATCGTAAACGTCCCTGGCACGATGCGATCGCCGTAGAACAGGTTGCTGAAGTCGAAGAACGTGACCTGATTGCTGCTGGAATCACGTGTCCTGTTGAAGATCGTCAGCGGAGCACCTGCCTGGACGCCTGCTCCATAGTTGCCAGACGCGATCGAATCGTTGATCGCCCTGATGTATGTGTTAAACGCAGCTCCCGGAGAGATACCAGGTTGTTCAGGCGTAAAACCGATCTGCTCGTTTACGAACGCCTCAACCTTATCATCCGACTTTGAATCATCTCCATTGATCGAATCAAAATCTGTACCGAATATAAGCGACTGATCAAGCAGCAGGTTGTCTAGGCTTACAAGGCTGTGATCCTCGTATCCAAGGTCATTTACAAACTTCGTATTCAGGCTCTCTGACATGAGAAGCTCGTAGCTCGGCCTGAAGTTTCCATCGTCGCACGGCAGGATTGTCAAATTTCGCTTTCGAACATACGGATCATCGTATAGAAACTCGTTGGCCTCACGTGCCTGAGTCGTGTACGAGATCGCCGTTCCCGACAACTGATGAAGCCTTGGGTTGTTGTCTGATGCAAAGTCTCGAACATAGTTCTCAAGGTTCATGTAATGGCCGTTGACACCAAATGCCATCGCCACGTTGAACGGATCGTCTGTCGTACCGTCGATCTCAAAGAACGGTGTCTGTAGAATCCCTCCACGGTCAGTAACGTACTGTCTAAATGAAGATTCCTGAACGAAGAACGGTGGAAGATAGAACGCGATTCCCTTGCTTCCCGAATCGATCGCCATCGGACCAACAGACGCGGACGCCGCAATATCAACATCGTCCATATAGTGACGCTTGATCGCAACATCATGCATCTCAGCAACGAGCGGAAACCTCATCTGATAGTCATTCGGTTCGTTCTGATTCAGGACATCATCGAGCTCGTCCAACCCCTCTCGAAGCGCGGTGTCGGTACCAAAGAACGTCAATGCCTGATTGTCGATCGCGCCATCAAAAGGTTCAAAGTAGTTGCCGATAAACAGTGCTGCCGGTTCCTGCCAACCAGACGCCGGAAGTTCGAGTGCGATCGTTCCCGACGGAATGACAAACTTACCCCTATCGACACCGTCAATATTAAACGAACCAGTACCATTGTTCACAGCATCAGTCCCCCACCTGACGACGACATGGTACCACCTATTGTGACGAAACACGTTGTTATCAGACATGAAGATCATGTCATACGGATAATTTCCACCGACGTTCGTCTGCGCCATCGACGGATTGATATTTGTCGAGTGTTTTACCTGTAGCATAAGGCGCCAGGAATCGACACGGCTACGCTCATCACGGAGCGAACCCGTAATCATCGAGACCGCAAACACATCAGGAACATGCATGATCGTCCCAGGGACGATGACAGGACCGGCGTCTCCCTCGAACGACTTGTACCTCGGATTAATGTAGAAATCAAGCGAAAATGCGCCACTCGGAATGTACGATCCTGTCGCGTATCCGGTATGTTCAGCAGGAGCTGACCTCATCGGGTAGATGAGCGCCGACGAATTCGGAACTTGGGATGATGAAAAGAAGTTCAGGCTGTTATAGTTCGTAAACGCCCACTGCGCGCTCGGATAGAGAACCCTGTAGTACTTGTTAAGCGTGTTCTTGACAGTTAGCTTCCTGCTCATGTTCTGAGACCACCTTGTCCCAGGCACGAACCTGTTTACCTCCATTGCCTTGAACTTGCGCGCTGACGTACCCAGCTCGTTCACCTTTGTAAGGTACGTTTCGAGCGCCGCGTTGAACGCAGGTCTCCACTGCTCAGGATACGTTGGGTTCTTCATGATAAAGCGACCGAACGTTTGGATCTGCTTCACCAACGCCGCTATGTCAGAGTCATCGTGTGTCGCGTCCCTAAACGCATCGAGCGGTGCAAGTTCCTTCTCAACGTCAGAGTGCCTCGCATAGACGTAGACTGACCCTGTCACACCGCCAAGCGAACTCGACCTAAAGTAGCGCGTCGGAGTCGTCAGCACCGAATATGAGTCGAAGTCATCCTTTGTCAGCGTGACGATTGCCATCTCGTGTAAGTATCCCTTCTAACATGACAGCAAGCCAATGTCATCTTCTGTAACATCTCTATATGTTGTCTTGTTTGAAGTACACCATGCAGTAGCAACCTCACGTTTAGCGATATTCTGCACAGTTTCAGTCAACATCTTTGGTTTGACTTCCCACAGTTCGGTACAATCTCTAAAGAAAACAAGAAAATCAGGTACGTAATTGTGAATGCTACCATCGAACATGTACGGAAGCCTGAACGGTTCGTGAACCCACGATACAACATCATCGTCCTCGTCTAGACTTCGAGCAACAGCACTTTCAAACGATGAACGTAGGTAAACCTCTTCACCACCGTTCTTTATGCCGGTGTAGTGTTCGCCTTTGAATCCCGTAGAAGGCGGTGACCATGTTCCACTAACGATCTTATCAGCTATGATCGTTGATATCTTTTCGCCTAGCATTCGTAACCGAGAATCATCGTACTTTGTCTTACCTTTATTCCAACTTGAAACATTTGATGTTGGATGTAAAGATCCAGTTAGTCCAAAAGACCCATTATTTTCACCGCTGTTTGCACAGCTCTTGTTACAGAATCGCCTGTTATTCTTCACAAACGGAACAACAAATTCCTGATCACAATACTCACAGACCTTTGTTACATTTGGCTGACGAGTTGCTCGAGTCGAGAGAAAACACTCGTACGAACAGTACTTTGCATCGTCCTTGTACGATTGCACAACCTCAAAGTCCTTCCCACACGCAAGGCACTGTTTCACCTCACGCGCGTTCAACGTCTTTGAGATCACCGACTTTGCACACTCCTTACCACACGTCTTCTGACCTCTAAACCTATACGCGACCGTGAATTCACATCCACAGGTCTCGCACGTCTTCGTCACAGGATCAAAGCGGTGAGCGAAACACTCATGTGAACAGTACTTCTTACCTTTCTTAGGCGATTGAAATTCTGTACCACACTTCTTGCATACGTAACCGTACATCGGCATGTACAGATAGTAATTCAGCGTATTGCTCTGTATACCAGTAAAAAAACATCCTAAAAGTCAAGTCGAACTCTTAGGGTAAAGTCTCTCTCGGGCGACTTTTCAACGGGTCGCGAAAGCTTTGCAACAGCGAGCAGGTTGTCGTTTGCGTCATACAGACCGACAGACGTCACAAAGGTGAACGACTGCTGTGTATCTTCTTGGCCTTGATCGATGACAACAATCCTGTTATCGTTGTCAACGAACGTTGGATTCGCCGAATAGTTGAACTCGTCTGCCGACGTCCTGCAGAAGATGAGCGTCGAGTTGATGTTTGTAACGTTCTGAAACGTAAGCGCGGTGTTTGAACCCGACTGGAACCTAGCTGAACACACGTGATCGATGACATTGTCGATGCTCGCTGAGACGACAAAGTCAGGAACAAACTTTGCGGTTCCAGACGTCGGGGTGCTTGCACCGCCGAGCACCTGCAGGCCCGAAGGCGTCATCCCGTCGATGACACCTGACATGAACTGACTCGCAGAAGTGATCTTCTCAAGATCGAAGACCGCGATACCCCTGTCGTAGAACATCAGGCCGACGTTACGTGACGTATTTGCAGAATCGACAATGTTACCGACCTGGCCTCCAAACGTCGTAAGCTTGTTCGTTGACGATCCGACGTCCGTATAGATCGCAGATCCAGAGATCGACGTCCTGTTTAGGTTTGTAATATATCCGACCTGCGTATCACCATCATCTGGTGGGATCTCTTGGGCGTTTGGACCAACGGCTGATGCCGTCTGATAGAACTTCATCGCGAACGTTTCACGCTTGATCTGATCCCTTGCAAACAGTCGCTTGAAGGAGATCATCAATGGAACATCAATCTGGTCACCAACATCGTTGCTATCAAACGGACTCGTAAAGACAGCGGTCGAATCACCGAGCAGCGCCTTGGCGTACTGCCTATAGATGTCCATCTTCTCTCGCATCATGAGCGATGACGATGGAAAGAGCTCCTTGCCTGCTGCGTCCGTGCCTGTCTGAGACGTTGCTACTGTATCGCCATCAGGACGTAATCCGAACGTCACATCAAAGATCGGGTTTGCCGTCTGGAGCGTGAAGTCCTGATCATAGACTGTCTGGTACAGAGAGCTGGTGACGCCCGGACCGACGCCACCGGTGACGAAGACTTGGTACTTCCTACGTGAAACAGACGCGCTAATGTCCTCTTGCAGAACATCGATCAGTTGGTTAAGAAACGACCTAGCGGTCTTGATGTCTGACGGGAGGATTTCTTTAAAGGTTGCCATTCTTACTTCACCATTCCCAATTCACGACGAACCAGAAGCCTCGTTTCTGGTGAAAGCTTTGAAACGTTTGCAAACATTTCAATGTTAACGTTCGTTTCGTCAATAGTAACAGCAGCAAAGATGATCTTTGGAACATCGTCAAACTGAAGCGGTTCTTTTGAATTTACTTTTTGCCACATGGTAAAACAAACCTTATTACAGCGTCTTGTCGATCACCAATGAAATATCTTGGACGGCTCCTGATTGGACGCCTGTGACTTTCAGGAAGGCATTGATCTTGTTCTTGTTTGCGGTCGTTCCGTACGTCGTAAACGTCGCATCCGTAAGCGATTTCACAGAGAGAGTAAACTGTACAGTTGAACCACCAAAGCTGTTTTCGGCAGGGGCTCTGGGTACGATGTACATCGCACGTTGCTGTTCGTCGATGTTTTCAGGTGTATCGTTCAGGATCTCAACGAACAGGTTCGGAAGCTCGATGATAAACGTCTGATCGCGAAGCTCGACATCGATCTGCGTTTCATTCTTGATCGTCTGTTCGATCGTGACGGACGCCGTCTTCTGTGTCGTCCTACCTAGCGTAACGGCCGAGTTCAACCCGTCGACGTTCGAGTCGCCCGACAGCGTGAAGCTGGGGAGTCGAAGCAGATTTGGGTTGCTGACAGACACCAGCTTGTACTTGAGTGCGTGCGCCTGGTTGGTCAGCGCCTCAAAAACAGGAGTGTTCTTTTCGATCTTCTCCTTGCCCACGGTGCGACCGTACTTCTGGATGATGCCATAGTCGACCTCATCGTCGCCCAAGGCAAACTTGTGGATCGAAAACGATCCATCGTTCCTCGCGAGAAACTGACGACCGATGTCTGTAAGAACTGCGTCGAGAATCAGATTATTGGTCGAATGATCTAACCAACCCATATTATTCACCTTTTAGGATTTGCGAACTCCCAACGGTATCCAAGATAAGTCCCTTGTCTACCTTCACAACACGCCTTGATCCCACGACCTCGGCCACCAACTGCTTGCGATGCTAGACTCATAGAAGGATACGTTGCTAGAACCTGACCAATACTATCTAGCTGGCGTACAGAAATTGGGGTCCGCGGCTGAGAAGACGAATTTTTACTGATCTTTTCTTTTGCTTCATTTGTGTGATGCCATCCCATAGCATGTGGCCTTGGACCCGTGCCTATCCCAACCTTTGCTCGAGCCATATTTCTCCCATGTTCTTCGCTCAACCCACCCCAGTTGTGGTTTCCTGACCCCTTCCTCATCTCAGAAAACCTCTTCTTTGTCTCAGAGGTGTGTCTGTACCCACTTATCCCGTCGCCTCCTCGGGTCGCGTTGTAACCGTTGACGAACGTCCCGAGTTCCGCGATATTCCTGACCTCGAGCTCGTTCAGCTCTTCTTCCGACGCGGCCTCGGCGAGGACCTCCTTGGTAAAGTCGTCTGACCCGTACTTCCTGATCGCGGCATACAGAGGCATCTCGGTAGAATCGTTCATGGCATGGTAAACGTGTTCACGCCAACGCTGGTCAAGCGCCCTGATCGTCTTTCCGACGTACGACTTTCCGGAGGTTCTGGATGTCAGACTATAGACGATCATGACTCTTTCGTAGTTGCGCAAAACTTTGTCATACTACTTCCTTGAATTGTAAAGGATCCCCTTACCCAATCTGCATTTTTGCTCAACAAACGCAAACCCAATCTCAAATTGCACAAATTGACCCTTACTCTTTTGCAAAATGATTCCTGTTCTTTCGCCGATGCTTTCCGCCGTCAATGGTAATTTCACTATCAACGTGAATCGTCCACCTGTGACGCGCAAGTTGATCAATCTTCTGTGGTTTATTTTCCATATCCTACCTTATGTCGATGGTCATCGTCATGTACTGAATGCTTGCGACCGGTTGGATATTCACCAAGAATTGTCTCTTTTGAAGGTTTAAATCGACGGTAAAACCGTGGATGCGGCGATGGGCTTGGAATACATCAAGCTCTGACTGAAACCTCCACATCAGATTTTTCATCATGGCATCATCATTGACGTTGCGAATGTAATCATTCATGACCTTTTTTAGTCTTGCCTTGATGATCGACAAATCTGTGATGTGCGGCTCGACCGACCACATGACACCGATACCCGTTGATCTTTCAGAAACGATGACACCTCGTGAGCATTCATCGTCACAGTGACAGACGAGCGAACCGGGATAACCATCGCCCTCCAACACATCCAGCGTCCCTGGTTCTAGCTCTTCCATGCCACTATTGTACAACTGGAAACGGTTATGTTCAGCTGTATGTCTTACGTAGGTTACAGGCTCTCGCCGCACGGGTGGCGGCGGCAGCATCTAGTGCCTTTGAATCGATGGTTTCATCAACGTATTCGGCCTTCGTCCTCTTGACGATGTCGTCCACTGAAATCGTCAAAACCTGATCCTTCTGGTTGTCCATGTTGATGAACTGCAACCTATAACTTCCACCGTCCTGCGTCGTAGTAAACACAGGAATGTTCTTGTCGTGGTCGTCGTACAGCCTGTAGTATTCTGGATTGAAGTACACTGCCATCGTCTTTGACTTTTCACCTGACACCCTGATCGTATCAACGAAAAGGTCCTGCTCAATGTACAGGTTTGGATACGCTGCCGGAGCACCCATGTGACTGATGAGTCTCTTCTTGATGCTGTTTTCAAACAGATCAAACCAAATCTCAAACTGCGCACCGTAGTCCGATACGTACCCATGAGCGTCCATCGAACAGACGGTATAGATGAAACGTGATGTCTTCACAAAATCATCATCGTACCACCACGTCGCCGGAGAGTCAATGTACTCGATCTGCTGCTCATCATACTCTTCTTTGTACGGAATCTGCTGCAGAGAATCGTCAAAGTCGTACATCTTGACAAGTTCGAATGCGTGTTCGACCGACTTCCTCCTATATACCTGGAACCTCTTGATGTCGCGCTGGGGGTTTGGCGGAAACGTCCAGTGTATCATTAGGCTCCCAGGTTTGCCTTCTCTATTGAGTCGTCTATAGTCCCACGTAAAGTTGATGTCTGTCGGCGGGGGCGGTGTGATCTCCTCTGTCGTTGGGACGTACTCAAGGTGTGTAGGACGCGAGCTCACAAGAATCTTCAATATTGCAACGTCACCAGTCTCTTCATCAATTGATGGAACCGTCAACATGTAGATTACCCTGACCTGGTACGTGTACATTGCGTTGTACCTGATACCAAAGTCAATCGTCTCCTTGACACGAGGGTTCTCAATGATGATCGGATCCTTTTCAACGAACGTACCATCACTCAACACCTCGTTCTTGTCAACGATGTATCCAACAAGCTTTGCAAACCTTTGTGGTGTCCTGCCAGAACCCGACTCGTCGACGCGGCCGTCTACGTAAGGAAGGTACAGCTTAAAATTAGTATCGTCTACATCATCTGTTGCATGGGCATTTGCTGTAGACTCATACGAATCAGCAAGATCACGAAGGACGTCAAAATCACCAGCATCAGTCGATGGGCTTATGTTCGCCTGCTTTAGCATCGTAGACAGTAGGCGTGTATTGATCTGAGCACCTGCTGTGACCTTCCTTAGAAGCCTGGTAATGATACCTGTACGTCTGTTTTGTCTAAGGTCGCTTACGTTCTTGTGGTACTTGATGCCCTCACCGAGGGTAGGTTGTGCCAGTGCCTCGTTGATGAACGTTGGATTCACATCGGCTGGGGCTATCATCGAAGCCCGAAGTGCCGCGCGACGAGTGCTGTCTGTCCTGTCATCTGGCTCATCGATCGTGTGCTGGACGTACGAACCCGATGCAGCAAAGAACATAGTTTCGTCCATTTGCCCGTCCTGAAACACGAGCGACACAAAGTTCTCAGACGCAAACGCCTCTTCTGATAGAATCTTGTCAAGGTTCCCTCTGATCAGGTCCTTGTACGGCGCCACGTCAAACTGATCGCCCCTCTGTTCTTCCTCAATCCTAAACAGTCCTCTTACGCGTAAACGTGGTAGCGACCATCGCAGCGCAACCCAACGAGGAACACGTGTGTCTGCAAAGTTCTGAAAGCTCGCATCGCGTTGCTCTGTCGGCCTCTGTCTGTATTTCAACGGAATACCTGCAAATTCACTGACACTTTCTGAAGGCTCAAAGTAGTTGTACGTAAACGATGCTTCAAAGTCCTTGCAGTCAGGTACCTCTACAACGTAAACTTCCTTCGATGGTTGCGAGATGCTCATATGACGTCCTCTCCATACGTCTCAACGGTGATAAAATACTTTTCAAAGATGATATCACCTTCACCCTTGTCACGTGATCGCTGCCTATAGATCGGCTTCCAGCTTCCTCGGGCGAGGTAGTAGCGCCTGTACCTGTTGATCATCCTTCTATACCGTGAGCGCCTATAAAGCTTCAACCTGATGTCTTCAACCTCACCGTCCCTGATGAGTTCTTCCATGACGGCCTTGCCGTATGGAGTCGCCATGGTCTTGTCAATATCGATCTCAAAATCATCTGGATCTACGACGATATTGAACACCCTGTCATACATCCTCGGTGAGAAGTATGACCTAGCAGCAGCCTCTGGATCGGACATTGGGCTGTACGTATTCGCAATCGCATTCATTGCTCGAAGTTCCGTCAAGAGTTTAGGGATGTCTTTGACCGTTGCCTTCCCAACAAGCTCATTGATTGACGCAGGTGCAAGGTCACGAGCGTCTCCAGCCTTCGAGGCAATAATCTGTTCTGTACGTGGTGAAATGTCGCGTTTTGCAGTTCCAGCAACACCGCTTCGTGATTTTGTCGAACTCCAGTTGCCAGACGTAAACAGGCGAGCATTACGCTTCCCATGGCTAGATTTTCTTGGCCTCTTCGGACGAGTGATGCTGGTTGGTCTCTTGGGACTACGCTTGCTCTTGTCCTCAATGATGTCATCCAACACGTATCTAACCATGTCATCAACAACTTCAGCGTTGACCTTCCTCACCGCGTCCTCGGGACGCATGAAAAATGCATACTCACCCACATTCAGATTTGTCAAGGCTTTGATGTAGATCTCAAGCATGTAGCTGAGCGCTGTGTTTGTCAGGATCTCATGCTTTTCTTCATCATCAAGAAAGTCATACGTCTCGTCTGCCAACGCCTGTTTGACCTGAGCTGACGATGGTTGATGTCCATCAGAAATGATGTCAGCATCTGACGTATTGCCATAGTAGATTGTGTCACCGTTCTGGTGTGGATCCTGCAGCAAGTCTCGAGTCGCAATTGCATTGACAACATCATCGAATGTTGCTGTTGGTTTCACCTTCAGGTGTGCCTCGCCGACACGGACTGGAAACCTTGACATCTCAAACAAGAACGTCTGCGGTTTGAATATCACCTCTGGATGTCGCATATCAACTTTATAGACGTTCAGCTTGATGATATCATTTTGTTTCTTATCAAACGACGTTGCAGTTGCCTTATCTGTGTTGACCGATTGATTGAATGCTTCGACGAAACCAAGTGGAAAACCTATGGTAATGATCTGCTTGTTGTTTCCTTCACGTTGGGCGAATTGCGTATCGCCGAACGTCGCCATAAACAACCTTCTTACGTGCGGCGAAACGATGCTTTCATCCAATACATCAAACGCATCGTCAACATCCCTATCGCCGTCTGCATCGATGTCAGGTGACCTGTAAAACTTCTTCAACATCGTCGTCGTATCATAGATCGATGATGCAAACAGCATCATCTGCTGTTCGTTGAAGATGAGTCGCATAAACCGAGGATCCTCAAATCCGGGCGTAAATCCAATTAACCTCTGTACGTGTTCCTTTGTCTTGCGCGATTCGAGGTAGTTTATAAATGCCTGTAGGTTTCCTCTGATGGTATTCATCGACGCATAGAGCGCGACGTATCCCATGATCATCCTACGTCTCTCGACAAACAAACGCGATATGACTTTAGTGAATTCATGTCGTGTCGCTGATGCATCTATCTTTACGCTATCGAAAAAGATAACATCAGATGATGTTGTGTAACTTGTCCTGTCTGTCCTGTATCCTGGGAAGAGCGCGTAGCGTGTCGTGGTATTTACGCGCAGCTTTGAGTACTTTTCAAAGATTGATATCAGCACCTCAAATGCGATCATCATCATCATCGTATCAAGGACACCAGCGTAGCGAGTCCTGTCACCAATGATCACCTCGCCACGATCAACCATCGCGTTGTAGATCGACCTGAATATTTCCTCGATCTTTTCCCACGTCGGTGACGAGCCGTTTGCCAACATCGTCGCAAGCTGTGCCGATGACATAGTATACGTCTTAGACGTGTACGCCTTTATATTCGACGTCCTGATGACACGAACCTTCTTAACGTTCGCCTTGACCTTCGAGACGACAACATTTGCTGCCTGTCTAATCGTCGTAAAGTTGCCTCTTCCGATCTGCAACCCTCTTGACGCCTCGGGAGCGCGAGATGTCTGAGGCTTCTCCCGAAACATTCTTAGCATTAGCAACATGAACAATGATGACTTTAATCTTACGTCCTTCGCGGCAAGCGAAAGGACGCCCGTCATGTTGTCCTCTGCATACTTCTTGTCGAGTTCGTGTTTCGACATATTGACGAACTTGTTCGTCATCCAACTATAGAACGTCGGTGGATGTGCAATGGCGCGTTCCGAACTGACGGACTTTCTATCGTCACCACGCCAGTGAGCCATAAAGTTCATTCCATTTGATACTGCTTCAAACGCTGTGCGTGTTTCATCAAGACGCTTCACAAACGCCTTTAGCCTCGTTGTGTCGAATTCATAGTTTGTTTTGTCAGCCGTATCAATCGATTTAGAAGGCCTGACGGTCTGTCCAAAATTATCGAGCACATCGTCAACATAGTATTCACTACCCGGTGAAAGAATTCCTGATGTCCCTTCTAGGTACTTCGATTCAAAATTCATGACCGCCGTTGAGGTATCAGGTCGCTCGTATGCCAACGAAAAGAGGTCCCTTCCAATCGTTGCCGGAACCTGGTCAATAGCATACGTTCTGAGCCCAAAGACACTTTCAAACACGTCTGCATTTTGACCGTTTGAAACATTGTATCTGAACCCGTTCTTGAGCGCGTCGCGGACCTCCTGCTTCGCAAGGCCATTGCTGAACCTAAACTCCTTGCTAAACAGCCACAGCCATGCAGCAATACGAGTGGTATTGTTTGCAATGCCCCAGTTCATCTTCAGATACGCTTGTGTGATATTATTTGTCACTGCATTAATGTCTGCAAGCGACGGTTCGGTATTCGCGATCGCACGCATCGTCGGGAGCGTCAAGCCAGAAGTTCTGTTTGCTATATCGAGTCTGAAATACGTCGGAGCGGCAAGTGCAGTCGGATGTTGATCACGCTTGTTTGCCCATGATTCTCTATCCAATAGCTGCGCTGAATGGTACTCGAGCATGTGCCTGTACTCAAGAACTGACTGGCACCAGATCTTTGTTGACGTAAACTTTGAATCAACCGCCGTTCGCGTAAAACCGTACTGCTCCATCGTTCGAGCAATCGATGTATTTGCCGGTAGGTTCTTCTCTGTAAAGTCAAGCAACTCGTTACGTGTGTACTGTGACTGGTCATCAGGAACAATGACCTGACCTTCCTTGTAATCACTGTGAAGATTTTGGCTGTATTCCGCGGTATGTCTAAGATCTCGAAGGTCAAACAGCTCCTTTGTATTTTCCATCACACGAAGCATCTGGATCATGAAGTTCGCTGTCGTACGAAGCCTCTTGATTTTGTTACCAAACGTCCTGCGCTGACGCTTCAACCTTTGCATAAGCGCCTTGTTGCGCTTCGCTCGCTTCCATAACCTTCTAAATGTTCTACGCATCCCCTGCACGTTCAATGAATCAAGATTGAACCTCGCATCAATCAACCGACCATGTTCAGTCAATTGGGACTTTGCGTACGATCGTACGTTCCACTGCGACGCGAACTTGTTCTCCTCGATTGTCCTATCCTTTTCAAACACAGGATGGAACTCTGTTACCATCACAATCTCTGGACGCTGACGTGTGATGCCAGAGATGTCCTCAATCGCGTCAAATTTTCTTGCCGCCGCTCGCTGCGCGGCGTTTGGCATCAACCTCTTCTGGCTGAGCGTAACGGTGTTTTTGCGACCATACCTCCAGTACGCAATCGGATTCTTGCGCCTGCCAGTTGACATGATTCCCTTTGCTGGCGGCTTGTAATCACGAAGTCCAGTCGCAAGGTTTTGCAGTGTTACTTGATCAAGGCCATGAGGTTGGATGTTCGCAAGGTTGTATCCCGTCGTGTATGACGAGTCAAGCTTGATCTTCGTCGTAGGCGTATACGATGAAAGCGAGCGCCTGAACCCCTTTGTGTTCTTCTTGCTCATTGTACCTCGATGTAGTTACTTTCCTGCTTCATGCCGATCGTGTAGTCGTTGAACACCGGAACGATGACGTATCTAAACTGCGCAGAATCATCACCTGTGATCCTGTGAAGGAAGTACGCATTGTTGTCCGTAAACTCCGAATGCACCTTTCCAATAATCGTCCTTGATCCAAGCGTTTCCTTCATAACAATGAAGTGATCGATCTGTGATATTTGACCGTCAATCTGCCAATCGACCCTTACGGTATCATAATCGATACGTCCAGCATCAATGTTATTGATCGTTGCAGGAGGCCTCTCAAAATCAACGTCAATAGTTTCAACGTTTCCAACAATACCGTGTGACATCTCCTGCTTTGCAAACAGCGTCTTCCTGCCAAGTGGCGTCACTATCATTCCACGATTCAATGTTACAGGATGAAGAAACTTTGCAGGATTGTACCTGTACGGCTTCTTCGTTACTTCATCAACCTTGTTCTTCGACAGGCGCTCAAAAAGTGATTCAGGCGACCTCAATAGAGGATAAACCTCGTACCTGTATTTCATTCTAACGTCCAAGGGTTTGACTGCGTTTGACCTCCTTGATCTATCATCATTGAAAATTGTATCAGAGATCACGCCAAAGTCCTCACGTTCACCCGTCGTGATATTGACGCGCTGGACGTTGTGAGCAACGAGCTGTTTGAACAGGTCTCGTTCGTCTGCAATCGAATCAGTGAAGTACTTTTCGATCTCACGCAGCTTCATCAAACCTGTCAGAATGTCAAGATTAGAATCAAGAAGTTCTGTCGTCATTTGGAACGTTACGTTCGGTATATCATCCTGAGCGATCTCAATGTTCGAAATCTCAGTTGTTACAACATTTGATTCTGGTTTGACGAATTCGATCAGAGCATGTCCCGCAAGTTCTGTCGACCCTGCAAGGTAGAACATCTTGACAGTATACTCGTAAACATGTTGATGTTTCACGGTCGGATCTGTCACCGTCATGAAATCAAGGTTTCGTATTGAATCATCAACAACAAACGGAGGGCCAACGTTTCTCCAGTTCCTCTCATGGATCGTCTTGTCCTTAACGAGGAATTGGATCGAAACAACATCTGTAGGAATATTCCTCAGCTCTAGCGAAATCCCAGCCTCAGCAAACGCAGTGACAAGTGATACAGCCTTAACTGGGTAGACTTTCGACGGTCTTAACACGACGTTCGTAAACTCGTAGCTAAGCTGATCCGCTGTTCCCATTGAAATAACCCTGTAGATCGTGTAATCGTTTACAGGTGTGATGACAGGAACCCTGACTGTCTTCAGTCGCTTGTCTATTTCAAAGTCACCGATCGTTGCGTAATCATTGATGACAGGCGAATTTCTATGAATCTTTTTCTGCAACACTCTGACTCGCGTCGCCTTTGGATCACGTTGTGTTATTTCAAGTGTGAACTTTGACAGGTCTTCCGCTCTTGCGATACGCAGCTCGGGCGGTTCATTTGGAATTCTGTAATTTTCAACATGTTTCTCAACATCCAGCGGAGCAATCAGTTCATCGACTATCATGCCGGTCCTGTTGCTGATGAGGTCAAACTTTACAACAAGCGTCGTATTGTCATCGTTTCCGATCCTCATCTTTTCGCTGTACAGCGTCATGTTTACTGGAATCTCGTAGTGTGTCTGTACGTCTGTTTCAAACGTCTGAATCTGCATTGTTTGTTCGGACACTTCATCAGTCTGGCGTACAGTTGTCATATCGTCTGTGTTGAAAACATACCCGTACATTAGACGTGTCTGAGCGTTGTATTCAGAATCGGTTGTCAACGCGCGAGAACGTTGCCTTCTTACTAGGCCACCAACAGCCTGCCGTGAAGACATCGTCCTGTGACTCATGTTTGCAACGTAGCTAGGATCGAGACCACGCTTGATGATCATATCGTACATGAGCATCTTCGAAAAGAACTGGCTCGTAAAGTCATCTGACGTCACTTGATCGCGGTTATTTATGTCCTGCCAGGCGTAACCACCGAGCACAGGACGACGTTCACCGCGTTCTTGGATGTCAGATACACGACGATTTATGAGCCTCTTGCTGCGAAATGACCTGATATCCTCTGGTTGTGCGCCGCGACGAAGATCAGACAACGCATCATTGTTCACATGTGCGCTTATGTCGCTGTTTCGCGCTGCTACAACAAATTGAGACTGCTGAGATCGTAGGTTCTTTGCGTACGTCATCTGCCAACGAATCCTATTGATCAATTGGCGTGTTAGGACGCGTCCTCTCGTACGAGCGACCATCTGCCTGAACGCAAGGGTCCTCGTTAGGACACGTACCCTTACTGTAAAGACGTTGTGTTTGAACACATCGCGTACAGGTACCTTGTACCTAAACTTGAAACGATACCACTTGTGCTTCGTATCTGGATACGACGGGTTGTACGGTTGCTCATAGATGTGTTCAAGCGTGGCAAACGTATCCTCATCAATCGAGATAATGTTTCTTCTTCTTGGCGCCCTATAGAACACTGTGCCTCACTTGAAGACAAGAGTAAAAATGTGAATGAATGTATCATCACCGTTGTCGTCGGTCATGACCTTTCCAACAAAGAAGACGTGCAACCATTTCACTCGATCGTCATCGTCCTGCCACGGATGCCGACCAAAATCAATGATATCGAGCTTTTTGAGTTCATTATTTGTCAGTTCAAAGAACTGTCCTACAATCGTATTGTTACGAGACGTTGGATCAAACTTGACCTCACGCATGTAACCCGTCTGCTCATAGTACGCAAGTTCAACAACAACATCATCTATGTCAAGAGGATCGACGAGGCCCCATGGTTTGAAATGTGCAATCTTCAATTCATCTGGGATTGCTACAGGATCGGTCGTATCGATGGTTCTATCGACATTCTTATTGACCGGCGGAAGGTACTTGTAGTTGATTGCTCGCGAAAGTCGTGGGTCACTAAACAACCCTTCAAGACGCGAAAGGTGGTTATACTCTCGCATGTTTGATGGGATTGGTCTATCATCTGTGATCGAAAACGTCACCTGATTATGCGACATCTCAAACTTTTCGCTATCGAGAAGTTTGCCTTGTGTTCCAAGGATGCGAAGCTGACGGAAGTTATCGATTGATGATGCTAATAACGATCCAGCTGTTGACGCAAACACTGATCCTGTCAACACAGTAAGGTTCTCGTTGGAGCCGGTAACAATAGAACCGCTTGCTGCTGTGATTGATGATGAAACAATCCTACCGTCTCTTACTTCAATGCCACCAAGGTTCTTGAATGAGTTTAGCCTTCCTGCATCGTTCGCCTCGAACGTAATCATGTCCTGCGGAAGGTTACAACACTCAAGGTACAACCTCGTCGTTGCGTCAGCCGATCCACTCGCGATATCCGCCTTATAGAAGGTGCCGTCGTCTGTAAACGTCACATACTCGATGCGCATTTTTCCATCAACGACCTGCTGACGTCCCTGCTGCGTCAACAAGACATCGAACACACGCGATTTGTTATCTAAGATTCCCATCCGTCTAGCACAAATATACGGCAGCGTACATAGACGGTACCGACTTCAGAGGATGCGAACTAATCCAAACAGTCCTCTGTCAAAGAATTCTTGACGCTTCGGTCGCAAGAGCCGATCTTTCACCTTTCAGTAGGGTTACGTGACCCGCAATCTTTGACCTCTTAAACCTCTCGATGGCATACGTCAATCCATTTGTAAAGACATCAACGTTCACATTATCAATCTGTTCAACGTCCCCTGTCAACACGATCTTCGTGTTTTCACCGACACGAGTGATGATCGTCTTCAATTCATGGACGGTTAAGTTCTGTGCTTCATCGATGACAATGTACGAATCTGAAATCGATCGACCTCGCATGTACGAAACCGCCTCAACTTCAATCAGGCCCTTCTCCATCATTAATGAAAAATATGGATCAAGCCTTTGTCCCTTTGAACCGTTCTTCTGAGGTGATTGTTGCTTTTTACCGTTCCTTGACATAAGAAAATCAAGATTGTCGCGTACAGGAGCAAGCCAAGGCTCCATCTTTTCGTACATCGTTCCAGGAAGGTATCCAAGGTCACGACCTACAGGTTGTACAGAACGCGTAACAACGAGCCTTTCATAGCGCTTGCACTCGTTTATGCCGAGATGCGTATGCTGCTCGAGACCCGCGGCAAGTGCCATAAGCGTTTTTCCTGTTCCAGATGGTCCGACAAGCGTCACAAGCTTTACCTCTGGATCAAACAGTAGATCAAGTGAAAAGTTCTGTTCCTTGTTGCGAGGCAACAGACCAAAACACTTCTCTGTCTTCTTGATGGGTTGTAGCCATTGCATGTTCACGAATTCTGGGTGATCTATGACGCGAGCGATTGCACTCTTGATCGTACGATCACCTTCAACAAACTTGATCACGATGATCTGATTAGGAAACAGCTCACCCCACTCATCAAGTGGGACGGCACCGTCATCATCATAAAATCTATCGATATACTCTTCCGATACATCATGCGTCACAACGCCCTTGTAAAATTCTTCAATCGATGACGCAACCCTAAGTTTTTTGTAGTCCTGACACAAAATACCCAAGGCATCGCACTTGATACGTACATTGATGTCACGTGAAACGAGGATCGTCCTGTGACGATCAAGCGACGCGTGATGAAGTTTATCGATCGTCGCCAACATGAATGCTAGCAATTTGTTGTCAACTTTTGATGCGTCGAGCTCCGCAGGTAGTTTTGACGTATCATTCGCGCTAACAACTTTGACCGTACCTCCACCCTTGGTCTCAACGCCGTCGATCAGTTTACCCAACTTTCTCATCATGTCGAGCATCCTATTCACCTGACGTGCACATGCGCCAACATCGTCCTGTCTGTTCTTGTGCCTGTCAAGTTCCTCAAGCACGACAAGAGGAATGATTAAATCATTGTCATCGAACGCGTTGAGAGCATTCGGATCACCGAGCAGGACATTGGTGTCGAGAACGTACGTCTTCTTCATTTGTCTTCCTGTCTTCGTCCTTGTACATAAACGTAGACGCAAAGTAGATTCTATATCACACGAAAGGCATAAACCTCATGTCAGGCCACAATGAAAGGAAACTTCCTGTAGTCAATACAACGTGCTTCGCAGAACACAAGAGGCACAACGTGCACTGCAACAGACGCAGCTGTCGTGATTGGATTCCACACGAGGAGTCACACAACTGCTGTCTCATCGCTGCCGCGAGCGGCCCGCTCACCCTTGAGAAGGTTGGCAACATCTTCGACCTGACTAGGATGAGGATCTGTCAGGTCGAGAAGAGCATCATTCAGAGGTTCAGAGACGCTGTGGTCGATCAGGCATCATCCGCCTGCTGAGCCTTCTTGCGACGCGGCTTTCGCTTCGGCACTTCCTTTTCAGGAGCAGGCGCAGGCTTCACCGGTTCAGGTGTTGCTTCTGTCTTCGGCTCCTCGACGAGCGTAGGTTTCTCGACGAGCTCCTCAACAACAGGTTCAAGAGCAGGTTCCTCTGCAACCTCAACAACCTGTGCCTCTTCTTGCACTACAGCTGGCTTCACAGGCTCAGGATTCACAGGTTCACCCTCTAGATCTGGAGCGACAATTAGAATGTCTTCGGAATTAAATCCTACTGGCCTAAGCGTGCCATCCGAACGGACGAGTGAATATGCCTTGTCGGAACGAAGTCCAAACTTTTCGAGTGCTTCAAGAACTGCTCTGGGTGCTGGCATCGCTATCTTTCCTCAATTCTAAGTATCCTTGTAGCCAAAAAACAGACAAGCCCCATTGCTGGGGCTCATCGTGTCGCATTTTGATGTGCGAAGTCGTCTCTACTCAGACTTTTCGGGTTTGTCGGCCTTCTTTGCCTTGTCGCGCTCGACAGTCATCTTAACAAACTCGGTGGCCTTCACCTTTAGCTGACGCAGGCCCCTTCGGGCACGGACGCCGGCTGCGGCAGTACCACGAGCATTCTTGACAACATCGAGTTCGAGGTCGGCAACGAGTACCTTAATCTCGTCCCACTTTGCAATGACGGGATTGGTTGTTTCTGCAGCCATGTGATGGCCTCCTTTCACTCGAGCATAAATATACGTCTCAAAAATCGACAGTAAATATTTGTTGCCCTGGGTGTGCGTGGACTTACGTCAGAGACGTCACTGAATTGCCTTTAGAATCTCATCGGGAAACATTCGCCTCGATCGATGATAGAACCTACCCCAATCGGCATCAAGAACATACGATACAGCATGATCGTTCTCGTGACGGATCGAGCGACCCAGAGCCTGAACGACCATCATCACCGTCCTATAGTCGTACCAGATCTTGTCCTTTGCCATTCGCTTCTTGACAACATCGTCACCGAGAAATGGGAATGGGACCTTGCAAATGATCTGGAACCTGCTCTTGTCGCCTGCTAGGTCAACTCCTTCCATCATCGACGGAGAAACGAGAACAGACGGTACGTCACTCTCCTCGTGCAGGCGCAGGATCTGTTCCCTGTTCTGCGACGTGTGCGTCACGAGACGGTTGTTCGCTACGTTCTCAACGATGTAGTTTGCAACTCTAAAATTTACACAATGGATAATACCCTTCTCACCGTCATGTTGTTCGAGGATGAACTCAACCGCCTCTGCCATCTTTGGAAGCGTCTTCTCGATCGCCGCCTTTGCCATCGAACCGACAGGCATCACGTGTATCGGTCTGTTCTTTACATCGAACGGAGACCCAATCCTCAGGAATGCTACATCTAACTCGTCAAGGCCAAGCGACCTACAGAACACACCCTTATCAAGGATCGTTGCAGACATCATTAGGACCTTGTCAGCAAACGCAAAGAGGTGATCTAACGCAAACGTGCTCACATCAACAGGTTTGAACTGGATCTTGCGGAGCTTACGACCCTCAGCGGGAATCAGGTTCATGATCCAGTTATCCTCTATGAAAACCTTCAGCATACGACCGACCTTACACATGTGCTTATCGAGCATATCATGGCGCTGGGCGTAATCCTTGAACGATGTAACCTTCTTTGCAGCGTCACCCATCTCCTCGAGCATCTTGCCCATACGAATGACCTCGTCGCGGAGAGCAGGCATGTACTTGTTCTTAACCCAACGTACAGCAGCCTTGATGTCCTTGAACGTCTTTGGCATCTTCACGTTCAAGGCGTCCTTCGCAAAGCGTTCGCTGATCGTCACTTCAACAAAGCCTCCAAGCTGGCCTTCAATTGTGTGTGCCTCATCGAGCACGAGCAGCTCGCGACCCTGAATCTGCTTTGCGTACTGAGATTCTGTGAAGAAGTACGAGTAGTTGGTCACGCTTTCTAGCGCCTCGAGAAACCTCTTCTTGTCCTCCTTGTAGCAGCAACGATCCATGCAAGGAGCGTACAGCATCTTGAAGATCGCATTCGCCGACATCAACCTATGGACCTCACCACACGAGATCTTACTGTCATCATCTTCGGTCACCTGAAGCTGACAGTTGTAGCTCGTTGACGACTTGATCGACCTGATACCCGGAGCCTGCTTCGTGTTCCTGCCGAAGTCCCTTACGTATTGCTCCTGCAGGATCTTCTGTGTTGTCAGAAACCACGAACCTACGCTCCCCCTTACCGAAACATCCTGCATGGCAAAGTCGGACATATACGTAAGAGAACGCTGAAGGTACCGTGAAATACACACACCTACTGCGGACTTCCCACATCCGGTCCCCATCTCGAGAACAACGTACTTTTTACCTGATTCGAAGGCATTGAGCGTAAACTCAATCGCCTCTACCTGCTGTGGCCTGATTGTTGGGAACGGAAAGTGCGTCCTGTAGTCATGTCTGGGCATACATCCCAAATGTACCAACAAACGCAGGAATCTACACAGCTAGGTAATGATCTTGTCAACGATACCGAGTTCTACGGCCTGCTGTGCAGAGAACACCGAATCGACTTTCGTCTTCAGCATCGCATTTACGTCGTTCTTGCACATCTTCGTCTCTGCTACCATCTTTGAGACGTACATGTCTTGAAGACGCTTGATTTCATCAATCTCGTTCACCAGTTCAAATAGGTTCCCAAAGAAACCAGCAGACAGCGAGTGAATCATGACACGCGTTGAAGCGCCGATCATCCTGTGTCCCTTCTCGCCCGCAGCAAGGATGAGGCTTCCGGCTGACATGACTTTGCCGAGGCCGACCGTATAAACGGGTGCCGGGATGAACTTCATCACGTCGTACAGCGAGAACATTTCGTGTACAGCGCCACCGTATGTCGACACAACTAGATGGATCGGATCACGGCTGGCGGATGCGAGGTCAAGCAGCTGTTCCTGGATCTCAGAGATCGAGTCTTCGGTGACGTCACCGCTAAGGTAGACCAACCGCGAGTCGTTGTTCTTCATCATCGGGATCTTGAACGCTGCTGCCATCGCTCGCTTCATCCCAGAACCTGACGGTTTGTTGTTCTTGGTGCCAACGGCCTTCCTACCCATCGTCTATCCTTTCGCGTGGCTGAAAGTTCCTTGGAAGCTCAGCACAAAACCTAATGTCCCCCATGACAACCTGGATGTGGTCTGTCTTTTTCAACGGAAACTGAAATCGCAAACAATCTACGATGTTTGGACCTGCCGCAGAATTGAGTGTATAGTCGCCTGAACATTCCTTCGTCTGCTCGAACAACAGGTTGCCATTCAGATAGACAAACACACGAGGATGTGGAACCCTACCCCACAACTTCGTCGTCCTCTCCTAAAACGTAACCAACCTTTTCGCTCTCTTCAATCTTGTCAAGGAGGAATGTTTCAGACGATTCAAACTCTCGAACGCACTTCGTGATCATCTTCATGTGTTCGACGCGCTCAAGGTTCGCCGCTAGCGACGAGATGATGATCAAGATCATCCTATCGTTTACGCCAAAGTTCAGGATCTCTCGGACGATGCCTCGCGCCCGAGTATTCTCGAACGCCATACGTTCCGTCATGAACTCATCCATCCTTGCTTCGTCTATCGTCATACTGTCGCTCCTTGGGTGTGTGTCTTGATCTTGAAGATGTTCCTGCCCAGGATCTGGATATACTTCACTTGACGCTCACCTTCAAGTTCGTCGGACGTCAACGTCACAAAGTCACCCCATCGTTCGTTGTCGATAATGTACTGTACCGCCTGCCACGTCGGTAGGTCAGCCTTGTACCTATCAAGCGTTGCCGCGAGCTGATCATTCATCCCGAGCCTGACATCATCGATGCTTGGAAGCGTCATGAGGTCCTCTCTGTTGACGATCTCTGACCTACAGATGTCTGTGATCCTGTGGATCACGCCGCAATTGTTACACTGTGCATAACTAGATGCTATGTTTTCGTTATCGTCTATGACTGAGAACACGATAAACTTGTGAAACGGTGGGTCATCCATGTTCTTAAACTGCGGTAACGAACACCTGCAACTTACTAAATGCTTGTGACCAGACGCCATAGAAAACTCTTGATCGCTCGAAACAGCCATGCTAGAACGTTCGTGGCCTTCTCTTCTTTTGTGATTTCGGTTTTGGGTCGTTGCTCAGCTTTTTTTTGATCCTGCGGCGAAGCCATCTCCAAACACAACATCGAGCTGCTCGTCAATGGTCTTCTTGAGGATACGTTCCGAATTGCCCCATGTTGTCGTAATGCTTGCGTCAATGACCTGCAGAACCAACTGAAGCGACTTAGCGTCGAGGGTGATTTTCTTCGAGCGAACTGCGTTCACGATCGCCCGTTGGGTGTCATCCTTCACCGTGATGGCGACCTGAGAAAACCTCTTGATGATTTCGTTGCCATTGTTAGTCATAGAAACTCCGAAAGCAATCTTAACTTCCTAGATATTGTAAGTAAACGTCATGACACGTCATACTCTAAAATTCCGTCGTATTGAACGTCGAGCGCTTCGGACGCTCAACGAAGCGAAGGCAGACGTGAACCAGGTAAACGCCGCCCTAAGCGCCGTCTCCAAGGAACTCGACAAACTTCAGGACCCGCTCAGCGAGGAGCTATCGAACATCACAGCACAGATCGTCGGCAACATCCAACGTGGAACAAACGTAGCCGCTGCGCTAAACGCAGCTCGTGGCCTCGTCGGAGCGATGGACGCTATTGCCGGTGCTGTTTCAGCCGCCGCAGAAAAAAACCAAGAGGCATTCAAATCAGCAATGGACACTGGCGGTACATTGATCGATGCCTATACGGCAATCACAGACGCAAGACGCAGTGACGAAGAAGAACTGGGGAGCGACGAACGCAAGGCGATCACAGACGCAGCGATGAAGGTCGCCCAAGGCATCTACTCCGCTATTGCCGGAGCGATGAAAGGTTTTTCAAACGTTATTGACATCGCTCCTGAAGATGTCCTTGACGTTCCACTACTATCATTCGACAGGATCGTCGAGATTACAGACGAGCTTGATCGCGTTGATTTTGAGAACGTGGCAAAAAGCCTTGAGCAAGAGCAACCTCCCGAGGACAGCAGCGCGGAGACCCAGAAGGGTAAAGCGAGCGAAGAAGCGCTAAAGGGTGTTGCAAGGAAGGTCGCACTCCTCTGGAAGGCTGAAGGCGACGAATTGAGCTTTGCTCAGCACCTCATCGATGCAGGACTTGATCCAGCGAAGCTCGAGAAGCTCACGATAAGCTAATGATAGCACCCAGTTCTTCAAGCTGTCTCTTGAGCACAGGAACGTAGCGTACCATCGCAAGCGCAGTTGTAGCGAGGTGCTTCTTCTCGTTGACGACGACTGTTCCATGATCAACAAGGCATCTGTATGCCCTCAGGAACTCATCGACCCTGTACCTCGTGTACCTGTAGCCCGACCACACGGGTAGCTTTAGCGTGACGACGTTCGACGACAACGAACGTATGCGTTTGTCGTACAATTCCTTGATGACGTCTTCGTTTATGGCGCAACGCCTGCGATTGAGCTCTTGCACATGAGCAGCAACACGAGAAACGTTTGAGTCGTTCATGATTGAAAGCTTGTTTGACCAAGCAATGATCTCTTCAACGTAAACAAGCGACGCATAATCGACGGTACTGATCAGCTCTCCCTTGTTCGAAGACGTAACATCGGAGTCACAAGCGACTGCTATATCATTCAGAGTGTTGATCCCTTCTACGTCGAAAGGTACATGAACTGGGATGCATCGCAGCGTACCTCTCCTCCAATTTACTGCGAGTGTGTTTGTAACGTCGGCGTGCATCCCACGGTGAAAGATAACGAGATATTCCTTCGATGCGTGTGACTGCTCGAGCAACGTTGTCACCTCAGCAACGCTTTCAATGTACCCGTCGACAACGAACACTCGCGGGTTCCTGTACCTTCCGACGAATATGTCGTGCGTACCGACAGGAAACGTAAAGCCATTACCTTGTTCGACAATGACGTCCTGACCGTTTGCTTGTTCTACGCAGACGCGTCCTCCGAACCCAACGAGATCGATGACCTCACGTAGCGCGTCTTTCGGTGTGCCTTCTCCGAATTCATCAATGAGCCAATCAATGTCCTTGTCTGTTGGACGATCAGCACCGTTGTCGAGCGCCGCTTGCCACTCGTCGACGCTCGCTTTGTTGTTGACAGAAGCGATGACCCTTGCAAACGCTCCAGGACTGTACCGCTCTGCTTCGACCGCGGCTGTTTCGATAAATTCAATAAGACGTCGTCCAAAGTCATCAACGTTTTTGAAGTCCAACAATGCACTTTCTGGCGCGACTATCCTTCCAAGCGAAAGTACGAGGCCAGACTGTACGAACTTGGCGAGGTCAGCTGTGACCCTTTTCTTCAGCACCGCGAGGTCTTCATGTACACACACGCGCGCTGTCGCGCCATTTTTATTTCTCATTTCTGTTCTTTCTATTCTTTCTGACTGCTGAAATTTGATTTCTAGATCTGATCTACTAAAAGAAGATCTTACTACCGCACGTGGCGTTTTGACAAACAAAATTTCTTTGAACATCCAGAATTGATGCGCTAGAATCATGACAGCATGTTCACACCATTTGAAAGCCCATTTGCCGTACCTGAACCTCCAAAGAACGAGATCCCACCCGATGTCCAGATCATCTTTGTTGCAGACATGTTCGTTGATGAATACGTCGGTGGAGCTGAACTCACGACACAAGCACTCATAGACTCCAGCCCGTTCAAAGTGTTTAGAGTCAAATCAAAGGACGTCACGATCGAACTTCTGCAAAAGGGACACGACAGGTTCTGGATATTCGGTAACTGGACACAGATGGACATCAGGTTGATCCCATCCATCGTCGGGAACATGCAGTACGCCGTGCTTGAGTACGACTACAAGTTCTGTCGGTTCAGGTCAACTGAGCTTCATATGCACCAGGAAGGCGTACCGTGCGACTGCGCAAACCAGATGCATGGAAAGATGACATCTGCATTCTACTACGGTGCAATGGGAATTTTTTGGATGTCTGAAACCCAGATGAAGCGATATCACGATCGCTTCCCATTCCTCGAAGAAAAGGACAACGTAGTCCTCAGTTCTGTCTTCGACGATGCAACGTTCGCGAGCATCAAGCTGCTTCGCGAGAAGCATTCAGGAAAAGAGCGAAAGAAGTGGATCACCCTCAATTCTCCCAGTTGGATCAAGGCTGCCAAGGCAGCCAGGGATTTCTGTCTTAAAAAAGGATACGAACACGAACAGCTGTGGAATGTTCCATATAACGAAGTACTCGAGAAACTCGCAACCGCAAAGGGATTCGTCTACCTCCCTGAAGGAGGCGACACGTGTCCCAGGATGGTTATTGAAGCCAAACTTCTTGGCTGCGAACTTGAACTTAATTCAAACGTTCAACACAAGGACGAAGAATGGTTTGCAACCGACGACATTGAGTCAATCGAGCAATACCTCTATGCAGCTCGTGGGGTGTTTTGGAACTGCATCAAGGCGTTCATCGAGTACGAGCCCACAATCTCCGGTTACACGACAACATACAACTGTGTTTCCCAAGAATATCCGTTCGAGCAATCGATCAGGTCAATGCTTCAGTTCTGTGACGAAGTCTGTGTTGTTGACGGTGGATCGACTGACGGAACGTGGGAAGTATTATTGCGCATTGCAGCAGAACATGTTCATCAGAATGATGGGAACATCATCAATAGGGTAAATGTCAAGCAAATCAAACGTGATTGGTCTCATCCTCGCCACGCGGTCTTTGACGGCGTGCAGAAGGCAGAGGCACGAAAGATGTGTACACAAGAGTTCTGTTGGCAGCAGGACAGCGATGAGGTCGTACACGAATCTCATGCGTCGAAGGTCAAGGAGCTATGCAGGTCGATCACGAAGGGCATTGATATCGTGTGTCTACCTGTTGTCGAGTATTGGGGTGGGTCTGACAAGGTACGTGTTGATGCGACACCGTGGAAGTGGCGCCTTTCACGAAACAAACCGTACATCACGCACGGAATTCCAAAGCAACTTCGAATGTATGACGATAGCGGCGAGTTGTATGCCCTTGAAGGAACCGACGGATGCGATATGATCCATACAGAAACAGGCGATCCGATTCCACACCTAAACTTTTGGACCCAAGACTTCGAGAAGTTGCGAAGAGCTGTACTTTTCAGTGATCCAACCGCAAAAGGTCAGTACGAAGGCCTTCTAAACAAGATCCTGCAAGATCTCCCTGGCGTGTTCCACTACAGCTGGTACGACATCGAACGCAAGATCAAGCTGTACCGTGACTATTGGCAGAACCACTGGAACGCGCTTTTCAACAAATCGGTTGAAGACACTGCAGAAAACAACAACTTCTTTGACGTTCCGTGGTCAGAAGTGACTGACGAGATGATTGCTAAAAAGGCAAAGGCACTCGCCACAGAGACTGGTGGGTGGATCTTCCATAGAAAGTGGGAAGGTCAGTGCCTACCTCACATCAAGATAGAGATGAGCCAACCGGAACTCATGAGATGATCACGATCGGCATCACGAGCTTCAACAGGGGCAAGTACTTAGACGTCCTGCTTGAATCGCTTCGCGACGAAGTAATTTGTGGAATGCATCAGGTCGTCATCGTCGACAACTGCTCAACAGAACAGCTGGTTCACCAAGTCCTACACAAACACATATATGAATGTAAACGTGTGTGGATTAATGAGGCAATCGTTCGCGGTGCGTACGGTGAATCGAACTGGACGAACGACGAATACATCGCAAAGAACATCATCATCGAACGTGCAAAACACGACATCATTCTGTTCTTGCAGGACGACCTACAGTACATCGGACCCACTGGTGCGATCGAACAGTATGCCAAGGCGCTCCGACAGAGCCCATACATGTGTTTGACTGCGAACGGAGTCAGGTGTTCAACGCTCAAATCAAAGGTTGTCAAGGACGAAGCATCGTTCGCAGGACACAGGTTCTGGAGGTACACCGACGACCACTTCCACACGATGGGGTTCTTCAAGACAAACGTGTTCGATGAACTCGGACCATACCCGACAAACTGGCCCCAGACGCAGGAGTACTGGGGACGTTCTGAGGATTGGTACGACCAGGCTGTCAAAAAACAGATCGACTATCACAACGAACATACACCAATCTCAGCAACACACCATGTTCCTATCTTCCTCCCGATCTGGAACGATCCTCGAGGTGGATACGCATTCATGAGAGGCGGCAAGCGCTACGGGTACTACCAGGGTGCTGTAAATGGCGAACGCCTTGTTTACAATCCACTCGTAAACGACACATGGGATCTGTTGATGCAGCTTTCGCACCCTGTGTCGTTCGGAATGGTCGCGTTTCCAGCGGGTTGGGAACTTCCTCTCGACAGTTCTGGAGACCCGCTAAAGTACCCACAGAGCAAGGTCATGGTCGAGGGACCTGTTTCGGAGATAGACGAATGAAGACGACAAACATCAAGGATAAGCTAGTAGAGTTCGACGTTACGCTTGCCGGCGTAAACCTCGGTGATTTTGACTTCATCGGTGAACTGACCGCGAAACAACAACGAGACCGCGATAATCCAGACTACGCAGCCCGCGGAGCGTTCTTTCGCGCAAACTACGAGCGCGGTATCCTTCTTTACTACATGATCAGGCAGTTTGAGTGCAAGAGTGTGCTTGAAATCGGAACCGGTCGTGGATATTCGACTCTGTGCGCAGCTCGAGCAATGTCGGACGCAGGTTACGATGGATCGATCTGTACGATCGATCCACAGATCACAAAAGAATACTGCGACATGATGACGAAAACGTTTCCAGGTGACTGGTTCAAGCTCATCAAGTTCTTTCGCGGTACCAGCGATGCTGTGCTTACACATGAACTCAAGGAACCTGAAAAGTTTGATATCGTGATTGTTGATGGAGATTCATCATTCAATGGCATCAGCGCTGACATTGAACTTGTAAAGAATCGCTGGGCTAAGTTCATAATCATCGATGATCACAACAGTGAAGATGTTCGTAGGGCTGTCGCACAGTCCGGACTCGATGCCGAACTCGTTGTCATGGACAGACAGCTATATCCTGACGACAGGATTGATAAGACAGTCAACTATGGACAGTTCGTCGTACAATCATCTGACCTCGAGATGCCATGGTAAACTTCACAGACATCACACGACGTGAGAATAGATTCGTCTTCATCGCGCCGATGTACAATGCTAGTGCGACGCTTCCTAGGCTACTACATTCGCTGTACGGGCAGTCTTATTCAAAGTGGATGCTCTATCTCATAGATGATCTTTCGAGTCCTAACGAACGCGAGGAGGAGGCTCGAGTCATCACGAGGTTCAGATCGCTACGTGATCAAGGTTGTCGACACTTAAAAGTGAAGTGGAACAGCGAAAAGAAGTGGGAAGTTGCAAATGTCATTTACGGAATAAACGAAGCGTGCTGCGATGAGGACATCGTCTGTCGCATCGACGCAGACGATTGGTTGGTCGACCTCGACGCATTGCACATCATCAATGAAGCGTACAATGATACTAAGTGCAATGCGTTGTGGACAGCACACAGGTGGGGTTACAGTGACAAGAATATCAGTGGACCGCTTCCTGACGATGCAGATCCATACGTACATCCTTGGGTCACAAGCCACCTAAAGACGTTCAAAAAGCGTTTGCTCAACGATGTATGTGACGAAAACTTTCGCGGTGAGGATGGAGAATACATTCAGCGTGCGGGTGACCAAGCGATCTACTTGCCAGTGTTAAGAAATGCCGGCAAGCGCGTATTTCTACCACGTGTGATGTACCACTATACCATCGAAGATGTACCGGAAACGTACCAAACAGATGATGCAAGGTTCCAACGCGACGAGGCTCAATTCCTTCGTCGCAGAGGATACGTAATATGACAAAAGAAAAGGTTCTCGAGCTAGCTGCTCACTATAAGACACTCCTTCCAAACCCTCAGCAGATGCCTGTTGAATCGTACGACGAGGTCGGACATCCAGATCCCGACGAGGTCTACCCGCATGCGGCGTGGATGTGTGACAGGATCGTTGAATTCGTTGCAGAGGATCACATCGAAAAGGCAATGAGATGGTTAGGATTCGTCCAGGCACTCGTCTGGATCGATGGCGAGGAATCTCTAAACACGATGCGTGACATGGCAAGGAACGACGATTAGCAAGTGGCAGGAATATTACACCAAGCTTGTGACATCAATGGACAACAAAGACGCATGACAATGAAACTCTACGTGAATAGAGCGCCTGTTCGAGGGCCGTGGGGCGGCGGAAACATGTTTGTCAAGGCCCTTTTCAAATACGCCGAAAAGTTTGACGTTGAGATCATCAGTCCACAGGATCACAACACTGCACCTGACGCCGCGCTCTTGATCGGGCTGGAGACTGATCAGCAGACGCTTGGTGCTGGGCTGCAGCAGCTCGTGCAGTACAAGATGTTCCAGTCACAGTTCGGAATCAATGTTCCGCTGTTTCTTCGTGTCAACGAGAACGATGCAAGAAAGGGAACAAACCACGTTGATGCAAACTGGCGTACTGCAAGCAGGTACATCGACGGAACGATCTTTGTAAGCGAGTACATCAAAGACTACTTCACAAGGAACGACGGGTGGGCGTGCAAGCAAACGACCGTCGTCAGGAATGGCGTGGACCGCGATGTCTTTCGATGCCAAGACGCGATCGACAATGATAAAAACAACATCGTAACCCATCATTGGTCGAACCATGAATTGAAGGGTTTTGACATCTACAATCAACTTGATGAGTGGATCGGACAGAATCCAGGCTTCACATTCACCTACATCGGACGAGATCGAGGTACGTTCAAGAATACAAAGGTCATCAAGCCGCTTTATGGAAAAGCCCTTGGTAACGAGCTCGGTAGGTATGATGTGTACGTCTCTGCGTCACGTGCAGAACCAGGACCGAACCACGTTCTAGAGGCGATTGCATGCGACATGCCTACATTCGTCCGTCGAGACGGAGGCGCTGGGCCGGAATTTGTTGGCAATGATGAGTGTTTGTTGTATGATTCGTTTGAAGAACTAGTTGAAAAGCTCACTGCTGGTTCATGGACCGTTCCAAGCAAGGACACGCTCATCGATTGGCAAACGTGCATCGAACGATACTGTGAATTCATAAAGGCGGTGACAAGTGGGAACGCAGATCACACATAAGCAGATTGAAGACGCCGTCAAGAGGGCGATTGAGGCAAAGTTACAAAAGCATCGGGGTCATGACCCATCCGACAAGGAAAGCTGTACACTGATCTATCAGGACATCTTTCTTGCGCTTCAAGAGATAGTCCTGATGATTCCAACACTGAAGAACGGCATCACAGACAAGGGCATCAACTTTGTCGCGCAGGCATACTATGATATGGTTTCCATCAATGGAAGAGATGAGCTCAATCCGAACATCTTTACTGAACGTGTGAAACATGATGACATGCCCACGTCAGAGCTCGCCCTGTGTGGTGTCCTCCTGCATGGAACGCCAGTACTCGCGGAAATTGTTGCAGTAATCAAGAAACGTTCATAAGGAATCTCTACCCATTTGAACGCTCAAGAGATCATTTAATGTCAACAATCTCAGTGCTCGAAAAACACGAACTCTTTTTAAGGTCCATTGGGAAATTTGACAAGGCCGACTGGTACCGCCAGAAACAGCTTGAACATGATTCTCAAGGAATTCATCGATGTTCTTATTTTAGTGCTAACGTTATAGAACAATGCGCAACACGTCATCAATAGACAAGGCAAGGTTTCCATGCCTGATGTATGTTAGCGCTCGTTTTATCAAGGAACGCAATGCAGCGAGGGAACTAGCACGAAACACTTACGGTCGTCAAGAGATTGATAGTGGACGTATGTAGGTCTACGTAAATGATGAATTACAACAACTAACGTCAGGATCATGGAATTGAAAATCTACTTTGACAACGTAGACATGTCATCGCGATCGGGACCAAACTCGTTCGCAAAGCGCCTCGCTAAGGCGCTTGCAAACCGTGGACACATTCTCGCAGATCCAGATGACTACGATGTTGCAATCGTGTTCATCGAACAGAGCCCACGGTTGGACACGAGCAAACCATTCGTGCAACGTCTTGATGGTATCTGGTTCAAACCAGACGAGTTTTCTGTGAAGAACGTGGGCATCAAGAGGACCTATGATGCTGCAACGGCGGTCGTGTTTCAGTCGGAGTTCAACAGGAAGCAGGTCACAGGTTGGTGGGGCGAGCACAAATACGACGCAGTGATTCACAACGGGATCGATCCGCTCGAGATCAGAACAGCCCTCACACAGCAACAACAGGTATCACTTCAGAACCTACGCAATGATTTTGATAAGCTTTTTGTCTGTTCATCGAACTGGCACCCTCAGAAGCGCCTCAAGGCAAACGTTGAATTTTTTCAACACCTGAAGCGTACGAAATTTCCAAACGCCGGGTTGCTGATCCTGGGAAACAACGCTGACGCTGCGGCGTTAAGATCCGTCGATAGATACATCAAACCATCGATCTTCTACGCCGGCAGCATCTCTCACGAGGCATGCCTACAGGTCTATTCACAGGCAGACTATATGATTCATCTTGCGTGGTTGGATCATTCACCGAATACAGTCGTTGAATCACTTGGGTGTGGATGTCCTGTTATCCACACATCAGACGGAGGCACTCGTGAACTCGTAGGAGTGAATGGAATTTTGCTACAGGAACAAGTTGCATATGACTATACTCTTCGTGACTACGATAATCCACCGGACATTATCGTCGAGCAAGACATCGTCTGGAAGGATTTTGATTCCGCGCAACGATACGCAATGGGTTCTATTGTTGACATCAAATACGTAGTTGAGGCGTATGAGGACATTCTATCGTATGCTCTTAAGAATCGATAAGGAAACATATGTAAATTCAGCGCAACGCAAATGCAAACGTAACGTCTATGTTTATAAATGTGATCAATGCAAACAGGAATTTACGAGAACACATCGTCTCAAAGGTTCTAGGTCTAGGTTACATTTTTGCAATACACGGTGTGTATTAAACGCTCGTAAAAAAGGTGGAGTGTTGTGCAATGCACAGGAACGTACAAATGTTGAACGTTATGGCGCAGAGCGTCCAATTCAATCACCAATGATTGAACAAAAACGTCGTAAAACATGCGTTGAACGTTACGGTGGTGAAAATCCGATGTGTGATCAAACGATCAGAACATCTTCAATCAACACAATGCGTTCAACGTTCAAAGAACGTTATGGAGTCGAACATCCTCTTCAAGTAAAAGAATTCGCAGACAAGGCACACAAAAAAGCGTTTGAAACATTTGAAAAACACGGTGTGAAGTCTCCTGCACAAATGCCAGGTGCAAAAGAAAAGATTGAGGCGACGTGCATACAGAAATATGGAACAAAAAATGCGATGCAAAATCCTGTTGTCAATGCAAAGGCGCTTGCAACGAAGGAACGTAAAGGTATCAACCTGTTTAAGACAACAAAGATTGAAGCACGCATCCTGCAGGCACTTCAGATAATTTTTGGAAATGATGATGTTCAACATCCAAAATGGTTCAACAAACATCCCGTTGATTTTTACATCAAATCAATTGATGTTTGGATCGAACACGATGGTGAATTTTGGCATGGTCTTTCAAAAGCGTCAAAAAAATACTTACATACTCAAAAACGTCGAGCTAAAGATCAGGTACAAGATGAATTGTTCAAATCGTTGAACATGAAGCTTATTAGGATCTACTATTCTGAAGTAAAATCATTATCAGACAGTGAATTAGAAAAATTTTTACTGTCAAAGATCATGGAGAACACACGATGAGGGTCTACGCGCTTCCTCCTGGTGAGGACTGGATCGTTGATCGCATGGTCGACGAATGGTTCGAAGGAAACCAAGACATTGCCGTCAATCGTCCATCTGAAGCTGATGTGATCTGGTTGCTTGCAGACTGGGCGTGGGACAAGGTAAGTCCGTTCGATCTTCAGTCAAAAAGGGTCGTCACGACTGTCCATCACATCGTTCCTGAGAAGTTTGGACATGCGCAGAAGCGCGACTTCTACGTGAGGGACACCGTCACGAACCTCTACCACTGCTTCAATGAAAGGACAGCAGAATTCATCAGGCGGCTGACATCAAAGCCTATCGTCGTCACGAGGTACTGGTACAACGACGAGTTCTGGACGCCACCGGATGTCGTCGGTACGGAGACGGAAGCCATGCTTGTGGCAAGGGAAGTACTCAACCTCAATCTGGACGAGTACATCGTTGGTTCGTTCCAGCGCGACACAGAGGGACACGACCTGAAGTCTCCGAAGCTCGAAAAAGGACCAGACCTGTTCTGTGACGCTGTAGAACACATCGTTAAAGAATCATTAACGCCTGAAAAGGTGCGTGTGCTACTCGGCGGATGGCGTCGTCAGTACATCATGAACAGGCTCGATAGCGTCGGTATCGGCTACACGTACATCGAACGCCCGCCACTCGAGACAATCAGAACGATGTACAGGGCATGCAGCATCTATCTCGTCACTGCTCGTCACGAGGGTGGTCCGCAGTCGATACTCGAGGCTGCAGCGATGCGTGTACCTATCGTCAGCACGCCCGTCGGGATCGCTGAACAGGTGCTTGCGCCTGAAAGCATCCATGAGAACGTCGTTTATGCTGATCCAAACATCGGTGTCGCGTACAACAACGTCAGGACCATGCGCCGCGAACTCATGTGGCCGCAATACAGGAAGATGTTCGAGCAATGCCTAAACGGCTGAATGGGAGGACGGGATGAAGAGGTACAGTTACGGATCGCACGACGAGTACACGCGAATCCAGGTAGATCGCCACGAGAAGACGCGACACAGGACTGTCAACCGGCACGATGTCCGCGTCCACGACATCAAGGTGCTCAAGAAGATCGCACCAGATGCACAGTCGATCCTCTGTGTCGGAGCGAGGCACTTCAGCGAGGTCAAGGACTTCCGCGACGCTGGGTACGAAGCGCTTGGACTCGACCTCCTTGATGCCCCTGAGGAGTACATCGTCAAGATGGACATGCACGACATCGTTGATAGGTTTGGTGAAAACAGCTATGACATCGTGTATACGTGCCATTCGTTGGAACACTCAAACAACGCTCCTGAGATGCTGAAACGCATGTTACAGGTCGCAAAGATAGGCGTCTACGTAGTCCTACCCGTCCAAGCGAAGCCTACAGAAAAGGACCCGTCTGTGTTCGACTTCATGCAGCCCAGGTCGAATGCATCCGATGAAGACGTTTCAGCTGAACTATCAAAAGAAACAGGTGTAGCTATCAGCGTAGAAGGCGTGAACTACAGGTATGGTACACGACCGCTCAAGACACCGGCTGAGCAGGTCGGTGGCGAACTTGCATTTTTTGTACGTTTGTAGACAGTACGTACGTTCCGTACAATTGATTTTGTGTTTGAAAGATTGTGCCCAAAGTGTAATAAGAGGATTTGTTACAAAACATCTGCAACAATGCACAACGCTGAAAAATACAAGCGTGTCTGCAGATCTTGTCTTCATAAAGGACCAGGTAATCCTTTCTTTGGTAAGAAGCATACCAAAGAGACTCGAAAAATAATCGGTAAAAGCACAATTGATAGGAACCAAAGCGCTGAGAATAATCCCTTCTTTGGAAAGCAACATTCCGATGAAACGCGACAGGTAATGTCGAAGAAAAGATCAGAAGGGATCGCGTCTGGAAGGATAAAGAATAACTTTGTTCATAGTAGAAAGAGCACGTACAAATCTACAAAGATGAATGAAGTGTTTTATGCTGATTCCGCGCTTGAACTGTTTCGTATGCATCAGCTTGATCATGATAATGATGTTATTTCATGGACAAAACGACACGGAATTAGCATTGCGTATGAGTTTGAAGGATCGACAAAACATTATGTTCCTGACTTTTTGATTGTAAGGTTATCAAAAAAGCAAAAAATCATTGAAGAAGTCAAAGGATATGATGTTAAGGCTGGTGTGAAAAAATCAGCACTTCAAACATTTTGTATTCAAAACAACTACGAATTAAATTGGTTAACTCAAGATGAGTTAACCACCCAAGGTTACAGAGAGTTTTTACATGAACTCAATCATAAGGATGCAAGGATATGAATAACAAACGAGCAATTGCCTGTATTGGACAGGGTTTTGTGGGTGGGTCTCTTTCTGTCGGTATGTGCCATGCATTTGACGTGTATGCTTATGATAAGGCGGGAAAAGTTGCTGACCCACGCCGCCGAGGCAAGATCATCAATGGCGCCTTGACATACAAAAAAGGTGTTCCGCGCTTCGATGAGGTGAAGCCTCTACCTGAGTTTGTCAAGAAGATCGAAAACGACGAAAAGATCGACTTTACTCGCATCTACTTTGTCGGTGTTCCTACTCCGATGCGCAAGGATGGTTCAGCAGATACGCGCATCGTTGAGTCCGTGCTTGAAGAGCTTGCAAGCGTAGACGGTGAACGCATTGCCGTTGTCAAATCAACGTGTCCTCCTGGTTCTACGGAACGTTGGAACGAGATGTTCAACAAATACGGATTGCATGTGATCTTCAATCCTGAATTTCTCACTGAAGCGAATGCAATTGATGATTTTCTGAACCAGACACGCATCATCCTCGGTGGACCGCGTCCTTGGATCAATGACGTCAAGCTTACGTATCAAGCAGCGTACCCAAAGGTTCCGATCATCAAGACGTCTTCGACGACGGCCGAGCTCGTGAAGTACACGATCAACTGCTTTCTCGCCACGAAGGTCTCGTTCGCAAACGAGATGTACGACATCTGTACCGCGCTTGACAAGCTTGGCCTGAACGTTGACTACGACAAGGTCGTTGAATACGTTAAGTACGATCAACGCATCGGAGGTTCGCACTGGGCGGTACCTGGTCCCGTTGTCGTTGACGGCAAGCATGTTCGAGGCTTTGGGGGACACTGCTTCCCGAAGGACATGAACGCGCTTGCATACGTAGCGCGGCAGGTCGGTGTAGAACCTGTCGTTATTGAAGGCGCAATGAAGAAGAACCTTGAGGTTCGACCTCCCGAACACCGTGACTGGGAACTTCTGGTTGGGCGCGCAGTTTCAGATGACTGATGATCTTCCGTGTAATGGTTGTGGTAAACATTTTTCCATCAGCAGGCTCATCACTGGACCACATGAGAATTGTTGGGTAGGTGGACGTGGACGTTCTCTTTGGTTCTGCTCAGAGGAATGTCACTCCAAAAACTTCGAAAAGGTCTTTGCCCGCCTTACCGGTGAAGCTTCAGGCGATAAGCTCTCAAGTGGAACAGTTCCAGACGTCAAGGCGGGCATTTTTGAAAAGTTGAGGATTCTTCTCAAGAAGGTTGTTTTGAAATGGCGACGACGTACGTAAAGGAACTGATCAATGTCGGTGACGGGCTTTCGCTCTATGTTGATGGGAACAGCAAGATTACTGTTGGCAATGGCTCTTACGAGGTGCCTGTTCCGAACGCGCTGAGCCTGCCACACATCTCAACGTGTCCCGGTGCAACAGAGGACTGCATGAAGTCGTGCTACGTGTATGGTCTGCAGAAGCACGCGCCTGAGGTGTATGCCGAGTACTGCAAGAACGAACGTGTCATGCACCGGATCCTCATGTCAGAATCATCGATGTACGATACAGCTGCAGCGTTTGCAGCATGGATCGGTGAACACTGCTCAGACGGTTTCCGCTGGCATGTGAGCGGCGACGTAATGAACGACAGGCACGCTCGTTGGATCGCAAAGGTTGCAAAGTTCTCTTCTAACGTGCGGCACTGGATCTACACGCGAACGTTCGACGTTGTGCAGGACCTCGACGCAAAGAATCTAGCAGTCAACCTCTCTGCCGATTCAAGGAACTACAGAAAGGCAAAGGAACTGTACGACTGCTGGCCCGGTCTTCGCATCTGCTACCTCACGTGCGATGGAACAGTTCCAGACGACCTGCCGAGTGGGTCAGTCATCTTCCCAGACTACGACCTGCGAGCTCGAGACGGTGAAGACAAGCTGACGGGCAAGAAGCTCGAAAAGATGACGGATCACTCGTGGTGGCAAGGCCTTTCTCAGGAACATCGCCGTATGGTCTGTCCACCAGACTTCTTTGGGCAGAGCGAACGCCATAGGTGTGGTCCATGTTCGAAGTGCTTGTATCCAGCAAAGAACAAGCAATGAGTCGAATAATCACACGTGAAGAGTTTGATCAGGCCACCGAAGCGATCTGGTCGGAACTCGAGTACCAAAACGACCTTCCACGGCGCATAGCAGACGAGGCACGCACCGTGCCGAGGTTCTTGAACCTCGCTCGAGTCTACATGGACAGAACGGCAGCAGATTGGGCAGACAATCCTGGTGAATCCAACCAGGGACATGGGTCTCCGGTCGTCGTCCCAAAGGCGCTGCATGGGCTCAGAAAGTCAGCAGCGGTCCTTGTCCGAGGTATGATCTACTGCGGGATCAGGTTCCGCAACCTACGAGCAGAGCGTGCAAAGCAGGCAGATCAAAAGGAAGTCGACCTGTCGACGATTGAAGTTAAGATGCGTTCGTAGCGACACAATGCAAGTGTGTCCAAGGAGCCTTACAATGATCACATGATCACTAGAGGCTCCTTGTGTCGTATCGCAACAAAGGAATTCAAAGGGCGTAAGAAGGACTGCATTGGATTGTTCCCAGCGCCGGGATTCTTGGCAGACATTGAAGAGGAATTGGATGTTGCTGATTCCGCAACGCAGAAGACATTTTTGGGCACCCCAAGTAGGTTAGCAATGCGCGAGAGGTCAAAAGTCATGAAGTTAGGCGAGCGCTGCATTGGCAAAGTCATGGACGGCGAGCTGGTGACGATCATAGACATAGTAGCCGATCATAGGGATCACAAGACCTACTATAAGGTCCTCACGTCTAAGTCTCAGAGGATCGGATGGTGTAGGAATACCGCTGTTTACCTTGTCTCAAATCCAAACGATTAACGTTGGTTCTGCAAACGTCAGAACATTGCAAGAAATTTTAATGATCAATGTGTTCGTCTATTCTGGAAAAGGAATGAGAATGACAATACCTCAATACAACGTATGGCGATTCGTTTCAGGCGACTTACGTCTGGCACATGACGATGGTCGGCGTATCGTCGCTGGCAAAACGCTACGGGTGGATGGACCGGCGGTGCTCTGTGGGCGCGGCTTTCACGGCTCGCTGACGCTGCGCGATGCATTGGATACTGGGGCGAAGTATACCTCCAACCCGCTGCTCACGTCAAGCCGCATCAGTGGTAATGTGAACGTTGGCATAAAAAAACTTTGCGGGACTATCCTGCATACTGATTGGATTGCAACGCGCGAGGAGACCGATCGATTCCTGCGGTTGTGGGCTGTTTGGTGTGCAAGGTCTGTTCTGCACTTGGCGTTTAAGACGGACCATAAAGTATTAGAAAATACAATCAACGTGGCCGAGCAGTATGCATGGAGGAGAGCAACCGATAAGAAGTTGAATGCAGCATGGTCTGCTGCACGACGCGTCAGCGTCACCTCCACTATGCCCGTTGCCGCCGAAGCCGCAGTCCTTGCTGCAGCAGCAGCCGCAGCAGACCCCACATGGCACGCCGCTCCCACCGCCGCAACCGCCGCAACCACCGCATACGCTGCCACGAATTCCGCATGGAGTGTCGCATGGAATGCCGCACAAGATGCCCAGGAAGTCGAGGCAAATCGGCTATTCGTCGAATTGTTTGGGGGCGAAAATGGGTAAATTCAAAGCCGCTGCTGCAAAATGAAAGTAGCGAGAGAACATAACTGTATTTTAGATGTGTACACAAGTAAATGTATGATTACAATATGATTTGTTACATGCTTGGTTACTCGTAAATTCGGGCTCGAAGTCCTCCCAAACACAGCGAATCCAGTCTCGTCTGTTTTGTTTCGTTTGTGTTTGACTTTGGAGGACTATCATGTCGCATATAGAATTGACGCTCAAGGCTGAACTAAAGGGCCATGTTGCAAAGGTGCGTGAGCTTCGTCACGCAAAGCTTGTTTGTCGTAGTCGCAAGGATCACGAGGATGCTCAGGCGATCGCTCTGATCAAGACGAATGAGAAGCGCGACGGCAGGACGATCCACATCGCGAGAGGGTTCCTCAGCGGTACACCGTACAGGCTGATGGAAAAGAAGACATCCCTCAATGAATGGGAGGTCAAGGTACTGGCTCGCGAGGTCGCATCGAGGGTCCTTGTGACCGACTCAAGAATTCTTGAATGGATGAATGAGTAGGCCATGGCGCGGATAAAGGAAGGCGACAAGCTGTACCTAGTGACCCGGGGCGAGGTCGCCCCGGGATACCGGGCAGTACAGGCAGCTCATGCGCTTAGACAATTCACTGCAGAGTTTCCTGAGCTCGATCGTGAATGGTTTGAGCGTAGCAACTACATTGCGTTGCTCGAGGTTCCTAACGAATATTTCTTAAAAGAACTTGTCGAGATGGCAAGGATGGGAGACTACAAAGTCGCCCAGTTCCATGAACCAGACATCGGCGACCAACTTACGGCCATCGCGCTTGAACCATCAGCGAAATCCATTTGTAAATCGCTCTCACTTGCGTTAAAATGAGTAGATGATCTTAAAATGTCATCATTGTGGTCAAGAGTGTTCTTCAAAAGAACAACTTACTGGTCACATTTCGGGTCATGTTCGAAAGGGAGAAATTCCAAAACGCAAAGAATATAGACGTTCAAATCATCAATGTAGAATTTGTGGCTTAAGGTTTGAATCAAAGGGTGCGTTGATTTCTCATAACATTGCAACTCATCAAAAATCATTTGATGAGTTGCGTTCCGATGCTGCGAGAAAAAGACGTCTCATAAAAGAACGTGGTCATTTGTGCGAAATATGCAAAAATACAACATGGATGTCACGTTTAATTCTCATTGAAATTGATCACATTGATGGTAACATCACAAACAATAAGAAAGAAAATCTACGTCTTATTTGTCCAAATTGTCATGCTCAAACTGACACATACAAGGGCAAAAACATCGGTAAGGGGCAAACACACAGAAGTATCAATTCAAAACGCTTTTATCAGAAACATTTCGCCTCTGTAGCTCAGTGGTAGAGCACGCGTCTTTAAAACGCGGAAATGTCGAGGGTTCGAATCCCTCTGGAGGCGCTGAAAGGGGACGAACGATGACAAAAAAGAAGGTAAAGCTGAACCTTGTGAATCTTCCGACTGGAAAACCTCACGTCTCGTTTTCTGAACTCTCGATGTGGTTTGGATGTACCTGGGCACACAAGCTTGCCCAGATCGACAAGCTCGACAAGTATGTTCAAAACGTCCATGCACTGTTTGGAACAGCCATTCACGCTGCGCTGCAGGACTTCCTCGAAACGCGCAAGATGAAGGTCGAGATTGCGACTGACATGATCGACAAAATGTGGGACAAGATGCGAGCAAACCCACCATCGGACGTCCTCTCGGGTGATGACCTCGAGAAATGGAAACAATCGTTCTCAAAGGTTGACATCAAGACGCCTCGTGGTAGAGTCATTGTACAGGGGCGGGAAACGTGGAAGAAGCAGGCTCGAGCAATCCTCGCAGAGATACCTGCGTTCATGGATGACAACTTTCCGAACTGGGAGTTCGTTGAGGCTGAACACCAGCTCTACGAGCAGGTCGAGGGCTTCGAACACGCGTTTAAAGGCTTCATCGATGGTGTGATCACGTGCCTTGACAAGCGCGGCAAGAAGCGGCTTACGTGGCTCATCGATTGGAAGACTTCGACGCGTGGTTGGTTCAAGGAAAAGAAGCAGGACGTGATGACCAAGAACCAGCTCATCCTCTACAAACGCTTCTGGTGTCAGAAGACAGGTGCAAACTTCAAGGACGTCAGGTGTGCGTTTGTCATCCTAAAAAGGGAAGGAAAGCCTGGAACGCTGTGTGATTTCTTCCCGGTCTCAGTCGGTGACATTACGTCGGAACGAGCTGGCAAACTCGTCAAAGATATGCTTGTCACGCTCCACCGCGGTATTGCAATCAAGGACAGGACGGGTTGCAAGTGGTGCGATTATTTTGGGACCGAGCACTGCGATTCCATCTACAGACAGATATAAACGGCAGAATTCCTTCCTCAAGATAAAAACATTCACGCTGAGTGGTTACTATCTGTCCTGAGAGCCCAGGAGAACGCAGATAGTATGCCAAAGTCCAAGATCGTGATGTTGGCTGACCACCCTCTCTCTACGAGCGGCGTGGGTACGCAGGCGAGGTGGTTGATCGACGGTCTGTTGAAGACAGGCCGTTATTCGTTTCGATGCTTCGGAGCGGCAATCAAACACGATGACTACAGAACCGTTGTCGTGAACGATGACTTCATCATCAAGCCGACCGACGGGTTCGGAAATCCGAACATGCTGCGCCAGGTACTCGTTTCAGAAAAGCCTGATGCGCTGTTCCTGTTCACGGATCCGAGGTTCTTCATGTGGGTCTGGGAGATGGAAGACGAGATCCACCAGATCTGTCCCATCGTCTACAATCACCTGTGGGACAATGACCCACGCCCAGAATTCAACCGTGTGCTGTACGAAAGCACCGACCTGATCAACTGCATCAACTATCCAACGTACGAGATGGTGCGTTCATGGTTCCCAGAACGCACCCACTACGTTCCTCATGCCGTTCCGTCAGAGCTCTACAAGCCGCTCTCGGAAGAGGACATCAAGATGCACAAGCGCAACCTGCTTGGCAAGGAACGAGAGGATCACTTCATCGCCCTGTACGTCGGCAGGAACGCTCGTCGTAAGATGGTCAATGACATCATCGTATCGTGGAAGGACTTCCTCGATGAACTTGAAAGGAATCATGGTCATCGAAAGGCAACGTTGCTGCTTCACACCGATCCCAAAGACAAGGAAGGTTCCGACCTGTTCCAGGTGACAGACAAGATGGGCGTGAAGGACAACGTCACCTATTCGAAGGACAGGATCGGCTTTGACATGATGAATGTCATCTACAACATCGCTGACGTACAGCTGAACAGATCGTGCAACGAAGGCTTCGGTTTACCGATCCTTGAAGGAAAGCTCGCAGGTACGCCAGCGATCGCGATCAAGACTGGTGGACTTGGCAGACAGGTTGAGGACCACATCGATGGGTTTAACTACGGAATCGCGCTCGATCCAGAGGTCAGATGTTGTGTTGGAAACCAGATGATTCCGTACATCTACGAGGACTTTGTCAGCAACAAGACGTTCACTGATGCGATCATGAAGATGTACGAATTCGGTGCAGACGAACGTCGTGCGCTCGGCGAAAAGTGCAGGGAACACTGCATCCGGGACTACAGGATCGAACAGATGGTCACAAGCTGGGACGAGACGCTGCAGCACACAATCGCAAACTGGAGCTACACGCCCTGGACGACGAAGGAGTTCTAATGAAGAAGGTTTTCATCAGAGGCCCGGTTTTTACGCAGTCGGGTTATGGGGTGCACTCGCGCCAGATCGCGCGATGGCTTGTCGAAAGGAACAACATTGACCTCTACGTCGGAGCACTTCCTTGGGGGATCACGCCATGGCACCTCACGCCGGACGCCCAAAATGGGCTGATCGGTAAACTTATGAACTTCTCTAAGCCGATGGAAGGGCAGGCAGACGTTAGTTTTCAGGTCCAGCTGCCGAACGAGTGGGATCCCAAGATTGCAAAGTTCAACGTTGGTGTCACTGCGGCCGTTGAAACCGACAGAGCAAGCCCAGAATGGGTGAATCACTGCAATGCAATGGATGCAATCGTCGTCCCATCAGAACACTCGGCAAAGTCTCTGACGAATGCAGGCGAGGTCAAAGTTCCGATGTATGTGATCCCAGAATCGTTTCATGATTCGATCGCGTTGCCGGATGAAGCGCTTCCTGAATGTCCACTCGGTGAAACGTCAACGAAACACAACTTTCTGGTGTTTGGGCAAATCACAGGTACGAACCCATACAACGACAGGAAGAACATCTTCTTCACGATCAGGTGGTTATGTGAAGAGTTCAAGGACAACCCTGATGTGGGCATTGTTTTGAAAACAAACACAGCAAGGAACACAAAAATTGACCGCGAGCGCGTCTTTCAGATGACGACAGACCTGATCAAGGAGGTCCGCGTAGGAGAGTTCCCGCGAATCCATGTCATACATGGAAGCCTAACGGACGAACAGGTAGCCACGATCTACAGACACCCGTCAGTGAAAGCCCTCGTTGCAATCACTCGTGGCGAAGGTTATGGTTTGCCTATCCTTGAAGCAGCGGTCAGCGGGCTTCCTGTTATCGCAACACCGTGGTCTGGACACATGGACTTTATGAAGCACGGACGCTTTATTCAGGTCCACTATGATCTTAAGGAAATCCATAGTTCAAGAATCGACAACAAGATCTTCGTTCCTGGTACAAGGTGGGCTGAAGCCTCTGAGGCTGATTTCAAGCGTCGTGTTCGAAAGTTCTACGATAACTCGTTAAAACCGAACGAATGGGCCGCGGCGCTCAAAAACAAGCTGCTCAACATGTACGGCTTCGAGAAGATCGCAAACATATACGAAGATACATTCAAGGAGCAGCTGACATAATGCTTACCACCCTCCTCATCGTTACAAACATCATCACGTTGGTCTTCCTTTTTTTTATAGCAAACGCGTCTTTGCGGCTTTCTGGTCGTTTGCTCTCGCTTGAGGACCTGCGCAATGATGAGGAGGATTTTCTCGAACGTTCGAAGAAAGTCTTAATAAAGGTCCACGCTGAAATTGACAAGGTCTCAAAATACCCGGTCGTTAGCAATGAACCTATCGTCGTACTTCTTGTAAAGGTCGTGAAGGAAGCGCGCGACGAGGTTGCTAGCCTGTTGGACGATTTTGCAGCAGAAGAGGAGCCGGATGACAGACCAAACACAAACGCCTTCCACGGTACCAACGAAGGGACGTAAGATCCAGCGTCGACGCAAGGGCGGAGAGAAGAAGCTCTATTTCCATTCTGGAACTCAGGATGCAATAGTCAGGTACCAACAGTCCAATGATCACAAGGACAGGGAAGGCATCTACGTGCAGGACATCATGCCTGCATTTGAAAAGCTTGTTGAAAACCTGATCAACATTCACAAGTTCCGTGCGATGCACGATTCGTACGAGGACCTCAAGAACGACTGTGTCAACTTCCTGTTTGAAACGATCGGGAAGTTCGATGCAACTCGTGGAACGAATGCATTCAGCTACTTCAATGTGGTCGCTAAGAACTGGCTGATCATCAAGACGAAGCAGCGCGTGACGCGTGTTCGCAGGTCTGTCAGCCTTGACGATCCGGATGCTCTGAATGCAAATGAGTCCAGGATCATCGAGGAACACTGTACGATTCCTGGACAAGATGAGCTGCTCGAAAAGCAAGCAATGGCTCAGTCTGTCATCGACCTTCTATGTGAGATCAGGGAGAAGGCTCGAACAGAGAACGAGCTAATTTGTATCAATGCGATCATCACAATTTTTCAGAACATCAACGAGCTCGACCTGCTCAACAAGGGTGCGATCCTGCTATACCTACGTGAGATCTCTGGACTTTCTCCCAAGCAACTTACAACAACGATGCAGTCGATCAAGCGACACTATAGGAGGATAAAAGGTGACAACGCAAGATTCATGTTCTTTGACTGACGTCATGCTTTCTCCTGCCGAGGTGCAGAAGCGTCTCGGCAACTTCAATGCCCTGTTAAAGGACATTGAAGACCTTGATGAAAAGAAGCGATTGTTGTGGCTTGAGATCTACGAGAACGCTCTGACTGATAGACAAAATGCGTACTCAAACTACGTGACTCTGGTGAAGATCTGCCAGGAAAAAAGCTCCGAGCATGCCGTTCACGGCAAGACGATGGCAACGTTCCTTGAACGCATGGGTCGAGCGAATGACCAGATGATCAAGCTCGCTGAACTCATTGCAAAGGCACAAGCGAAGGATGATGGACCTTCACACAACGATATTTACGACATGATCAACAAGAGAGACAACGGCAAGAAGAACTGAGATGCTTTACGAAGACATCGAACAAGCGGTAGCAGAAGGTCGCCTGCCCGCACTTCGAAACGACGAATCGAAGTATTACGAGAACGCCAATGCACCTCCCGTGCCGAACTTCACAAAAGTCGTCATCCTTGAAGTGCTTGATCCGAAGTCGATGACTGAACAGTACGTCGCATACCTGCGAAACGTGTTGAAGGTTTCAAACATGAAGTTTGTGAACGTCCTTCCACGAAACACGATCGTCGGCCAACGAGTCCTGACAGAGAGTGGTCCACAGGAACCTCCGATGTTCTACTTCCCGTTCATGCCGTCGCACATCGCGATGCCGTGCAAGGCAGGTGAACACGTCTGGGTGTTCTACGATTCTCCTGGTCAAAAGGACACTGACATTGGATGGTGGCTTTGGCGCATCGTTGGGTTCGATCACTCTGATGATGTGAACCATTGTCACGCACCGCGTGACGGGGATCCTGAGTTTGCAAAGGGTGGGTCTAGCAAGAACCTCGCTGACGGTACAGCAAAACCAGAGTATGATTTCCTCAACGGGACTGGCGATCGTTCTGATGATGATGAGCGATTTGCGACCGTCGACTCAAGGTACATCTCAGGCGGGAGCGACGCGTACGAACAGATACTAACGGGTTCAAACGCATCAAAGCTCACGTCATACGAAGCAGTTCCCAGGTTGAGCAAGCGCCCAGCGGACTTTGTGCTTGAGGGTTCAAACAACCAGGCGATCATCTTTGGCACTGATAGGATAGGACCTACACACATTGACGGCGACGTTGAGAACGAAAACAAAGGACCCGAACCAGACGTCAGCGCAGCTGACATCAAAGGTAAAAACATCGGACTTATCGACATTGTCGTCGGCAGAGGACAAACAGAAAAGACGCTCGGATCCGTCGTCATCAACTCTCTCGAACGAGAGGAGGTCGCAAAGTCGGCATCAGAACGTTCGGCAACAGAAGGCGACATTGACTACGTAAATGATAGGTCTCGTGTTTTTGTTGCAAACACGACGATGGTCGACACAAACTTCAACCTTCAAGGATTCAACGAATCGTACCTTGCGGGTGATGACAAGTCAGCCGTCAAGGACAGGGGCGCCGACGAGGAAGAACTCAAGTCAGAATCATCGGGTGACGGTGCAATCGTCCTAAAATCAGACAAAGTAAGGGTGATTGCACGCTCTGACATGGTCTTTTACGTCACATCGTACGAACGTGACGACAACGGTAGGATGCGTGCAACAGAAGACACATCACAATGGGCTGCAATCGCGCTTCGAGCGAACGGTGATGTTGTCATTCGACCGGGCGCATCGGGTGCCATGCTGCTCGGTGACGAAAAAGCTGACAAAGGCGTCTTTGTGTCTGACATCCCATGTACGCTCAACAGAGAAACGGGAAAGGTCACCGGTATAGGTCCAATCTCGACAATGGGTGGCCAGATGGTTACAGGTGTCAAAGGCCAGGGAATGTGGGCAGATAGGATCCTTGTCAAGAGCGGAGATTGACAAATGGGAATGACCCAAGAAGACGCCGGGGTCCTTGAGGTCGGCGGTGCTGAGCTCACAGAAGGAGCAAAGTTCAGATTCATCGAAGATGTTTGTGAACAGCTGAGGTTGGGCAGCGAGTTCTCAGTCCCGTTCCTTACACCGTGTGGTCCAGAGATTCCTCCAGCGCCTTTAGGATTCCCAATACCTGATCTACACGATGAAGAAACGTACGCTGACTGGCACAAGTGGGCGTTAGGCGCGTACCTAAGCGTCGCGCAGACGCTGAACATGCCTGGGCAGACACCGTTTCTGCCGATCATCTTTGACCCGATTCACATCGCCGCAACGTTGAACCTGCCGATGCCGAGCATCTCGTTGCCGAAGTTTCCAGGTTTGATGTTGAACCTACCTAGGCTGATGTTAAAGCTCGAAATCATGCCGCCCGACATCGCGGCAAAGCTGCCGGACATCATGTCACTTCTCGAGATCCCTCCGGCGATTCCGATTCCAGAGATACCAGAGATCCCGCTCCCTGAGATCATGGCGGACCTTCCGACACTTGCGATCAACCCGATCCTCGCACTACCGAATATTTTCGTCAGCTTGATCGGTCAGTTCCCTGTGTTGGCGATCGACCTGCTTACGCTAAACCTTGCGTCGATATGTGAGCTCGCCCTCGATGCGTTTGCCGCTACAAACGGTCCAAACCCATTGCTTCAGATCGCAACTACAAAGGTCCTTGCAATCAGAACGGGTGAATGTCTAGCAATCGACCTCATCGGAGTTACGCTGGGGTCTGCGTCTGGTGGGGCGGTCGGCGCGATGGGCAAAGAATTTGGCTACGAACCTCCGCCGTTTCCTGGTAAACATTCTGAAGATGGCCCACGGGACAAAGTAGTCAGGTTTGCAGAGACGATGGAGGGAACATCGTACGGAAACGATGATACGCGTGAAAAATACACGATGGGTCTCTTCCCAAATCTTATATACAAGAACGACGGTGACCCATCGTACGGCGACAACGCAGACACTGACAATGGTCAACGAGGAGAACCTGGAAGACCCAAGCAAAAGGCATTATTTGCAGCATCAGGCGCATCATCATGCGGCCTCTTCGTCAGAGGGGCGCTGATCGCGGCCGGTGCAAAGGGTGATAGGTTCTTCACTGAACCCTATAGAGAAGGTACGGCAATCAGCAGCCTGCTGAGGATCGCTCATGAACGTGACGCTATACTCTTTGACAAGTCACGCGGCGACAAGGAGATTCCAGCCTTCAAGAAAGGCGATGTAGTTCTCATCGGAAGCGAAGGTAATTCACCACATCCGCTTCACGTTGAGATGTTCCTCTCTGATTATGGGGGAGGAAACTCTGGAGATGCGCCCGGCATCGGTGGAGGTGCGCCCGATCCAGAAAACAAAGGTGCAGACGGTAAGCTTGTCGGTTCGGCGATCAAAAGGGTTACGTACAAATTCGAAAAGAAGACGCAGGACGGCTACTACAATCATCCGTTCGCTGGGCCTGAGGATGGCCCCACTGATGCGTCCGATGATCCTACTGGAACTTCCTATCGTCGACCAGTTTTGGTTGTGATTGATGTCGAAAAGATAATCAGTTATGGCAGCGAGGAAGAGGCATAGTGGGAACGTTTAGCTTTCGAAGCGTAGGTAAAACCTTAGAAACAACACTTCAGGACGCAAGGGCCGTCGAACCTACTCCCACGATGTACGGCGTCAAGACGCCTCTACGTCCAGGTATCAAGAATGTGTTTGATGTAACGTATTCCTTGAAGGATCAGATCGCCGACAATCTCAGGAACCTTCTGCTGACGAACCACGGCGAACGAGTCGGCCTGTATGACTACGGTGCAAACCTACGTCCCGTACTGACGGAGTTCGTTTCGCTGGATGACTTTGATTCAACTGCGATCGAGAGGATCAAAAAGGCCGTCGACAAGTGGATGCCATACATCAACCTAAACGACTTTACATCCAAGGTCGATAGGACAAAGAACAACGGAAAGATCGCAGCGATTTCACTCATGATCACGTATGACGTTCCAGCACTACAGATAACCAACGCATCGATCAAGCTAACCATGTTCGTCCCGTAGGACACTTCGATACTTACCATGAGCGGCAATGACAGTCAAGAGCAATATAACCAAAGAGCCTCGCCAGAGGAGGTACATCGCCAGAGATTTTGATTCGTTCAGGGCTCAACTGGTTGCATACGCACGCCAATATTACCCGAACATGATCCAGGACTTCTCTGAAAACGGCCTCGGCGGGTTGTTCGTCGACATGGCGGCGTACGTAGGTGACAACCTCTCGTTCTACCTCGATCACCAGTACCAGGAGCTCGATCCTGAGACGGCGTTCGAGGACAGGAACATCGAACGACACCTCAAATCTGAAGGCGTTCCGATCACAGGAGCGTCACCATCCTTAGTCAACGTGACATTCTACACCCAGGTTCCTGCTACGCAGGACGGCAACAGCACCGTGCCACAGTGGGATGCGATACCAATCATTCAGGCTGGCACAACAGTATCGTCAGACTCGGGAGTGACATTCACATTGCTTGAAGACATCGATTTTCGAAAGAAGAACGATGATGGTTCGTATGTTGCGTCGTTGAGGGTCGGTAGAACTAACGCAAACGGCAGCGTTCTCACGTTTGTCATGTTTGCCAATGGCGAATGTATCTCAGGTCGAGAAACATCCGAATCATTCAGCGTAGGATCATTTGTCCCATTCAGGCGATTGACGTTATCTAACGCAAACGTAACCCAGATCATCGCAGTATACGACAATCTGGGCAACGACTATTACGAAGTGTCAGCTCTCACGGATGACGTCATTTATCAGAACATTCCGAATGTAAGGGATGATGTAGGCGAAGTTCCAGAAACGATCAAGCTAATTCCAGCACCGTATAGGTTTATCTCTGACGTCAACATGAATGACCGTCGTACAACCCTGATCTTCGGTGGCGGATCAGCAGAGACACTTGATGATGACATCATTCCAGATCCATCAGAATTTGCGATCAGATATCCTTACAGGAGGACGTTCGCTCGAAAACCACTCAACCCGAAGAAGATGTTGCAGACCAAAACGCTTGGTGTTGCTGCTGCAGACGTCGAATTGACTGTCGCGTACAGGTATGGTGGTGGACTTTCGCACAATGCTGGTCCTACTGAGGTTCGATCAATCGAGGCACTCAGGATGTACTTCCCGAACAATCCAACACCTGTGACTGCTGCAGGCGTACGATCGAGTACAGAGGCATCAAATGCCGAAAAGGCATCTGGCGGTGAAGATCCACCGACAGTCAGCGACCTCAAGGAGCTGATTCCGACCATCAAGGCATCGCAAGAACGTATTGTCAGCAGAGAAGACCTATTGGCAAGGGTATACACGCTTCCAAGCAACTTCGGACGTGTATACAGAGCAGCTGTTAGGTCGAATTCAAGCAATCCACTTGCATCACAGTTATTCATCGCCTCACGCTCTCCCAACGGTACACTGACAACTGCCTCCGATACATTGAAAGTAAACCTCGTTAGGTTCTTGAATCCGTATAGGATGATTTCTGACGCCATCGATGTGTTAGATGCCCAGATCATCAACATCGAGGTAAATTTCGAAGTTGTCATTGATCCTTCGGTAAACAAGCAGGTTGTATTGCAGCAGATCCTCATCAGGCTGAAGAGCTTCTTCAGAGTTCAAAACTTCCATATCGATCAGCCGCTTGTGCTTTCTGAGATCAGGAACTCGATCATGGCGATACGTGGTGTTATTTCGCTAAACGCATTGAACGTGAACAACCTGACAGGTGTTGTTGCCAACAGGACGTACAGCGATCGTACATTTGATGTTGATTCGAATACATTCAAGGACATTGTCTTCCCACCGTCGGGTGGAATCTTTGAGGTCAAATACCCTAACGTCAACATCGTAGGAAGGGCTGTCTAATGTTCAAGACGCTTCGAGCTCGATCCGACACCTACATCACAGATAGGATCATCGAGGGTGAGAGAAGGACCAACGCAAATGTGGGCCAGGCTGCGTCGCTTGACCTCTACAAATTGTACGGTCAGAACGAAGTGTCTGGTTCCGCGGTGTCCGAACAAACACGCCTTCTTGTCTGGTTCGACCTCGATCCACTTCGCGCGCTTGTAACATCGCAGCAAATCGACATCACAGACCCATCGTTCAACGTAAGCATGCATCTGTTCGACGTCTATGGCGGGCAACCTACACCTACAAACTTTGATGTCGATGTGTATCCACTATCGCAATCGTTTGACGAAGGAGGTGGTCGAGACATCGTCAAATACTCCGACTCCGATTCAACGAACTGGCTGACAGCATCGTATCCAGACGTCCCTTGGATCACATCTGGCTGTGGGTTTGGCGGAGACGCAAGCGATTCTGTCGACTACGTTACAGAGATCAGTGGTACAAGCGTAAGGTCTACACAGACGTTCGTCTCAGGCGAAGAAGACCTCTGTGTAGACGTCACAGCTGCAGTTTCGGCGACGCTCGTTGGCCTGATTCCAGACGCAGGGTTTAGGGTCTCTTACAGCGAGGCGATTGAAAATGATACACGATCGTACTTTGTAAAGCGTTTTGGTGGACGAAACGCCTACAATGAGGACAAGCATCCACAGCTCAAGGTAAGGTTTGACGATTCAATCCTTGATGATTCACAGATCCTTGAGCTTGATAGCTCTGGAAGCATCTTCATGTACAGCTACAGGAGGGGCGATCCAGCAAACCTTCTTAGCGGCACCGTTGAGATCACAGGTTCAAACAGCCTCATGCTTAGGCTTACTACACCTATCTCTGGAGGAACACACGACTTCTACTTCACAGGCTCGCAGTTTGCTCGCGGTGTAAGTCACATCGATGGAATCTACTACGCTGATGCACACATCCCAGCATCTGACCAGTACGTGACAGCAAAGCTACTCGAAACAGGTTCAGTCGATTTCACACCGATCTGGACTTCACTCGATGAGACGATCGCGTTTGTCACGGGTTCAAATGTCACGTTCTATCCACCGACAAGGACACAGCGGCGCCTCGAACAGAGCAAGTATACGATCACCGCGACAGGTCTAAGGCAATCACACAAGACCGACGAACGTCTCATCGTCAGGGTAAACATCTTCGATCACACTTCACCACGCATCAAGTTCGTCAAGCGTCCAATTGAGCTCCCAGGAATTGTCATTAGAGACGTTCACTACCAAGTTCGAGACGCCATCACAGCAGAGAGGGTCATTCCATTCGATACGACGTATAAGTCAACAAGATGTTCTTCAGACAACGCGGGAATGTACTTTGAGCTAGACACATCGAGCCTACGAGACCAACGTTCGTACGTCATCGATGTAATGATTGATGCGTACGGAAGCCAATTCGTCTATAGGGACGTATCGCCTGTTTTTAGGATCAACGACCTGCAGCTCTGAGCGTAAAGCATGGCTGACATCAAGAAAAATACTCCAACAAAGACGTTTACGTTACCGTCATTCATCAAGGCGTCGATCGAAGGCAACAGACCCATCGTTGCGAGCCTGGCTGTCCTGAGCAACACGAACATTGAAAGCACGTCTTCGTTCAAGTATGATCCACGTGGTGAACCACTGAAGTCGAGCCAACAACTAAACGTCGATTGGTCAGGGTTTCAGAACCACTGCTTTTTCATGAGTGCTGAAGCGCTCGTAAACATTGCCTTTGATCAGATCATCAATGGATTTCCCTTTGATGGCACAAAACAGGAGGTCGAAAGGTTCTTTGACGGGCTTACCGGATTCGAACGCTGGGTGTTCGACAGGTTCCCAAAGTACAAGGGATCATTGCTGTTCGATGGTACATCATACATCCAGGTAAACGACAAGCAGGGCGCGCTGTTTCCAGAGCTCGCATCGAACGCTCAGGGCATTGCGGTGATGAATCCGCTCAATAAGTCGTTTTCGATCGAGGCACATGTTCTCATCCCGTCGCAGTCAAATGACGTCCAGGTCCTCTGTCAGAAGTTCGACTCAGGTTCAAATTCTGGTTGGTCGCTATACCTTTCTTCGTCGTCCGCCCCCACTGTCGACTTACACTTTGCTGTGATGTCGGGTACGACGACAACATCTGTCGTCGGCGAGCTCGAACGTGGCAGGTACAACCACATCTGTGCGATGCTTGACAGGACTCGTCCAGAATCAGTCGCGCTGCTCTACAACAACGCAAAACAGATCGGTGTCTCGACAAGGCGGCCGCTCATCGGAGCAATTGACATCGATGATTCACCGTTGTACATTGGAACGGGCTCTTCATTTACTGTGGGAGGATCCACAATCACACCGATGCAAATGTTCTCTGGTAGCATCGATGAATTTCGACTGTTCCACGCGCTGCGTTCAACAAAGCAGCAACAGGTATATCACCAGAAGGCTATTACGTCTGATGATGACCTCAAGCTGTACTTCAAGTTCAACGAACCGGCCCCTCCGCTCGTACCGGATGAGAACAACGCTGTCAATGCAATCGTACTTGACAGCTCTGGCAACAGCCTACACTCGCTCGTGGCAAACTTCACCGGATCGCTCCGCAAGAGCTACGATGATGATCCCGAATCAATCATGGAGTTCGAACAGGACGACCTGAGTCCGGTCCTGTTTCCAGCGTTTGCATCAGTCGTGTCTCTCAATGAAGAACTACTCGAAAGCGGTACCCTTTACGATAGCGAAAATCCAAACCTTATCACTCGTCTTGTTCCTGAACACTGGCTGCTGCAGGGACAGTTTTTTGAAGGCAGCGAGACTGTTGCAGGATCGATGAGCGATGTTTATGGTGGTGAAGGCATCCCAGGCCAAGGCGAGGTCGGTCAGACACAGATGATCCTCGCATTCCTGTACATCTACGCGAGGTTCTTTGACGAGATCAAGGTGATGGTCGACCAGTTTGTCAACCTTCACCATGTGGCATTTGAAGACTACGATACAACACCAAACACATTCCTCTACAGGCTTGTCAGACGCTGGGGCGTTGACATGCCTCCGCTGTTCAACGAGTCGTCGATCGAACAGTATATAGAAGCTGAAAATATCGCTGATGAAGTTGAAACTGACGACATTCCGCTCCGCATCGTGCAGGACGAACTCATGAAGCGCGTCCTCATCCACATGCCAAAGATCATCAGGACAAAGGGCACGCTCTACGCGATCCAAGCGTTCCTTAGAGCGATCGGCATCGATCCAGAGAACAGTGTGAGGATCAGGGAGTACGGCGGACCCACATCAAACAACATCGAGATCTCCCGCGAGACAAAGATTGAACCAGGTGTAATGCTCAAGATGAACACAGGTTCGCTCGTCGTCTCTCCATTCCTAACTGGCTCACGTGTTGAACCGGGCGAACCCTACATCTCTGGAACATTCGTCAGCTCAACGCAGTATCCACCACACGGTGTCTCCAATGGTCCGTCGGATGGCCTGCTGACTAGCGGATCATGGACATTCGAGGCAATTTATCGCTATCCGCCTAGAAAGCTGCTTACGACGGAAGCTGGTTTCAACGCAACACAGAGCCTCGGACGAGTCGTTGTAACAGGAAGCAACGACAGTGAAGGTGGAATTGTTGTGAATTGTACGGCAATCTCCTCGAGCGCTGGTTCAAGGATCAACCTCCACATACGTCCTGGTTCTGCTCCTAACTCGCCTTATCATGAGGTCACGCTTCCGCTTTCTACGGGAGACGCTGGTATCTTTAATGGCGACAAATGGCTTGTTGCGTTTGGTCACAGGCGACCGACTAACGTAGGAAGCCTCTACACGGGTTCGTACTTCATCAAGGCAAGTAGTCAAAATTACGGTGAGATCATTCATGAATTCTCTACATCATCGTTCTTTTATGAGTTATCAAATCCAACAGGAAGCATGGAGGTTCACTCTCTGCGAGCGTTTGGTCATCAGATCAACGTAAGCGGAACGTACTACTATTCAGGTTCAACGTTATACTCAGGCTCTACAAATGCATCGGGCGCGTTCATCCAGGTTGGCGAGAATGCAACTGTAAATTCCGGTACGTCCTATGATGAGTCTGGTTACCTGTACCTAAACAATACTCTATGGGCCCCTGATGAGGCACGAGCGACCAATTTCGTCGGTCTGGTATCCAACATCAGGTTCTGGTCAATGGCCTTGTCTGACACAGAGTTCAAAGAACATTCGCAAAACTACAAGAGCGTCGGTGTTGACAACGCAAAGGTGAATTTCAACTTCAACACAACGAGCTCGGGATCGTTCGAACGCCTCCGCATGCACGCCGTCTACTCACAGGACGATAGGCAGCCGATTGCAACCGCGAGCAACGAGTTCCCAACAGGAACGCTGTTTCTCTGGGATCACTCGCAGAATGGCATGCACCTGACAGGAACAGGATTCAGGCTGTATGAAAATGCCTTGGTGGGTGAACTCTTCGATCACAGTTACTTCTCACCGTACTTCGACGAAGGCGTCTCGTATGAAAAGATCAGGATCAGAGGCGCACAAACGTTAAAACTCGTCGACAAGTATGCGTGGACGAACTGGGGACCTGCGTACGAGGTCCCTCCATACGAAAGACCGACAGACGATGTTCGCTTTGCGATCGAGTTCTCACTCATCGATTCCTTGAACAGGGATATCATCACGATCTTCTCAACGCTCGAAGAGTTAGGAAACGCAATCGGCTCTCCCGAGCTTGCATTCGCGGATGACTACCCAGAGCTCGAACAGCTACGTGACATCTACTTCAACAGGATCGAAGGAAAGCTTGACTTCAAAACGTTCTTCGAGTTTTTCAGATGGTTCGATACAGCGATCGGAACGTTCATCAATCAGCTGATTCCACGAAAAACAAACTTTAGAGGAGCAAACTTCCTTGTTGAGTCTCACATGCTTGAACGTCATAAAGTAACATACAGGTTTGAGGAAATGTACCTCGGTGAGGATGATAGGCAAAGATTCAGAGATGTTCTACTTGTCCAACAGGTTGCCGGGTCGTTAAGGAGGTGGTAACGTATTATGATTGTTAATAAGTTCTTTAGACCCGATTTTACTCCTGAACGTCCATTCTTCTATGAGGGTCCAAACGTCAAGTATGCTCCAATTGGTCCATCTGGATCATTTCATTTCATCTACGCGAGCCTTGTCAGTCCACATTCTTTGACGATACAAATCATCAATTCTGGATCGATTGATACATCTGGCATTGATGCCTACAGGCAAGGCGTTGAAATTTCTGATATCAAGCATTATGATGCTGGGCTCGTAAAAATCCACGCAGGTGAACCAGGACACGTACTTCCAAGGAGGCAGTACGGGTATGGAACATCATTCAGACACGATCAGGACTTCTTCGAAGAAATCGACCTCTTTGATCCTGTCGAGTTCATCAAAGCACAAGGCGATGTTGATCAGTTCTACTCGTCATCGTACACCATCACGTGGCCCATCGTGACAAAGGACTACAATGCAAGCGACAACTACGAGTTTGACGGTGTGATCGAACCGCTCGTCATCCGTGCCGCAGCTGCGTTCTTCAGCATCGATGTTCCGTTTGAAACACATACAATTCGCGGCGAACTCATGGGCGGAAACACCAACCCAGTGAAGGCAGCGAACCAGATCAAGACAGTCGACTACTTCGACCCGTCAGAAGGCAGCGTTCCGTACCTCGACCTCATCGACATGCTGGGAAACGTTCCGATGGAAGGCTTCTTTAACAGCGACCAACGTCCGCTGTCGCCGTTCGTTGATGAGCGTCTCCCAAGAGACCATCCGCTGTCTGATACGTATGAAGACGACCTCGGCGCAGCGCTCAGCGCTGTATACGTCTCGGGGTCAGAGAGCATCACTTATGCATCGACAGATACGTACGTGAAGTACAATCAGATAGCGGCGACGTCTGGGTTTACGTACGACGCAGTGCAAGGCGTAGGTACAGATTCGCTATCGTTTGGAGGACTTACATTCTAATGCCAGCGTCATCGAAAGCATCTCGACAGCCTCCTGTTGCAAACATTGAAGACTACACGTTGTTTTACGTTGTAGAGGAGGACGTGGGCCTCACTCACTTCGCAGACACGCAGATGATGCCTGTTCCAAAAATGGTGGGTGAATTTGAGGATATCGGTAAAGGCGGAACAAACGACGCGTGGGGTCAAATGGAAATCGGATTTGATTTTCCATTTGATCAACAAACATACGCAAACATTCACATCAACACACACGGATGGGCAACGATTGATGAAACATCAGAACTTGAATTATTTGGTTGGCAACAAACAAATTTTGTTGATGGTGGTGAATGGCAGAACGAATTCATTCGAATGAACATGACGACCGATCACGTCATGCTTGCACCATGGTTTGATGATAGCAAGAATGTTTATGACAATCCCACAAGCGCAGGAATGTCATCAACAGAAGTATTCAACCTTTTGTATGGAAGATGGCGACCACGTGAAATTTACAGGCCTGTGCAGGCAGGTGTTAAGTACATGCGTGATAATAACAGTCCACTTGGGCGTCGACTCATTATTAGGTGGACATCTCTAACAAATTATTCATCACCACTTGCGTCTTCAATTATTCGCTTTGAACTTGTTCTCTACGAAAATGGAAGAATCGAATTCAGGTATACACCACGTAATTCACTACGATTGCAGGAAGGAATTTCACCGACTGAAGACGCTACAATCGGTATTTTTGGAAATATCCTATCAAAGAATAGATTTAGAGATTTTTCACGTGAATTAGGCATCTACGTCAAACGAGAACGCTACTACAAGGGTGGATCCATCTATAATGCATCGTGGACAGATGCTGCAGGTGATGGTGCTCCGACACCTTATGTTAAATCTCTTCGACCTTGGGAACATTGGCCTGGACAAAGAGGAAAAGGCGCAATGTTCGTCTTTCAACCTCCAACAAAACGTCGTAAAATTCTTCCACGCTTGTTTGTACGTGGGTTTGACTCATTATCGAGATATCCAAAATTCTTAAGGACCGGTGGCGCTTCAAGAAGCCAATTTGATGATAGACGATCATTAAACATTACGAGTGGAGCGCTGCAGATTGTCAACTATCCCACAAAACTTCCTCGTAATTTTGGTGGCAACAAGCAAGAGGCGCAAACACGTCGCGACATCTATGAAGGGGGCTTTGAAACATCTGGATCAACGCAGGGCGCATTCGATGTGTTCAAGTTTGGCGCAAGCGTCGAAAATTTTACGCCTATTGCACCGTTTAGCGAAGCAAACAATCATAGCATTGTTTTCAATCAAGCAGAATATGCGTTCTTTGCGACAGGATCAAATCCAGACGATCTAAACGGATTTGATCAACCGATCTGGTCAAAAACGCAGTTAAAGCTCGAATTTCCAATCGAATATACGACTCGAATGCTTGAAACAACAAGCTCAATTCTGTACTACGATGCAAAGTTTAAACAGTTCTATCAGAAGGGTGTATCATACGCATTTGATGAGAATGGCGAAGTTGATTCAATTACAGCTCTTGACAACAGGTTTGCCCGTAACGATTCAAACAGACACGCAGTCCCAGAAGACTATCGTGGGTTTGGTCCTATCGGAAATGTCATCGTTAGTGGTTCGGCGAATGGAACGCTTGCAAGCGGCGGTTTGTTGGCTGCGGCTGGTCAAACAGATTCAAATATCAATGACATGTTCTCTGGAAGATCATACACTGACGCAATTCAAACAGAGTATGGAAAAAGCATATGCATAAATGCAGACTATGATGCGTCACAGCTTGAAACGTTTACGCTTCCAATTGTTCAGCCTTTTCTCATTGAAAAGGCAATCATTGAATTACCGATCGAAGCAGGACCAAAGTGGTTTGAAGATAAAACGCGTGTATTCCAACCGATCGGAGCGTTAACAACGCAATATGGATCATACGTTGACATGGGCGGCCCTGCTGTCACCGTTGCCTTGTTCAATCAGTTACGATTTGGCGAAGAACGTCGTAGAGATCTTATTCTTTCTGCAACATTTACACATACGGGCGATTCTGGATCGAACGTCATTTTTGAAGACTCAACATTCTCTCCCAATACAGCACAAATGTACATTGAAGGGTTCGATGGGATCGGAGGATGTGCCGCAGCATACGTCGAACCCAACACGAGTGGTACGATGTTTACCGGTAGCGTCAGAATGCTAACGACAGCAATGATCTCTAATGGTATTTACGCTACCTTGCGCCGCGATGCAAATCTAACAATTTCCTCTGAAAACAGAGCACTCGTCAGAGATTTTATCGCACAACCTGAGATTAAGATCAAAAACTCTGTAACAAGCAATGGTACCACACAAAGCGGATCGATCTTTAGGAATAGTTGGGTTAATAACTTTGGTAGAAGTCAAACTGGATTTGAAAGTTCTGGACAGTCGATTTTCGGACGTGAGCACGAAACGAAAAAAAATGTCAATAAGATTGAAAACAAATTCTTTTTTGGTACATCACCACCTGCCGCGATCGAAAACATTATTTCTACGAACGACAACTTTATTCTGACACATCCTATCTCATTATTGAAATATAGGAACAGCCCATACCTTGTATTTCCAGGACAGCAGATCGTTCTTGCCATAAGCAAGACTCGACCTCGTGTCTATACAACAGCAGACGTTTCGCTTGATGAGAATTACTTCTACAACGAAGATTGGCACGACATCAAAATCCCATCAGGTTCATCTGTTAAGATCACATTATTTGGTAGTCATGTTCAAAATTCCAAAGAATTTCATGATACTCTAAGTCAGCCGCTCGATTCAGACGGCATCCATGAGATCATCAAAGACAACCCAGTCCTTGATCAGTTCGAAGTCGTCGATAGACGAATATTCTCTGGTACATTCGATGACTCTTTTGTGACAGGTTCACTTCTTGAATTGAAACCAAAATACGCAAGGACGAGCGAAACAGACGTCTTCACTCAAAATAACAAAGAAGTTGCGTTTAGTGTTACACAAGCGTCACACGATAATGGTTTCATCCAAGACGGTTACAAATCGATTAGACTTACAAAGCAGTACGAGGTTGCAGGACTCCTAAGAAATGTTCGACATGTCTCTGATGATGAAACGTTTTGGGACAGTCTTGTCCCCGATCCAAGGGCATGCGCAGCAAAAAATGGAGCAGCACTTGGAATCGGTGAAGGGTACGAGTATGCCGGCGCGATGTGGCTTTGGGACGTCAACAAGTTCTGGAATGATGTTACAGACAAGCGTTGGTCCTGGAGCTATCCATTTGAACCTCACTATGCAGGTATCCAACGTCTTGATAACATCATTGCTGCATACGCGGTACGATACCTGATCAAGTTCTCGCCAACAGAACTCGAAACGCTAGATTCGATTGTACCTGTTGCAGGCATCACCGTTTGGGCTGGTGGTGTCTGGTACCGTAGTTCGTGGAGCGTATTCGGACGATGGTTCTCTGATCAGTACAGCGATGTATTTTCGTTTTCAAACATTCGCCCACTATCAGACGATGATGCGTTAATGGTTATGTACGGATTCGGTGACTATAATAGCTACACTGGTGCCGCAAACGAGATAATAAATGGCTACGTTCGTCCTGATATTGAATATGATGGTTCACCGCCTAACACTGCTACGGACGTTGCTGGAACAACTCATTCACCCTTCCCACGTGTGCCACATTCGCCCGGCACAGGATATACATTCTGCCTGCATCCAGAGATTCGAGGGTGGAAGTATGGTCTGCTCAGTGGAATTCCAACAAATTCATCATGTGTGTTCAGACGAAATAAATACGGACAGTTTAGGGACATGCTCGAGCAAAGACCCTTTGCTGCATACTATGGGTCTTTGCAAGGCATCAACCAAAGTGCTGGTATAAACGAAAATACACGCCGTAGATTCAAAAGGCTACGTCGAAGGTTTGGTACAAAGACAAAGCTACCTCGACCGGGACCCGTCTACATTAGGTTCATCAATCCGATCACCGGACGACTCACATCGCCTGATAATACGTGGTCATCAAACCTTAGCTATGCTGCGACGTCGAGCATGCCTTATATCGACGGGATTGCAACAAACAGACCTGATATCAACGTCAATGCGCTGAATCAGGCAATCACAACATTCTCTACTGATGAAAACAATAACTTGACCATCTGATCATTGAGTCGAAATCATAGATAGAGTGCGCTAATGACAACGAAGGCTGAAAGAGACAAATCACCATTCCTGTTTATCAAAGATGTTAATAAAGACAGGATAAGCCGCGTTGTTATCCCATCGAACACGCAAATCGGTACACTTAACGATCCCTCTGAACTTCATGTCCTAGGTAGGTTTGCGCTCAAGCCACGTCGCATAACACTTACGGTAGCTACACAGACAGGAAGCCTTACGAACGATGACACGATAGTCGAAATTGATAACCAATCGGAAACAACTGCGACAGTCTGGCTTCCATCAAAGGCGCGCGATGGGCAAGTCATTTTTATCAAAGATTATGCCGGAACTGCATTTGACAACCCGATCATCATCACTACACAGGAAGGAACGGTTCAGGTAGGTCAAACATATGCAATCACGATAGATGAAAACTACAATTCACTTGCTGTTTTCTGGAACGTAGACAGATGGCAAGTTCTCGTTACGGGTGGTAGCGGAGTAGGGTCAACTCTCCTCAGCGCATCATTCATTACAGTGAACTCAGAAAATGTGTTTACAAACCAAAGGACACTTGATGTCAACGCTGGTCAACTTACGCTTATAGACAACGGCCCAAGCAGCAACATTGTCCTTGGATTAGATACAACTAACGCAGATGGATCGTACACGCTCGCAAACATCACTGTAGATTCGTTTGGTCGAGTTACTGCTGCATCAAACGGATCACTCCCAGACATTCCAGGAGCCTCAGGTACGTATCACCTTCCATCACTTACTGTGCAGTCTGATGGTCGCATCTCGATCATTGAGGACGGCGGTGGTGACCGCGCAACGTGGATCGGTAGCAACGACAACATGCGTACGACAGGTACGATCTCAATCGATCCGATTGGAAACTTTGCTGGAAGCTACGGCGCAAACGCGTATTTCTACGTGGGCGGAACGCGTGGAATCAACAACACGTCGGCGCAGTTTGCTGTCTTTGGTGGTGATGCTGTCTTCTCCGGGTCGATCAGGTATGGAACAACGCAGATCGTTCAGACGTCAAGTTGGATACCTCTCGTAACAGCGTCACAGGAGTTCTCAGAAGTCAGGTATGTTGGACCAAGTGGAACAATCGCATCATTTGTAGACTCGTTTAGTGGCACGCTTTTCTATATTAGTGATGCTTCCGGCTTTCCATATTTTGAAGTGTTGTCTGATCAGAATACGCATATTCGATCAAATGCATATTTCTGGTGCGGGTTGTCAGGTTCGATTACAAAGCTTCCGAATGGAACATCATACCTCGTTGCGGGTGCTAATGTCGGCATCACAAGCGCTTCAAGTGGTCAAATCACAATTTCAGCGCCAAATTTAGGTGCCGATCGTGAGGCAACGTTCATCCTTGTTGGCGCAAATACGGCGTCGCTTCCGAACGAACGATACCTGAATGTTCTCACAAGCAGCGGTGTCACGATTACCGACAACGGTGCAGGTTCGTCGATCGACCTTGACATAAACGATGGAATCGTTGCAACGATCTCAGGTGCAACGTTCACAGGGCCCGTCTCTGGAACGTTTACAGGATCACTAACTGAGGTCTCATCAGGAGTACCGTTCTTCACGGCATCCAACGGGATCGTTGCCGAGGTGTTCGGTGATCAGTGGCACCTGTACATCTCAGGCGCGATCGGAGGAGGAACAGGTACAGGAGACGGTGACAAGAACGCATCGTACGTCGTAGTCCAACACACCGGAAGCCTGCCGAATGCTCGCGCCATTTATGGTGGGGCGGGAATCTCTATCTCTGATGAAGGCCCAAGCGGTTCGATTGTCATCACAAACGCGCTGTCGACTGGGTCACGAAGACAACCTCAAGACGCTGATGATATCATCGTTTGGAGGATCAATGAGCGTTCTGGTACGTTGATCACAAACTATGGATCGAGTGGATCGCTTGCTGACATCACGGGTTCGAACATCAACTTCTACAAAGCAGGAGTCTTTGACTATGCGGTAGAGTTTTCTGGATCTACGAGCTTTGCGACAGGAAGTGGCGCGGCCCAACCACACGAAGGTACAGACGGATTCACAGTTTCTGGATGGATCTGGCCATATACATTGGCCGAAGGAATCATTGTCCAAAAGAACGCCGTAACCGGTGCTCCTGAGCCTAATCCGCCTCTTGCGATGGGTCTCTCTGGCGCGTTTGCTTCGTTGTACGTTCAAATACGCTCAACAGCGAATAACGAAAACCTGCTACAACTATCGACGGACCGATCACTTCGTCTAAACGCGTGGAACCTCGTAGGATTCACCGTTACAGGTAGCGCGATAAACGTCTACCAAAATGGAGACTTCATCTGTAGCAAACCGCTTACAGGTTCTATTGATTTTGTGAGTGGTGGATGGTGGGCAGTAGGTGGTCTTCCTGACGGTTCATCTAGTTTAGATGCCAAACTAAACGATATTCGTGTATCAAACGTTGCTCGTAACCATGAGTGGTGGAAAAATGTTTACGTCAATGGATTACGTGGCGTTTCATCGCCCGTATATACAAACGAGGCCACATGTATATTGACAACATTGATAACGAATGATTTATCATATACGCCAATTGACGCAACTGTTTTGTTTATCAACGTACAATCAACGGGCACATATGAAATCACAGGTCTTGATGCATCATATGCTACGCCATCAGATAGACGAAGAACGCTTTTCAATGTATCAAGTGCTAGTTTTAGCCTAAAAAACAATAACACAGGGTCTGCTATTGAAAATAGATTTCTTTTTTCAAATGACAAAATTATACCTGCAAACGCAGGTATCGAGCTAATTCGAGATTTTACAAACAATGTATGGAGGAGCATCTGATGCAATCGACCGGGCAGATTCGTATAGATCCTGATGGATTATGCGTATTTACTGATCCCAACAGTGATATGTGTCTCCCAGACGTACCTCGAACCGTTGATGAAGGCACATCCAGTCTTTTCGTGCATAACATCGCACGAAAACAACTCGTTGCAAACAACGAAAACATTACAGATTTCCTAAAATTTTTAGGAATCACAAACAAAGCAGCGCAAGTATCAACATATAACAATTCAAACAACGAAAAAGTTAAGCTGATTAGTACACGTAGCAGCAGTCCAGAATCGTTCTATGGATTGCGTACAACAACGCTCCCTTCGTTTCAATGGATGAAAGATTTTTTTGAAACACGCATGTTTACTGGCGGTAAAACATGGTGCATTTGGATTCGACCTGTTCCTACAAACGCAGCCGATCGTCACCATGTTAGAATATTCTCTCAGGTTGATGGTTTTCGTCTACGAGTACATCCAGATGATGACACAGACCCTGCGCGTTTGTACCTGCATTTCAATATGTCTGGCAACGATCACATCGTTTATACCACAAATCCAGTATTGACGTTTGGGCCGGAATCTATGCAATTTATCTGTATCGCCAGCGATTATACCAATAGCTACATCTGGCATAACGGTGTACCTCAAGCTCTTACTGTTCAAAGTTCTGGTACTGGAACCTTCTCGCAAAGACCGTTAGATTCAATTTTTTTTGGTCACGGCGCAGAAACATCAATTTCAGAATATTATGACATTGGAATGTTTCTTATGTACAATAAAATTTTATCGAATAAACAAGTACATAAACTGTTTATTACGACTCGAAAGTATTTCTAATGGGAAATCCATATCTTGGTGAACCAGATGTGGTTGAACCACATCTGTGGATTTTTTTAAATGATATTAAACAGTGGCAACTTGTTCCAACTAGTTCAATTCAAGGTGTGGGAGGAGGCGGAACAGGAGACGCTAATGCTCAATTTATTGTCGCTGCAACGACTGGTTCTTTACCAAATGCATTTGTGTTAACTCCCGGTCCAAATATCACCATCAACTTTGCAAATAATATTGCTTCAATCACTGGGAGTGTGTCTTCTGGTTCAGGATCATTTGACGTATTACATCTTCACAATGGTGTAACAACATATGAACAAGATGGATGGTTTACTGTAGGCAGCATACATGTTGACGGATCGAATCTTTCCACACTTTCCAAGACGTTTGAAGTTATCGGTCATGTGTCAACAAGTTCTTATACTGGATCGTTTCGTTTATTCAATTTTACGACAGAAGAACAGCTGTGTCTCCTTACGACACAGTCAGAAACAAAGACACTATTATCAACAGGCGTTCTATTGAACACAGGATCGTGTATATACGAGGGCCAGATTTCTTTGGAACCCTCAGGTTCTTCTCACTTTGTCATTGCAGAAATGTTCAGGATCACGTAACACGATGCTTCCACTTACAACGTACAAGATGCGTGCTATTTCTCAAAGTACGTACCAAAAGATCACATGGACGCATAGTTCACCCGATATAGCAGGAAACTACGCTCCTGAAACGATTATAGCTCATTCAACAATCGTCGAGGCTGTGTCAAAGGACACAGCGCCCAGGGTTTCGCTCGATGATGATCATGTCATCGCCATTTATTTAAATGAATCATCTACGACTGTTACAAATCGTGGTTCTGCTGGCGAATCTGAATGGTCGGTTGATGCGGGAACGGTGACACCGTCTCAAGATGGAATGATTGATAAATCAATGTTGTTTCAAGCGGCTCAGCTACAAGCACCATTGAGCTCAAATCTTACCGGTTGGGACGAACTTACGTGGATGGCGTGGATTTATCCAACAACAACGTCGCAAGGAACATGGGGAATTATTGTTTGGCGCGCAAACAATTCGTATCCGTCAAATACGATTGGTGGTGGTATTGATAGTTCAGGAAACTTTATCTGTCGAAAGAATAGCTCACAGGCTACACTTGGAACAATTAGCGATTGGACAAACGGTGCAAATAAGTGGTATCACATTGCACATGTATCAGACACAAATGGCCAATATGGATTCATTAACGGAACGTTAATAGGGCGTAGTGCGACAGCTGGTACTTTATCGTGGGCAAATCCAACAACATGGGGGTGGTGTATCGGTGGCCCACCAGACAGAACAGATCGAAATTTTCAAGGACGAATCGAAGATGTACGTATCATTTCACGTGCGCTGTCAGAAGCTGAAATACGTGAATATGTTGTTAGAGGATGGTACAATTATACCTTTTAAGGTCGATGTTTGCGCGGTACGTCAATTCGTGGAACTCGCCAACACGCTGTTGTCTGTTCGTCAATCGTGTAATATACACGCCTGATACCATGTCGCATGATCACGTTCTTGCATACGTTGCAAGGTTCTGCAAGAGCAATCATACTGTCAGTTAAAAGATCTGGATTTGGTTTTGTCAGGCGTACAACCCACATTTTGGTCCCATCAAGATCAACCTTGTGGCGGACTCGCATGATCGCGTTCACCTCGGCATGCACAGAGTCTACGTATCCGTTCTCTGTACGAGCCAGCGTATAGGGATCGGTCCCGTACGTATTCGTAGCAACGCTTATGATCGAGCCACCACGTGTGATGACAGCACCCACATGTGCCTTTAGACGAGGGTCAAAACCAGTCTCTCGTACCGCTCGAAGGGCCGCTAGAATAAACCTGTTCTGGTAGACCATGGCTACAGCCCAAGGTGTTGAATAATCACGTCGAGGGTCTTGCGAGTCAAACGTCCGTTCGCCGTCGCCTGGTCAAAAAACTCACGCACGTTCTTACACCGACCCCTGAACGTCATGAAGTATGCAGCGTGTATCGGAGGTTGGGCAGCGTTTACGAGAGACGCGAATGTCTTGTAGTCTCCAGGCTCACACTGTTCTGCGAACCGGTTGTACATGATCTGTGTTGCGTCAACGTACTCACGTATGCCTTCCTTGACCTTCATTAGGTATTCACGTGATTCATCGTCCACAAGTGGCATGATATCGTCAAGTGTACCTTTGAACGCTGCGAGCACGGCGTTGCGCTTTGAGTTTGTTGCGCTGTCCTTCATCTTTGATGAGGAGGCCCACAGCGAGTTCTTGATCTTAACACGTCTAAATTTGTTATCAATTGTAACAAATCCTTCGAGTTTCGTCGGATCAAACGAATCCGCACGCGCCGCTATGGCAATAGGATCGTTGAGGTGCCATGTACGAGGTCGAGGGAATGGAAGCTGACGCACCCTATGATCGATGAAGATGTTTAGTTCCTGGCCTGTTCGCGTCTGCCGGACTGCGATGAGCGTAACCTTTGATTCGTCGTACTTGACAACAATTCGATTCTGTGGCGTTGTCAGCTCAAAGACGTACGTATAACCCACCATCAAGTCATCCAACGCGTCAGCTCGTGATGAACATCGGGCCTTGACGGTTGCATCAAACGCTTCCCAAAAGACGTCAGAGAACGTCTTGTTGCTGAGGACGATGTCTCCCTGCCTGATGGGTAGATCAGCATCTGGAATCGACCGCGTTGCCACGCACCACTGGCCTAAGAACCTGTCGAAGTATAGGTGACACATCGTATCGTCGAGCTTTTCGAGCACATTCATCGTCGACTGATCAACATCTGCTGTGCCATGTTCACCGTAGTTATAGAACTTGTCCATCGGACGCGAAACAACGTGGCACTGTCCGAGCTTCATGTGTTCAAGTGCTGCGTCGTCGGCAGGAAGTCTTCCACTGCCGAACCTACAAACAAAGTCTGGCCTAATGATGAGCCCGCGGCAACACTCTGCAATGATGTCTCCTGCCTTAAGCTTCAGCTGATCATAGTTCAGGCTGATCTTTGTACGTAACGCATCAACACGAAACTTTACGCCATGATTTTCATACAGTTCGTAGAGCGTGTGCGTACGCAGGTACTCGATTACATGTGGGCTAGCCATGATGGTGATACTATCCCCTAGTTACATCAGGTGTATTTGTGACAGTGTTCATTGGAACCAAAAGAATCTCTGTTCCGGCTGGGTTCGGTCGAGGTCGTGTCTTTGAGGTTGTGGCATACGACTTTGCGCTTTCGTCGATGCAAAATGCCCAGCCATAAACACAGCATTTGAACTCTGCGACATCATATATTAAGATTGATGTTATCATGACTCACCTCGATGTATTTGACTTCGACGATACCCTCTGCAGGACACACTCGATGGTCAAGGCTGTCGATAAGACGACAGGTTCAGAGGTTTGGATGAACTCGTCCGAGTGGCGAACACACTTACCGGACAATGAAAAGTACGACTATGACGTTACACAGTTCAATCGCCTAGACGATGCGCACGAAACGAACTGGACAGTGTTGAGGATCGCAAAGGAACGCTACAACAATGATGGTGCCAATAGCCTCATCATCCTTACCGCTCGCAGCTCCACCACGGGTCCAAAGGAGTTCCTTGACCTCTACAACATGCCTGACGTCAAGGTCTATGCAATCGGACCCGAAGCAGACGGTCCTGGAGGAAAGGCTGCGTTCCTCGAGACGCTCATCGATGAGATGGAAATCTCAAGCGTTCGCTACTTTGAGGACTCTGACAGACAGATCAGATGTATGAAGGCGCTCTCATCGCGTAGACATGACGTCAAGTTTACAATCATCAGAGTTGTCATGTCATGACCGCGGAGCTGTACGCAAAATCATCGGATTTCTTGCGTTTGATGATTTTTCACTATCGACAACGACTCGGCCGAGTCGTTGTAGACCGCAAGGGAATTGAACCCTTTAACGCAGACGTGTATAAGACGCCCGACCCCGACCAGGAGTGCCACGGCCTCTATCTCTTGAATGCCTCATAGATCTGTGCTATGAGAACGCCAAGGCTCGGGATCATGCTTGCGCAAATGACAACTTCCATCATTTGGAGTCACCTCCTTTCTGTAACATACCTATTCCGGTTTTGTTACATTTCTGTATCAACGAGCAGTCGTTAACTCAACGTTTTCGCGCATCAGCGCTATGAGTTCGGCATCGTCTAACGAACATCCCACTGTCAGGACGTTCCGCCGGTGGTCGGCAGCAACGTTTCGTACGTGAGGCAACTCACGCCTGATTCGAGCGCTCGTCAGTACGACGGCTGCATCGTTTCTCGAATGTGATTTACACAGAACATCGAAGATACGTAGCAACTTGACTCCTTGGATCAGTATGTAACCGTCCTGTTACAGACATAATACACTGGATCAAGATGTACACTCGATGAGCTGTTCACGTTTATTGATGAAGCTTTTCCTGTTGCGAGGCAGCAGGTTGTGCTTCGAACGCTTGCATCCGTTCGCCTTGTGTAGTTTACTACACATCAGGCATCCGGCTCGTCGGTTCTTGGGGCGCTTGCATTTGTGATTCATGCTCTCCTTGCCTATCTGCCGGGATCACCGGCGCCGATATGAGCAAGGAGAGCATTAGTCTACGTCCCATGATGTCAGTGTATGCACGTTGAAACCTTCGTCGTAGTACGTCTCGGGATCATGTGTCATCCTCTTCATGATCATGTTGAGGTTTCGTCGCCATGTGCGACGAGCGACACGCTTGTCCTGACCAAGGCAAAGATGGTGCCTACGCCAGGGTCTAAGACCACATAGTATGACAGGAGGCGGAATCTCGATGTAAATTTCCATTCTTCTAGCTCCTTGAAAGCTAGAGCCTGGGATCGCGAGCCAACGTGCTTTTTCCTTTCATCGTAGTCCCTCCCGGATTCGAACAGGGACGCCCCGAAGGGCCGCAGGGTTTGAGCCTACTGCGTCTGCCTAATTCCGCCAAGGGACCTTGCGACAACCTACATTCTCTTCAGAGCACCATGAGGGATTCGAACCCTCACCTCAAGCTTGGAAGGCTCACATGCTAACCGTTGAACACCAATGGCGCGCAGTGCACTCGGCGGGATTCGAACCCGCGACGTCCACCTTGGCAAGGTGACATTCTACCACTGAATTACGAGTGCATATCTAAGCAAGGATGATCTAAGTAGAGTTTGCCGTTCCCTTTCACCTTCAAAATCCCCAAGCTGATTCATCGGTTACTGTGGAGAGGTACGTCCCAATCTTTCTTTTGCTTGGTATCCTTGTTGCGTTACGTACCTTGGCTGCGGTAGGTGAGGGGATCGAACCCCCAAAGCTGTTACGCTCCGCTGTGTTCGAGACAGTGCCCGTCGCCGGCCGTCGGGTGGACCTACCAATGTTGCTCTTCTATCGAAACTCTAACAAATCCTGTTGCAGATGAAATTCGAAAGAACACCTCGCACGTCATTGTTCCTTCATCGTCGTCAACGGATCCTCTAATCGCCCCCTCAACGATCTGTCGAGTCGACTTTGCAAAATGAAGAAGATCAGAGATCATTCCAAGCGCGTGCGATGGGCTCGTAGATTCCTGAATGAGCTCATTGATCTGTTCACTTATGAAGTGCATAGCGGAAAGAGCGGAAGTCGAACCCGCATAACGGTATTTGATCGTCGTCATCACCCATAGAGTTACTATGGGCTCCGATCTCCTGATTCGGTAGTCTTTCCGCGGAAGGAGTGGGGATCGAACCCACAAGGCTTTTACACTCGCCTCGTTAGCAGTGAGGTCCCGTCGCCAACCGTCGGGTAGTCCTTCCAAGTTTCCTACAGTACTGAGGGTAGGGCCTCATCTCAAATCGCAAGAATACATCATCGTCAAAAACGCTTACGATACTGAACCCAAACATTCGTAGAATTGGATTCAAGATGACCTTGATCGGGTGCCTATGATTTATCTACCGCATCAAGCGTTGTCTCTTCGATGAATATCGTCTCACCAATTGTTGAGTACCAGAAATCATCTTGATGCAGTAGATCCAGCTCTGCTCGTGCTGACCAGTCAGTGGCTGCCTCCTTTGTTCATCTACGACTTTTTTCATCCGCGTTTGAGCTCGTTCCTTGTCGAGGTACGCTCCGTGTACACCGAAGTCACCGTTTCGTAGACATGCAAGATGGATGACGATATAAACCTTATCGTTCATGGCGTCCTCCCGTGATACTCATCTAGAATCTGAGTTAGAAGCTCATATTCATCATGTAAATATTGTCGCAACACCATATTTTGCGTCATTGAAATCTTATGACGCAAACGCTTGGCGATAACAGCAACTGTCGTTCGCGATCGCGTTCGACATCAAGGATATTGATGGCACGTTTTGTTTTATAATCGATTCTATGCAAATTTTCTTCTGCAACTAAAGAAAATTTTTCTTCTTCATCAATGATACCACGTACCCTTAACGTACTTCTTGCAGTTTCAAGAAGCTCAAAAAGCTGTTCACGAACAGTTTCAGGTTGAGGAAGCTAATATCATTAATATTTTTGATGTGTTCTCTATACGGATTTACGACAATCGCTTCAGTTGTCATCACGGAAGCAGCAGGGGTCGAACCTGCAAGGCTTTTACACTCGCCCGACTTCCAATCGGGTCCCATCGCCGACTGTTGGGTTGTGCTTCCGGGCATTAGCAAATCATAGAGGTTGAACTTACATAAGAACTGGATTGTTGATTGCAAATTGCGTGACTTTTCCACACGCAGGACACGTATGTTCATACCTCCCGTTGGGAAGGCTGATGTGCATCGGAACGTTGTGTTCTGGATGGTGACACGGGCGTGGAGAGTCCCACTTTATACCGATGTGTTTCTTTTCAACTAGGTCTCCAATCCTCTTGATTGACATCATGCCTCCTTGGTGTTTGTGTACGTGATGCTCTCGACTGTGATGTTTTCGATACTGTCGAACTTAAACGGATGAAGCTCTGCGTCCTGAATCTGCCCGCTGATCACATTTAGTTCACCGTGAAGTAAACCCTTGAGGCAACCAACAACAGACATTAATGTAGCCGCATCAGAATGATCTCCGGTGCGCGTAAATGACAACGTTACTGTCATCTTTGCTTCATATTGCATGGAGGAAGCGGTGGGATTCGAACCCACGGGGGCCCTTTCGGACCTCGCTAGTTTTCAAGACTAGTGCAATAAACCACTCTGCCACGCTTCCGTTGGGACTGTCGGTTTCGAACCGAACGACCTCCTCCTTGTAAGGGAGGCGCTCTACCTACTGAGCTAAGTCCCATTGTACTACAAAGCACTCGATTGGTCAACTTCGTCGCTCACCTGGGGATCGAACCCAGCAATTCCTCTTCGTGAAAGAGGCGCCTTCACCAGCAAGCTCGCGAGCGCTTGGTATGCGACCAGGGGATCGAACCCTGCGGGACCTGCTTGTCGAGCAGGTTACTTCACCAGCTGTATCGTCGCACTCACTTCTTTTTGAACGGGATCACGTCGCTCGTTGTCAACGCCTCTCTTGCAAGGCGCTCTCTTCGTGTCTTTGGGGGTTGCTGCTCAGACTCAAGAAACTTCTTGGGATTTTTTGTGTCACTAACGACCGTTACGTTGACCTTCTTCATCCTGCTGTGCCCGTTTCAATGCGATGTAATCAGATCTAAAGTATCTGATTCCAGGGCATCTCGCCTCCTTTGCGGCCGTGATGCCAGTCCAGATGTCATTGCTGACCCTTACCTTGAACTTCGCAGAGGGAAATCGACCATCGTTGCGAGCTATCGCTCGCTTTTCATAGTTGTCTGCATCAGACATGCTTGCGTGTAACGAACACCCGTTGACCTCGCGATCAGAAAGGTTCGACCACTCAATGCAAAACGCCTTTCGTTTCCCCGCCATCCCCAGCATCCCAGGAAGGATTCGAACCCTCAACATCCGGTTTAGAAGACCGGCGCTATATCCAATTGAGCTACTGGGACGTGTTTGACAACCTTGGGATGACGGGAATCTCGTTCAATGGCGATGTCTTCAGATTGAACTTTTCGATTTTGACGCTATCGTCGTTACACTCCATATGGAACGTTATTGATTTGACATACGCATCTTCATAAACGTACTCAACGCCGTCCTTGACGTGTAGACCGTCGTTTTCCATCCAGAGTTCTGTTGCCATCATTGTCTCCCCGCCTGGATTCGAACCAGGATTTCAAGCTTAGGAGGCTTGCGCTCTGTCCGTTGAACTATGAGGAGCTTTCGTCAGAACTCGCCTTTGATGCTAGGTAGTGCTCAAACGCAAGTTCTACGACTTCAATTTCAGTCATGTTGCGGGCTACTTCGGCGTTGATGTTTGTGCCCGGAATCGGTGCAACAACGATGATTTCCCACCATGCGGGCATTGGATTGGGAGCGTACTGGCTGAGGTGAGACTTGAACGCAGCCCATGTCGTCCATGTCTTTCCGGTCTTTGACCAACTCCATGAGCCCTTGTCGGCGCCACCAACACGAAACAGGCCCGTCATTCTATCGCGGATCTTGTACGAGTACGTTCCGCTAATTGACTTCTTTTTCGCCATCCTGTTCCTTCTTGTCGGGCAGCGTCAACGTTTCAAGCAACTCTGCAACAACTGCGCGGATCCGTTCGATGGGTTCACCCGTCATCCGGTATCCGAGCTTGTTCATTACAGATAGCTCGTAGTTCGTCTTGTCAAAGGACTCGATTCTCGTGAGCAGCAACCAGGGCTGTATATCCCCGCACCGCTTCCTGACTTCATCTCGGATGTACTTGACAACTTCGAACTCTTCAGCGTCAAAGAGGAGCTCGTCGCTTCGGGTGTACTTGCACGCAGTCGAACAGACAGGAACTGATGATTGGTTTCCTTGCATCGTATACCAATTGTACACATCATTTGCACGTAGTACAAGGCACGGTGCTGACGGTGGGACTCGAACCCACATGGGATTTCTCCCACTGCGTTCTCAGCGCAGCCCGTATGCCAGTTCCGGCACGCCAGCGTTTGCAATCAGCTCTTCAAAACCTTTTTCAATTTGTGGGAGTGTTACGGATGGTCAACAGCGGCGCGCCGACATTGGTCGTAGTGAGGTGAACGATGTACGGAGGTGGACATTGCAAGCGCGCCTTCTCCAAATTTAGCCACGATTTCACGCATTTCGTAAGCTGCCCCGGATCAGCCAAGCTGTTGTTAGCATCCGTGTCCCCATTCGTCTAACAAAAAGACTGCGCAATGGGCTCGGTCAAGGAGAGCCGATGTATCCATCAGGAAGCAATTTCTTCGTCACGACACTCATCACGAACTTTCATAAGAATCTTACCAAGTAAGTTTTGTCCCTTACCTCTACATATCCCCCACGTTGTGTCATTCCAATGATTTCCTTCAACAAGCGGCCTTTCACCAGTTTGAAGTAACGCATATCGAAGTAGTGGATTCTCAAATTTGAGACGAATGAGTTCCTCCATGATTGACAACTTGACATCATCCCAGTCAGGACGAATCGTTACAGCCCTACCAAGCTTCTTTGCTTCAGCAGGTGTTTTTGACTCGTGGATCATCTGCTGTTGCTTCTCGTCGAGCGTCTTTGCAGCCTGGTAGGCGTGTTCGACTGTCTTCCACTTCAACCCGCGCCACCTGATCGTGCTTGGGTGGAAGTTACTAAGAAACGCAAAATCGTTTATGAACCTATCGATTGTCCCTTTGTCTTGTTTCTGCATCGGACGACCTCACGTTCCTAACTGGGATTGCTGCTCGGGATGCTCGTTCGACCATGTCCTTTGTTCCTGCAGATCGTTCAAGGTCGTCATGGAACGCGATGCACAGTATGATCGGATCGTCGTACCTGTGTTCCTTGTCGAGCATCTCCTGGTTTCTGATGATGCCAGCTGGATTTTTGTGTTTCACCTTGAATCTGTTCCAGTTTGCAGGGTACGGGCGCACCGTGAAACCAAGCTGTTTAGAGACCTCACCGGCTATGAAGTCAGCGCCCCGACACGCACCGTGTACCACAGTCGTGTCAGGAGAGAATGTCGAAAGCACGTCCGCAATCGTCTCGATATCCTTCCAGAACCGAGAACCGCACACAAGGATCTTCATCTTTTACCAATCACCCTTCAACCAGGACGAAAGCTTCAGTTTCCTGCCGGTGCGATGGTCTGTAACAACATCATCGCGTACTCTGTACGTTCTGACCTTGTCGCCACGCATCCCGGAGCCTTTCTGAGCTTTTCTTTCCCGCGCCATATTATCCATCATCTGGCGCTCTTTTGCAATTTTCAGGCGCCCTTCGAGTACCTTGAGTGCCATTTCACGGGACCTGTGTTGGCTTCTTAGGTCTGCCTTGGCGGTTGTTCCTGTGGGCCTGTGAACGACTGTCACACACGATTCTGTCTTGTTTCTGTGCTGCCCTCCTGGTCCACTTCCACGAGCGACCGTGACCTCGATGTCGTTCATATCGAGTCGTTCAACAGAACGATCGTTCATATCAACAACGGAGACTGTAACCGTTGATGTGTGGACACGGCCACGCTTTTCTGTTGGAGGAACACGCTGCCAGCGATGTCCACCAGGTTCGTCAGCAAAGAGCGACCTTACGCCCTTTCCTTCAAACGCTACGCTGATGAACCCTGGTCGCTCGTCTATGAGCGTAGCGTCAAAGACGCCTCCGCAAAGCGACGTTTGTATACGCTCGAAGCTGGTCGGCGACCAGGAGCTTTGCGTCTGCACCACCTTCTGCGGCAGTGATTTCGATGATGACACCTTCCTTCATTTTCCTACTCCTTCGTGGACGTTCTGGGTTCGAACGCGATCGGAGCCGTTTCAAGGATCGATACCGATACCGTCTACATAACACCTCAGATCACCTTCATTCAACGCCCGTAGCGACGGTGGGAATCGAACCCACGACAATACCCTTATGAGAGGCACACCTAGCCATTCGGTTTCGTCGCCAAAATTCATTTACGTTTTCCACTCTTATATTTGTCCGCACGGCGGGATTCGAACCTGCACTACACTGCTTCTGAGGCAGCGGCCTCTGCCAGTTGGGCTACGTACGGTTACGATCTATTCCCCACGCCAGCCATCCGAAAATTTCCGTCTCACCGGATATTCGAGAAGGCTCGCTGCGAGGCAGACGTGAGATCCTACCTAGATCACGTAGGCGCCAAGCAGTTGATCGTCGCGGCAGCTATACTTTGGTTAGCCAGGATTCGAATCTGAAGTCCCCCAACGCTGCCTGTTTTTAAGGGACACGACGATCAGTGTGTCAGCGTGGAGTCGAACCACGTACAACTGGGCCACAACCAGTTAGCTCACCGTTTGCTTTCTGACACATCATTTATCTATTTTCAGTATTGAATACCTTGCAAAGTCACGATGTTCCCCACACAACCCAAAGTTTGGGCTTCTCGTCTTTAAGCATCTCTTTCATAAACTCAGGAAGACTATCGAAACATTCCTGAAAGTCCCTCTGAAATTGTTCACGCTTTGAGTTTAACGATTCATACCACGAGTCAACTTCAAAATCGCTGCATTCATTAATGGTATCGTAGCATTTACCAATCCAACCAATAGGCCACATTGCTGAGCCGTTATAGGGTGTTTCGAAACCAAGCGATTCAATATCTTCCAGATTGTACTCGGCTAATTCTTCGTTTGTCTCTGCAAGCTGCTTCAGTTTCTCGCCGTGATCGTCATGATCATATGCGATACCAAATACTACATGGCCAATTGCGTATGACATTGTTGTTTCCTTAGTTGAAAGGTCGAACAAGCTAGCTAGTGGCTGTTAGTAGATACACTAAGTATAACAACTTTTTGACAAGATTGCACGGAGTGCCCGACGGGAATCGAACCCGCTATAACTGGGTCACAGCCAGTCCACTCAATCGATCGTGCTCAGGCACCATAAGATTCGTTTACTGTTTCGATCTGACCCTTTGCGCCCGAAGAGTACCCAAGGTCGATGATGACGGGTTCACCTGTCGATTGGCGCTTCATGATGTTGCCGGCGTGGTAGTCGCCGAACTGAATGCCTGCCTTCTGAAGCGCCTTCATCATCCTGTAGATCCTGAAGTCACGCATCACCTTTGCCCACTTGTCAAAAAACCTTTGAATCATCTCGCGGCGTTCTCGTTCGCTGAGTTCAAGCCTTCCAACTCCGTCTTTCACCTTTTCCATGTAGATCTTTGTCATCTCGTCAGGATCGTAGTTTCCCAACGAAAGAAAAGCGTGGAACTTCACTTCCTGAAGCAGGTTGTCTAGCTCGTCCGCCTCGCTTTTTTCCAACGGGACGAGCTTCTCAAGGACGATACCAAAAAAGTTTGGTGTTTGTCCGAAGCGAAAAACACTGTAGTACTTTGCAAAGATTGGATCGTTTACGTTCATCAATGCAGCCGAGGAAGCAGCCTCTTCAGCATCGTCAGTGAATTTTAGAACCTTGTCGCCAAGGTCGAATGCGATGCCCTTCGTACCTTCACCAACCATCGGAAGGTTCTCAATATCATCCTCCGAAAGACCTAATTCCGCCATCTTCTTGGGATGCGCTGTCATCAGCATCTTTGCAACATCTGGACTAAATCCACGGCGTTGGCGAAGCTTTTCGGGAGTCCAAACGTCCGCGATCGCCTCGTAAACGAGGCTACGAAGCCCTTCCACTGTCATGAGCATAGATGTAAGTATTGCGTTCACCTCCTGGGATGGGACTCGAACCCATTACCGCAAGTTGGACGCAAATAATGCTACCACTTACAACACCTCAAGGTTACTTGCTAAAATCTTTATTCTCGCGTCGTAGGCGTTTTTTACCTCTTATGAAGCAATGTTCAACATAAAATTGTGGAAGTAATCGTTGCACTCTTCTGCTGACCGCTTGCGGGCACCTATCTCCAAGTTTTTCGCTTAATTGTTGTACCCATCCAAAGCGTGCAAAATTAATTTCTCCACTTTCATGTGCAGATAAAACTGTCAATTTGAACATTTCAACATATGCATTTTCTTCGACAATTCTACGTTTACGCACTTCATCAAATCCCTTATTTTCTCGCCGAAGACGATTTGATGTTTTCTTATTTGTTCTTCCCCAATTTCGAAAATTTGGCGTAAGTGCATGACAATTTGGACAAAGTACACGCAAATTTTCTTCTGTATTGTTTGAATGATCTCCATCGATATGATCAATTTCTAAAACATGACGACCATCATGTCTACGTTTGTTAAACCCGCAAATTGGACATGCGTAATTAGCTACACGAAAAAGACGTTCTCGTTTTTTTCTCCACGAAAGTTCATTAAACTCAATAGAATCCCAATCTTTGGTCGTCCACTGATTTCGATGTTTTGAACTTGCCACATCAATAAGTATAATGCAAGTTCAATTGAGCCTCCACCCGGATTCGAACCGGAATCAATCGGGTACAAACCGATTATTCTATGCCGTTGAACTATAGAGGCGTGGAGCTGGGACCGGGGGTCGAACCCGGACCTACTGCTTACGAGGCAGTGATTCTAACCAGTTAAACTAACCCAGCGCGCCCAAGTGTTTCACCTTCTGCAGGTCGGCTTCGATCCGACGACCTCCGCCTACCATGGCGGCGCTCTACCAACTGAGCTACTGCGTCGTAGGTTACTTCTCTTGCGCTTATTCAGCAACAAGTTCCTCAACGGGAGGTGCCGAATATTCTTCTGCGGCCGCTTCGAGCTCTGGGATCTCTTCGGGTTCCGCTGGGCTTGCGGCAACTTCAATCGTCGGGGCTGGAGACGGCGCATTTCTGTACGTTACCCTTGGCCGTGCTGCGTCAGCGAGCTGCGTCACTGCGCTCTCTGTGTCCTCTGGATCGATGCGCAGCTTGACAGGACGTTCAGACTTCGCAGCAAGGTATCCTCTGATCGATGCAAGGTCTTTTTGGAGCTGCACACGTTCTCGCGATGCTGTTTCAAGCTGCTTTGTGACCTCAATGTACGCCTTCTTTGCCGTGTCTTCCTTCTCTTCCTTGAAATAGGAAAACCCGCCGAGGACGATTGACGCAACGATTCCGATAATGACGCTCCATTCCTTGATGCGAGCGTTCCTCAACTGCGCAGCCTTGATGTCATCATCATCTGTCATTTTACACTCACTTCTTTGCGAAGGCAACCTCTGAGTGATTCACCTTCTTGACCTTGATAACGTTCCAACCGACTCTTTTAAGAATCTTTTCGATGTCGCCCTTCTTGAACTCCCACAGGTGAGCGAACTGGATCTTCGGACGACCTGACTGCAGTGGAACGCTGAGGTGGATGAACATTCCATCGTCGGCAGCATTGTAGACCTTTGTTAGTGCGTCAATGGGGTTTGGTGTATGCTCAAACACCTCGTGTGCACAGAGAAGCCTGACGTCCTTAAGGTCGATTGGGTCACCTACATCACTGATGTCGTGTAAGTGGACGTCGTAGCCAAGGTGCTGAGCGACTGCGATCGAAGGTGGAGCGATATCGTACCCTCTGACAAACTTGAACTTCTTCTTGAAGTGTTCCATCATCGCAGGGTACCTGAACCCAACCTCAACGTATCCCTTCTCATTGTCATAGACAGGGTGCGTCTTTGCGTATCCGTTTACCTGCTGGACGAGCTGTTTCTGGAACGGCGATAGCCCATGGCCCTTCACCTTTTTGACCATGTCATCCCAGCTTGCGATACCAATACCTCTGCTCGACTGCAGGCGTTCGTACGCCTCTCGAGACTCCGGGATCGCGTAGTACCTCTCACCGAGTCCTTCGATGTTACGTTTCTTGACGTCGAACTTCTTGAGATCCCGTGGCTTCCACTTTCCGTCCTTGTTGAGCGCATGGAAGTGTTCTGCCTTCTCTTTAGGCGTCATGATATTTCTAAATATCATGTTTTCACCACTTCATTTTTCTTTCACGGATCCATCCGAATTGCATTAAACATACATCATTATGTAGTTCGATAAAACTTACGCGAGCTGGAGACGAGAATCGAACTCATGCTTGTTCCTTACCAGGGAACCGTGCTGCCATTATCACCACACCAGCGACGTACCTTTCACCTTCAGTCCTGCGAGACTCGAACCCGCACGCCCTTTCAGGCAAACTGTTTTAGACAGTCCGCGTATGCCAATTCCGCCAAGGATAGGTTATGCTTCCCGTCGCGGGACCAATAGCCCTTACTCGGCACCACTTCATCTTTCTTACTCGAACCCATCCGGATTCAGTTCAATACTAATTTACGCGGAGACGACGGCCGGATTCGAACCAGCGTTGCCTGGGTTGCAGCCAGGTGCCTTGCCTCTCGGCCACGTCGTCATTCCTTCTGCCCATAGGGTGGAAGCTTCTTGCCTATTGTGTCATGTACCCTCGGTGGCTTCCTATTGAGCTTCCCTACATATTCCTGTCTGATCTCTCGCCTATTCTTTGCTCGTTTGTCCATGTACTCATCAGCGAACTTCTTACCGTACCTTGTTTCGAGCTCCCGCCGGAGGATGTTGTCCTCGATCTCATACGCTGACGTTTCAAGCGTAGCCGCAACTCGTCTTGTCCTGTCCTCTTCCTCTCGAAGCCTATAGAGGTACTTGACGTTTGATTCGAGCCTTTCGATATCCTCGACTTGATCGTCGTACCTTTCCTTTAGAACTTCATACGACTCCTTGTACTTTGGATCCTCCGAAGGACGCAGGTATGTTCCGCCTGATGCCAGCAGCGCGGCGACGGCAGTCAGCAACCCAGCCCAGTTCTTCAGCCAGTCGCTTGCACTTGTCACGCTCTTTTTTGGCCAGTTCGATTCGCTTGGGCTGATCAAGTTGACAGGCACAACCTCCTTGTCGTCCTTCTTTGCCATTCTGACGATAAGTATCCATTCTGTGCCGCGGGAGGGGTTCGAACCCCCGACGCCCTGCTCTTCAGGCAGGCGCTCTACCAACTGAGCTACCGCGACAAAACCATTTCATCTATGCGTTGAAGACCCTTAAATGGAAAACGCAGCCTTCCCATGTGACGCTGTGTGAACGAGTTTCTGTTTATCCACCCTGCACACCAGACCTTGTCGATCCAATCGATGCTATGGAGGTCCTTCTCTCTCATGAGTTCAGCCTCGTTGATCAGCATCGCTGCATACACATCGCAGCCTTCGTGGTCGCCCCTGTAAAGGTGAAGGTCGGCGACCTTGTTCGGGTTTCTGAACGCGATCGTCTTACAATCGATACGAACATTGTTGAAGGCCATGTCGTACCCACCGTCCCATGCTGCGTCCAAAGCGAGCGTTTCAACCTTGTGTTCGCGCCACGTCTTTAGACAACCGAGCATCTGTGCAAGGACGACCTCACCGAGCATACCCTGAACGTTCCTCCAATCGTCATAGTCCTTTCCGTGATGTTTCATCGAAAGACCCTGCATGTGCGCAAACTGCCTTGCGATCGTCCTGTGTGGTTCAATGACTCGTACCCATTTTAGATCATTCAACATCGTCAGGGAGGTGGGACTCGAACCCACGTCCTCCTCCTTCCAAGGGAGGCCGTCTGCCGCTGACATTACACCCTAATGTGTGTGCGTCCCGGAACAGTGCTGATGCTCTACAGGCCCACCGATACCATATCATCACATCAAATCAGGCGAGGATTCCTTTGAAGCGTTGGGGGCACGCGCACCACGTGCGCGTCGTTGAGTCCCAACTCTGCTTGAAACCTCGCTTGGATTCTGCGCAGGCTGGTGGGCTCGAATCGAGCACGAACGAACACCTGGTGTGCATCTTCAGCCTGTAAAACCTTGTCAACGAAGACCCCAGACAGACTGTTCAAAATACGCACTGCAGTTTGGCTGGCCGACAAGTCAAAACTCTCCTTATTCACGCCGAAAACGAGTCATGAGCCATCGGCAGAATTGGAAAGCGCATCACTATTGCGCCTTGATCGGAGTGACATGACAGGGTAGGCATGAGTAGATTCTCGATGGTGCAGTGAATAGGATTCAACAATCTGTTGGTACAGAAAAATGCTCAAAACATAGGCTTATGTCGGGGCGACACGAATCGAACGTGCGACTCCGTGCTCCCAAAGCACGTGCTCTACCAGACTGAGCTACGCCCCGAAGAGAATGTAGGTTGTCAAGGAACAAAGGAATTTTCTTCCTTTATCAGCCAAGGCGGCAGGAATCGAACCTACAGACACGTCCCCAATTTACGCTACGCCCTGTCTTTTCTAGCCCGAAATATGGGGCCTATGTCAGCTTTTAAACGTCCCCGTATGGGGGAGCGTCGATGGACTGACGGACGGCATGACCACACACAAACCGAGCCTTATCGAGGTTCTTACACTCGATGTCGGTCCTGTTGATGTGGTGAGACGTAGCATTGATGAAACCGTCCAAACCGCCAACTGCGGTCACGATCATACAGTATCACACTCAAGTACCCTTGTACACAACTTTTTCTTAGGACGTTATCTCGATTGGTGGAAGTACGATCGTACCTTTGATTTCAGGTACAGCAGGCTGTCGAACGTGCTTCAGAGACTTACCGTCGTACGTTACAAAGTGGCACCAAATGTCGTGTTGATAGACGTCTATAAGATCAACAAACGTCTGTGACCCCTGACCATCAATGATTGTTGCACTGCGCGACAGGAATTCGCACACCTGTGATGGATCCTTGTGTACGTTGTTATGGATGTATTTTGACATCGGATTGATCACAGGTTGCCAAACGCGCATTCCACCCGGACCCGTATAAATGGCACTGTGTGAGTGCCATCCGTAGTTGTACGCTGTCTGAAGCCCATGACGTTGCTGCTTTACCATGTTGTTTGTAAGCGTCCAAGGCTTGCCTACAGAGCTCACGATACCATCGTCTCCTGTCTTCTCGATCGCTTGGTCTACATACCTGTTGTAGTCATCCTCGTGTGATGTTGCGACGATCCTACCGCTGCCTGGTGGAACCTGAATGATCGGATCAAACAGCGCAGTTGCAGCCAAGTGCCGTTCGTCCTGTGTACGTTCTGTATGAAAGATTCCACCAACAACATCAGCGATCTGCTGTTGTTCGATCGCGGTGACAGGAAACCTGATCCACTGCCCTTTGTCATTCTTGAGACGCATCGCATCGCGCATAACGTTCACCTCGAGCACAGCGCTCTCGAGCTCGTCAGGTGGGTTGTGTGGTTTGATCGTGATCTTTCGCCACGACCACAACGCTTCACCGTTCTTAACACGTTCAACAACGTTCTTCATGGTAAATCCTCCAAAAGCTTCTGTCGCTCGGCAACGCACGATGCTCGTACAGCGTCTGGGAGGCGGATGTCGTTACGAGAAAGTATCTCATTGAACGCACCCAGCGCGTTCTCGTAGTATATAGGGACCTGCGCTGCACACAGAGCGTATTCGTAGACCGTCTTCCACGCATAGACATCAGGATCTCGCGTATCGTCTGGCATCGGGATACCGATCGCCGTAGTCGAGAACAGCAACGCGGTATGAACCTTTCCTGCCTCTCTACAGAACTGTGACGCGACGATGAGGGGATCTGCAAACCGTGGACGTAGCTCGTACGCATCCATGAGAGGCTCAAGCATCTTTTCAAGAGAGAAACAACCAATGAACTTCATCGCCGTTGCCAACTTCACCAACGCCACCCACCTGACCTCTTCGATCTTTGACTGCGTTGCCTGTGTGAACATCTTATATGCGTCTGTGAATTCACCAAGAAGCGCATGAAGCTCTCCTGCACGAAGCTTCGAACGATCATCGTCGCTCGATAGTGCAGAGGCCAAGTGTCTCCTCAACGTCAGTTCATCGCTCACGATGTCAATTTAACCCTTGACATCGAGATTTGAAGGCTCCCAGAACCAAAATCTTCCACCCTTGCAAACACCGAGTACGCTCTTGAACCTGTCGGTACGACAACTGATGTAGAGAATAGCTGGAACGTTCCTGTAACATCTGACGATGCTGTAAGCACAGCAAGGCTACCTGTAACCGCTTCATCGTAGAGTTGGAACACACCCGTTAGTGAGCTCGTCAGCGGATTTATCAGTACGTCAAACGTACCTGAGACGAATCCTGCGAATTCCGTCGTATCAATGTATCCGCCTCCAAATATCGATGATGTTACATCTACATCCGTCAGTGACGTAAAACCATTGAACAACGGAATAAAGAAAGGTGTTGTCACAGAGAGGTTTACCTCTCCGGGAACAGAGGCATCGACATTGATCGTCCCATCAGATGACTGAAGGACACTTGAAGATGAGAGCCGCTGTGAACCCGTAAACAACACGAATGGTGATGTATCGAGTAGAAGCTCGGTATCGATCGCAATTGATGCCGTCAAGGCGACATCAGCGTACGATGCTGATGTCGCAAAATCGGCATACGATGCGCTGATAGCGCTGTCAATGCTTCCCGTGAACTGTCCAGTCGTTCCTGGCCCGAGCAGCACGGACGCTGTGATGGCACCGGAAAACGTTGCACCCGTCAGGAACGGAATCAACGTATCGCTGATAGAATCAGTGAGCGCCTGGACGAAGAACGTTCCACTCGGTCCCGAGACTGGAACATAGCCCGACGGAATATCATCGGACCTGCTGCCTGAGAGTACGACTGTCACAAAGTTGATCATGGGTTCTCAAGCTCCAGTACGTCAAACAGGACGAGTGCTCGTACGTTGCCGTCGTCGACCGAACCTGTGAAGTACGTTTGTAGTTCTAGTCCAGATTCGATGAAATTGAAGCTCCATTCTGTCGAGTTCGGGTTGTTCCACGTTTCATTGATGCCGTCAATGATGACAACAGAACCAGACGTATGGACGAGAAGCTGACGAGTCCACGACGCACGCTTATCGATGGCACCACCCGATCCAGCAAGCACCCGTGCCTGGATCTCGTATGTCTTGTCGTCGATCAACGTGAATGTTCCACCATCATTGTCCTGCAACGCAACGATAGACCCATTGTTGCTCGAGTTGCCGAGCATCAGGAAGTTACGCTGAGCCGTCCCTGGACTGTTCGAGAACACAAACGATGAAAATGAGAACTGTCCGATATTTGGAGCGTTAGCGTACCTACCGAACGCGAATGAATCCTTTCCTGAAGAGCTTGCGTTCCTACCGAATGCAAACGATGATAAAGCTGAAGCTTCAGCGTTCCAGCCGATCGCTGTAGAATACGCGCCGGATGCAGTAGAGTTCAGTCCAAGCGCAATCGCGTAGATCGCGTTTGCTGAGCACGTTGTGCCCAATGCAACGGAACCGTTCGAACTCGCGATGCATCCTTGTCCTACTGCGAACGAATAGTCCGCCTGCGCCTCGGATGAGTTTCCAGCAGAGAACGAGCCCGTTCCTGCTGAGATACATTGGTTTCCGACGGCAAACGCATAGTTCGCGCCGCACTGGTTTCTGCGGCCACCTGGGATGCACGCATAGTCAGAACCTGCGAGGATCGTGTTGCCTTCGCCCCCTCCGCACGCGGCGTAGTGAGCACGGACACCAGCAGTTGGTCCACCGACGAGTTCAGAACTGAGGTTTACGATGCCGTTCAACGTGTTGTCGATCGGTGACTGGTACGGGCTCCTGTCGGCTCGAATGTTCTGAACGTCCTTGACGCCGTCGTCGTCAAAGATCACAGCGTCAATGTCCACATCTCCTCCGGATCCCGACACGCTCGTGACCAACGCCTGTGGCCTGGCACGAAAGAACGAGTACGTCTTTCGAAACCGCTGCTTGTCGTATGTTTGGGGCATTCCTCCTCATCCTAAGTAGTTCTCACAGTGCTCGACGACCATCACTGGTATCGCTGCTTTCAGCTTCTCTCAATGAGGTCCCTTTGTTCGCGGTTCATGTAGTTCCTGTAGATGACAAACTCTGTGAACGCAAATGTTGTGTACGCCGTACCGTTCCAATAGCGGATGCTTGCAACATTTGCGTTAGTTGTCGTCAAGCTGTCATATCAAAGTGCTGGGTACTCTGATCTACCTCCTCTTGTAAAGACAGGCATGCTACTTTGATCAATCGTCATCAACGACCTTTGCAATGAGGAATCTTGGCTTGCGGCGCGCGTGGCTGTAGACCCTACGTGCTCGCTCCTGTACGTTTACTGGGTTTCTGTACTGTGAGTAGACCTTGCGTTGGCGATGCTGGTCACGTCCGTAGATCTTAAGTGACATGTTTCGTAAGGATACTTATACTTCACGTACACCGGTTCACCCTCATGATGACGAAGCGTGCAGGATACACTCGAACATCACGTGAGTGTCCTAATTGTGTATTGGTTGTCCATCGCCCACTTGCTGAGGGATTTTCCTGAGCCAGGACGTGGGTATCCAACCGTAGCTATTGTTCGCTAGAACCAGCGTCATGAGCCTGCTAGACCCATGAGTGCATATGACGACACCGTGGTCGCCAGAGTTTATCTGACCCACGGTGTCGTCATAGTCGCCTATGTTCTTATAGAGTGGACGATTCTCCCACATCTCAATGAGCGTGACAGCGTCTCCTGGAACCAAGATCATCTTGGAACATATCTAACCGTCTCTTGGCATCGTAAGCAAGCCGAGTACGTACGTTCCCAAGGACGTTATTCCTACGATGATCGCCCACAGGATGATGTACATGTACGCCGGCCCGAAACCCGCGTGGTAGAGTGCGAGGGCGAATGGTACGAACGCGCATGTTCCAAGTACTACGCCGACGACGATGCTGATGAGCGTCAGGACGATGCTTCCAGCGGCTCCACCCCGTGCAACGAATGCGATAATCGTTCCCACAACAAGGATGAAGACGAGCAGCTCGATCATCGCCATGCCCCCTTCATCGGCCTCTCCTTGCTAACGAAGACCTGGAGTTCGTTGGTGTCGAAGTACAGCTTGTGATCCTGCGCAATGACCCAACCGCGCTTGATGCGCGTATCGCCTGGCTTGCCACACTCACCGTCCGTCGCGATGAGGACGCCGTCCCACCGGCCGCGATTCCGTGGATCGTTCACAACCTCGGTTACTGCATCGAAGTTCGTACCACCGCAGCATACACGTCCCTTGGGAGGAGGCTGATTCTTGCGCCACTTGTAGATGCTCTCATGAGAAGCGCTGAAGTCGAACGGTAGCACGTCGATTTCCGTGTGCCGAGTGAGACTCGCCAGTTCCGCAAAGAAGATTGCAAGCATCTCATCGTTAACCGATCCAGACTGGTCGATCGCGACGAGGAGCTTTACGGTGCGGCCGCGCTTGACGCCCGGATGAACGTATGGATAGCGACGATTAATCCGCTTGATGCTCGTTGCGCGATCACCTGGGAGGAGAGTTCCGACGAACTGCCGTAGCACAGTGCGCCATGGGATGATGCGTGAGATCGACTTGCGAATCGCGGCCTGCATCTCTGCGGGAATGCTGCCCCACCCGTTCTGCTGCTGGTCGGCAACGTTGACGGCACCCTCGATGACGTCTCTGACGCGAGCCTCAACGTAGTCACGCACGTCCTCAGTGACTGCGTCCCAAAAGGAATGATCATCGAACGAATCGATGTCGCTTCCGCCACCAGGCGTTTTTCCTTGTCCCCCACAACACGGGCAGGGCAACCCATCGTCGGAGTGCTGATGACCACTGCTTCCGTTCCCATCGTCCTCGTCCTGGCCTTCGTCACTCGTTTCGCCTTTGCTCTCGCTCGACTCCGCCTCGTCACCCTGCTGGCTCTCCTTGGAACCTTCACCGTCATCGTCGTCCTCATCATCTCCGGGCTTGTCTGCTGGCGAGACGATGCCAGAGCCACCACACATCGGACACTGCTCCTTCTTGTGTTTCTCGGCCTCAGCCATCAGCTGATTAAAGTAGTTCTCTGACGCAAGCTCAGGCTTCATGCTCTCGATGAGAGCAGCCAACGGCCGTGCTGCCTTCTCATCCGAGGTCATCGTACGGCCCTCATCGTCCAGCCAGACGGGCTGCCCAGGGACAAGGCCACATCGTGGAAGCGGCTTGTTCGTTTTGCTCCAGCTTGCAGCGCCGTTCTGTTTGTAGATCAGCGAATTGATTGCAAGGTCCGTCGCAATGTTCCACATCCGCGGAGGTTCCCGCCGACGAGCGGCGAGATGACCGAAGATGAGGTGTAAGTACTCATGCATCAGGCAACCCCTGATCTCCTGTGGGGAGAGGGGAGCCAAAAAGTCTTGGTTGTAGATGAGTTCAAGCGTGTCTAGCTCGCGGTTCCACATCACAGCGAGTGTTGGGATCGATCGTGTACGACGCTTGTGAATACGTCGTGAGATCTCGGCGTAGAACGGACTCTCCGAAAGGAACGCCAGCAGGTGTGGAGAGAGTTCGAACTCGTCTCCTGCCTTTCGGCGTTCTTCGGCCTTGCGAAGTTCCTCAGGCGAAAGTTTCTTCTTCCTTTTACTTGCCATGGTCTTTCCTTCGTATCTCGTACCCATCGCTGATGTAGATCACGTTTCAGTGGGTTGCAAGCTCGTGTACCTTGGAGGTTTCGACCGCATTACGAGCCTTTTTAGATCGTCTGGTACCTGGTTTGAGATAATATTGTGAACACCACAAAACCCGCATGCGTACTTGTAGTGGCACCAGCAGTAATCACGTTGGTCGGGAGCATCATTCTTAAAGATGTCAGCCTTATTCTTGAAGATGTCCTCGAAAACAACCTCAAGTTCAGAACCACAGCTTCCACACCTGCAGCGAAGCTTCCACGCGTCTTTGGGCTTTACGCCCCTCTTGATCACATTCATTCGTCGTCCTCCGGAATGTACGCTTCGTACGCCTCTATGACCTTTGGATCCACGTCGCTCTCATCGCGGTAGCGCTTGAGGCGCGGAAAGCGAATCTTCCCGTCCTTCGTAAGGGGAGGTTGACCGGCGAGCTCGACGATTTTTCCGACCCACGAATTACGATCGGTATCAATCTCTGCCTTATGGGCGTCCGAAAAGCCCGATCCAACCTTCGTCACAATACCGTTCGGCAGCAAGACACTGTAACCTCCGAACTTTCCTTCGCGCTTTGAGCCCTTGTTTCCGTCGTATGTTCCGACGACGACGCCTTCGTAAGTTGCTTCAGGCTTGAGTTTGCGCCACGAGAGGTTGCGCTTGAACGCATAAACACTTGAAATGTCCTTGACCATGACGCCCTCGTATCCCTCGTCAAGGCACTTCAAGTAAAACTCCTTGATGTCATCGTCAGAACTGCAAATGCGGATGTCGGTCGGTCGCACAGGTGTCTTCGAAAGAAAAAGCGCCGCGACCTGGATCAAACGCTCGCGGCGTTTTTCGAGCGGATCGTTGCACTTCCGTTGCCTCCACTCGTCATACGACATGATATCGAAAACGTGGTATGTGATGTTTACATCGTCCTTCATACGCGAACGAGACATGATGATCGACGCCGATTCATTCCAGTCGTCTCCCATTGCCTCACCGTCAAGGACGAAGTTGTCGAGTTCACACTCTTCGAGTGCTTTGATCAAGCTAGGAAGTGTTTCTAATTCCGTTCCATTTCGTGTGTACAACGTGACAATGCCAAGGTGCTTGATCGCAATAAGACGCAGGCCGTCAAGCTTGGGTTCGACCTGCGTTGGATACGAAACGTGATCATTGATCACAAATCCCTCACCGTCCTCGGTTGCAACGGCCTCGAGTACGCTTGCCAGCTGGACCTCGAACGGGCAGATCGTCTTCGGCCAGATCTTATTAACAGTCTTTGCTTGAACGCCGTTGCGAAGCTTGTGAATTAAGATGCGTTCACACCACTTACGAAGCATGCCATTCATGTATGCAAATGCATTTTCTACGGCGGACTTCGCTGCGTTTCCCGAAAGGGCTCGTGTTGCGAGTTGGGGCAACAAATCCAACAGAAAATCCGCTAAGATGCGATCTTCCATGTCCTGTGATGTTCCAAACGAATGTTTTTCAAACAAAACGTCTGTCGGTGTTAACATCGCAGGGTTCTTCTTGAACTTCACGACGCCGTAGTTAGTGTACGGATCCAGAGCCGCACGGAAGACCTCACGCAGCAGCTCATTTTCTTTGTGTTCGAAGAGTATTGTCTCCTTTTCGGTACGCTTCGAGGTTCCCTCGAGTTTCTCCAAGATGTCACAGACCGTCAGGATATCCACGCTTGCTGCATCGTTCATACACCGATCCTACCTCGTCGGTGTATGAACTACACTCGACGATCAGTTGTTACCTGAAAACAGATGATCGAACTCTTTAACGCTGTCAATCGCCTCTGGCACTAGCATGTCGACGACCTCTGGTTTCAGCTTAGGCGCAGGCTTAAACACGACAGGTTCTTCTTCTACGACAGACTCTGGCTTTCGCTTGTGCCTGCGGCGTCGCGGCTTTTCTTCTTCAACGTTGATACCGCTGAGGTCGACCAACGCGGGCCGCGGTGAAACCTCCTCGAGCTCCTTACCCGACTTTTCGCTCTTCGCAGGGATCGGATCGAGCACAATCAATCCCTCTGCTTGGTTTGTCACAGTTGAAGGAGACGTGTGACCGTATTCAGACTCAGTAGGAGGAACGACACCAAGGTTTCGACAGCGGTTTTTCAGGCCCTCATACGTCGTGATGGCCTGTTCGTCGAGGAACTGCTTCAAAGACATCCTACGACGCTTGAGTAGCTTCAACAGCGTTAAGCTTGAACTGCTTTTAATGTGAACCTTCATGTGTCGTTACCTCTCGGTCCGTCTAGGTAAGTATAGCGCTGCCGGAACGACGCTCTACCTCGACGTACTGGAGTAGCTCGCTCATGGCGTCCTGAAACCTAGGATCTCTTGCTATGCGGAGCGATTCATCTTCCGTCAGGTTCATTCCGTTCTCGTTGCATATCCTGATCGCAAACTTTTGCATCGCCCTCACGACGTAGTTCCGAGCCGATGAGTGGTTCATTGGAAACCCGATTATCGTCATGAGCTCTGCGATCTCCCTGTAGTTCGTCCCGTCGTTTACTCCTTTGATCGTTGCGTAGCCCGCGTCGAACGTCTTCCCTTGCTGTCCCATCGTCACCCTCATTGCGCCTTATATTGTCGATTATCGCCTTGCGCTTTGCGGCAATTGATATGGCAGAAATAGGAGGTTGTCTTTTGACGTCCTGCTTTCCCTGCCGCGAAAATTCTCCTAGCTTCAATTGATCGAGCATGTTGAACATGTCTTCAACCTTTCGCCGTACTGGATCCTTGTCAACAGAAGGCTTTGGCTTGTCAACAGAAGGCTTTGGCTGTTCTGTCTTTTTTTTTGCAGGCTTCTTCTTGTTCCGAGCGTTGTCAATCGCAAAGTAGACAATTACAGGTACAAACACGCTCGCGATGATCAACACGATCAACACCCTATGCGAGTTGGAAGCCAAGCTCGCCAGGGTGGGTACAAACACAGCTGCGATGATCAACACAATCAACAGGTTATCCATCGTCTTCGCCCTTCATCTCTTGAAGCCGTCGTTCAAGCCTTGGTAGAAAATCGTAGTTGTACCAAACCCATGACACGCCTTCAAGAACACCGTACAGGACGTAGCACGGTAGGATGATGACTATAATGAATTCAAGCAGTGTTATCATTGTCGCTAGCATCCTCTAATCCTACTCCGTTAGAGATGCCATCGACCTCTTCCTGCGTCACAGGATACTTTTCATGGTTCGTCTTTTCTTCAACGAGGCCAAAACGCAGGCGGATGATTGCGGCTTCCTTTGGAGGGAGGTGATGCATCACCTCCCTTACGATCTTGATGATTTCGGCATCTGAACAGTTCAGGAACGGGTCGGAACCTGGGGTGTGATCCTCGATGGTCGATCCAATCGTCGTCTCACCATGGGGACCATTGCTGCTCGACTTTCCTGCGATGTATGCTGGTGCCTCAAGCGAGACCGTTCCTCTTCCTGCAAACATCGTTGCCTTCTTGACAGTCTCTGAAATCTCAGAGACCCTGTCAAAGACCTCAGCTTCTGTCGGCTCAACTCCAAACTCCTCGCGAAACTCCTGTGTAGCCTGTAATAGGCGCTTCTGGGCGGTCAACGCGTGAGAGGGCATGCGGATCGTGCGTTTGTGTTTCTGAACGTACTGTCCAATTGCCTGACGGATCCACCACGTTGCGAACGTACTGAATTGGTAGCCACGCGTATGGTCGAAGCGCTCAACTGCCTTCATTAGGCCGATGTTGCCTTCCTGTACGAGATCCAACATCGGGAACTGCCCGTGGTTGTACGTCTTCGCGACGCTCACAACCAGCCTGAGATTGCACTGGGTGATCATGTTACGAAGACGTTCTTTTTCGCCTTCTGTTGTTGTGGTAGCGTGCATGTTCGTATACGCTTCACACAACTCCTTATGGGTCAGACGTGGAAATTTGTAGAGCGACTGCAGATACGCCTGCATCGAGTTAGATGCTTGGTTCATCTCTCTCCGATCCCCTCGCGGTTTGTGAGTGTTTACAGATCCGTGAACGATGAGTTGTCCAGGTCTGCGGATGGAAGGTTTTCTTCGCGGTAGAAATCGCCGTCTTCATCATCAGAAGGTCCAAAGCGTCCCTTACGACTGTTTCTCAAGTCGAGTTCACGCTGCACGTAGCATAGCTCGATCTCCCACGGTGTTGAGCTACACCTATCCCTTCTAACATTTTCGATGTCAGCTCGAAGCTGTACCGCTCGTCTGACGAGATCGTCATCCGGCAGCTCACCTAACTGGTCGATGGTAAAGAGCATGGATCTCTGTACTGTTGTCGAGCGCCTACGAGATGACCTATTCGATTTTGCGTAGCTAGCGTTCTTTTTCGCCATTTACAGTGTTCCTATGACGAGCGCAAGAGTGTCTACAATAGACAAAAATGTATTCCTAATTACGTCGGTGTACACTTTAAGCACCACAATTTTTGTTGTCAAAGATCTCTTCGAGGACCATCATGAGACCTATCGCCTTTGCTGGAACGACTGTCAACACATTGACGGGTTTGCCCTTCTTCCTCGTCTCGAGGCGGACTTCGTTCGTCTTGCTGTTGTGCTGAAACAGGATAGCAACATCACCAGTACCAGCACCCCAGATGTCTTCCCACGTACCCTTCCTGTACTCTGTAAGGTCAATTAAGTCGCCCATGTGTCGCTTACCCTATCCTGACATCGACGAAATGTTCAATTTCGTTGACACAGTAAACTTCCTTGACGAGGTGTGACCCGATCCAACGGTCTCCTTCGATGCGTAGAAGCCCTGTCTGCGCTGTTTCGCGCCATCGAGAGAACGTTTTTTTCGAGTCTTCGACGATTATACCGACCTTGTCGTCAACGTATATCGCCCTACCTTGGATGACAAGGTCGTGCGTAGTATCATCGAACATTATGACCCTAACGGTCGTCCTTCCGACATCTACTTGTTGAAAGCGCGGCTCGGCAGCGATGACCTTCTTCCTACGATGTAGGTTCATGCTCTTCGCGACGAACTGCGTCGTGATTCCAGCAACGATTACAACAACAAAGAGGATGAAAATCGTTACAGTCATACGCTCCTAACGTTCAACCATACCAGCTCAGACGCAAACAATGTATAAACGCGTCTTGTCCGCAGGACAACAACATCAACAATACCATAGCATTCGTTTATGACCTTTGCAAGCTGCCCGGACCAGCGTACGTACTCTCCCTTCATACAATGCTCAAGGTAACCCTCTAGTGCAAGTTGTACCTGGGATCGAATAGATATCATTGCCATGTCAACGAGCTTGAAGGTTAGACGACTCGAGCGCCGCGTCAACGAAGGCGTAAAGCGTATCACTCACGAAGAACAGTTGATCGCCGAGGCCATCAACAAGGACCTCTTAGAACGCTACAGCGACGCGATCAAGAAGGCCGAGCGCGTGTCGCGACTCATGGGTGCAGCACACATGGATGAAATGGAAAAGGTCTCTCAAGGACTCGTTGACGAGCTGCGAGCGGACCTCAAGCAGGCAACAAACTTCCGCGACGGGAAGACAATCAGGAACAGGATGCGTAACTGGCTTGGCGGGCTCTACAAGGGAGGAGTACTGAAGCAGTTTGCAACATTTCTCGAAGAGCTCAAGTTTGGCTTTGAAAACGTTCAACAGTACCTCTCAGCAGCCATCGACGAAAAGAGCAATGCGTCTATACGCGACCAAGCCGTACGTAGGATGTCAGAAAAGGACGCCGCAAACCTTATCATCAATGCATTTGAGTTCTCAAATGCAGAATGGAACGGCGCGTTGGACTCCGTCGCGCGTGGCGCGTTGAAACTCAACTTTGAACAGCTCGAACAGATCTCTGAAGAACTACGTGAGATCGGCGGACAAATCAACAAAGACCTCGCGGCAGCACAGGATGCTGCGCAGGAACCAACATCACAGGAAGCAGTAACATCCACCGAGGTTCCTGCAACGAAGGAACCAGAGGACCTTGCAACCCAGCTTGCACAGCTTGAGCCAGATGAGGTCGACAGGATCGTACGTTCTGCAAATAGGCGGCGACGCAGGTTGCAGCGGGCGGCGTGAAGGCTTCGAGCCGACCTGTAAGCCGGATTCTGTCGAGGGTGATCATTCATCTAGGCCGATCCTCACAGATAGGTTCAAGCAGCTACCCGAAGGCGGTTTACTTTCTGTTGCGTCGATGTACATCACTGTACCCAGGCGTTATCTGGCGTCCTACTCTACGGTGCCCGGACTTTCCTCCTGACGAATCAGGCGATCACCCGGTCTGCTCGATTGCCAACAACTTGTTCGTACAGAGCTCCCTCTAAAAAGGCTTGGCGGTCCCGAAGGGAATCGAACCCTCGTCTTCTCCGTGACAGGGAGATGTCCTAACCACTAAACGACGGAACCAACACTTTCACCTCCAAAACACGCTGCACCGAAGTGCAGTCCACCGGCATCCTCCGCCGGGCCCGTTTGTTAGGTTACTTGTCGTATCTGCAGCACTAACAGATCCTCCTGTCATCCACAGACACTTGAGATTATTGGTGACTTTCACATTCGACCTCTTGCGTTAGGTCCGGACGTTCCAGCGATCCGAGAGTTACTCATCACCAGTGGAGCAGGCGGGGTTCGAACCCGCAACTTCCAGCTTGCAAAGCTGGCACTCTCCCAATTGAGTTACAGCCCCATACTGCTGGGCCAGAGGTCTCAACACCCCTGCTTGCGCCTCTGTCGAACCGGACAAGGACCCAAATAATCATAGCCGGAGACCTTTCACCTTGGGTATGCCCTCTCTTAACGTGAGAGGGTACTGTTACTTCGTTATAACCGCATCCCCGGTAGGATTCGAACCCACGTCCACCACGTTCGAAGCGTGGCACTCTGTCCACTGAGTTACGGAGACACATTGTGGCGATCCCCAGGCTCAAACTAGGAACCTGGTCCTATGCATACCAGTGTGATGTCATTTCGCTAGATCGCCGCGCCGAGGCCTGAGGTTGCACCAGGGACTCACGGGCCAGGACGCCCGTCGCTCTCTCGTAGCTGAACTACATCGGCATTGTTGCGCGAGCAGGATTCGAACCTGCGACCTCCAGCTTATGAGACTGGCAATACCGGGCTGCTCCATCGCGCAGTGGGTCACCTCGGATTCGAACCGAGATCGACTGGGTAAGAGCCAGCTATGCTGCCGTTGCACCAGTGACCCATTCAGGGAGAAAAAGACCGAGACAACCGCTAATGTACAACATCTGAACGCTCCACGCTGATGACCAAGATTCCGCGATTGAAGGTCGCAAGGGTTGGTCTCCTTTCACACCCAGAAGCTACTTCCATGTAGAAACACTTGTTACATCGTCGATATAATCGCAGGTCGCCAAGGATTTGAACCTTGATCTTCGGACTTGGAAACCGAAATGCTAAACCGTTACACCAACGACCCATAGCTGACTTTCACTACTGTTACAGGAATCGAACCTGACCTTGTTGGGTATGAGCCAACGGTGCGTCCACTACACTAAACGATTTGACGGTTACTTGTCGTAGTTCCGAGGGGAATTAAACGGAGCCAAATGGCTGGGCGAGTGGGAATCGAACCCACCGAAAAACAACCCGTTCCCGTTGCATCTAGAAGAGTTAGACGCGCTGGACCCGTCCTTCTTGTCGTTTTTTCGAAGCCAACCACCCGTGACCCTAGGGGGATTTGAACCCGCCGTTTCCAGAGTGAGAGTCTGGCGTCCTGACCGGACTAGACGATAGGACCAATTTTACGTGACGTGGCCTGTACTTGAACCACGCTATTACGCCGACAAAGAGCAGGTTTGCTACACCTGCGGGATCCCGCTCGACGCGGATGACACAGCACCGATCTATCTAAACACTTCTACGTTGTAGAGTGTCTGCCTGTTCACCTTCTTGCAGCGGAGTTCGAATCCCACACCGCCAGGTTTCCGCCTGGTATGCAAACATTACACCATGTAGTTCTACTGCTCGCTAAGAGCTCGGTTACTTCGCAGAGTTGGCACACAGGGAGTTGAACCCTATCTTCCTGCTTATCAGGCAGGCGTGCGAAACCACCTACACCATGTGCCAATACTACTCATGAGTCCACGCATTCGTCGGCTGTGCAGCTCCCTGCACATTCCGGTGTGGATCAAGAGTGTTGTAGACCTTCACCGGAAAGCTGATGACAGAACCATCTGACATCGTAACCTCCTTTTCTACGATATCGAACGGAACCTCCTCTCTCTTTGAGCCTTCATCATCCTGCAGCTTCTTTTTCCTTATAAATGCCATCGTAGCGGAGACGGGAGTCGAACCTCGCTGTTCCTGGGTTATGAGCCCAGTGTGTAAACCATTTCACTCCTCCGCAGACCCCACGAAAGGATTCGAACCTTCACTCTCCTGATTCGTAGTCAGGTGTGCTATCCGTTACGCTACGTGGGGGAAATTCTACATAATCTTTTAGATACTTCATTCTCTTAATTTGACAATTTTTGATTGAGTTATCCTTAATGACATTGACCTGTTTTGTTCTAAGTCATCAACTCATGCATCGGTACGTATGCGATAATGCGTTGTTCGATAACATAAATTGCAATTACGTCAACATCTGCAGTATTATACAAGACATGTTTTCTTGCTACGTATTTCAATCCAACAACAGGAACAACGCTCGTTACCCTTTTGACCGTCTTTACTTGAATGCGAAACGTTTGCGTTTTACGTAAAGCAACCAAATCTACCTTTGAATTGTCGCCTATCGAAGTAAAGACATCAAAACCTCGTACAACAAGATCTTGAGCAATCGCTAATTCACCGATAATGCCAATCCGTTTGGTGATTGATACCAACGTATTGTGCTTCTCCTACATTCAGTGTACCACTGGTGTACAAGTTTTACACACGAGTGTCAAAGAAATTTCAACGTTGTAGGCCAGGTGGGACTCGAACCCACAGTCCCAGATTAAGAGTCTGGTGGTTTAACCAATTAACCGACTAGCCCGTCATGTTTTGTAAACGTATGATCACAATGTGGACATTTTAGCTTTGTTGGAGTGCTGTGAATCGAACACAGATCTTCAGGTTCAGAGCCTGACATTTTACCATTAAACTAAACCCCAAGAGAATTTACACTCATTTTTCACGTTCTCAGTCATTCAGAATGACCTTTACGTCGTACGTTACTGACGAGTGATTTCTCAGCTCCCCAGGCAGGAGTCGAACCTGCAACCACCTGGTTAACAGCCGGGCGCTCTACCAGTTGAGCTACCGAGGAATGTGGTGTGGTGCAGGTCGGAATTGAACCGATCGATGATCACAATGATGTCTGATTTACAGTCAGGTCTCGCTCCATACGAGTCTACTGCACCAAAGTACGAACAAGTTGTCAAGGAACAAAGAAAAAATTTCTTTATTGGTGCGATAGTTTGGTAACGAACCAATACGAATGCATTATCATTCAACTACCCAAAACGCATCAAGGCTCGGAATCTTCTTCCGAGCCTTGACAAAGTCTGTGTGTAACTCGGAATCTAGATGACCTTTTCCTCCTGCTTGCGATTATCCGCAACATAGATCTCGACCTGACGCTCTTTGCGCCAAGCGATCTTCTTTTGCGTTACGGTAGTCATTGTTCCGAATGAAGTGAAGCGAGATGAGCGCCACACAAGTATACAGTATCACACTTCAGGGCCCATGTACACAGGTTTTTCTTATGGGATGCTTTTAGCTTCTTCTCGCGAGCACACGATTCGGGCGTAATCGACCTCAGATAACCTCACTTCTTTGCCACGTTCGTACCCAGCATCGTAGTCGTTCTGGTACCTATATTGTTCGAGGCTCGGCTCGTAGATGCGCCCAGCTCGCTGGGACACTGCGTCAACGACGCCATTCAGATACATCTTGATGCGTTCTTCGACGTCCTTTGGCTCGCTGTCTTCAACCTCAACTTTTCTTGCCATTGGAAGATTGTAAGCTACACATATCGCAGCGACACGGCATTATTCGCCGCCATCACCACCATCGCCACCATCCATACCCGCATCAAACGAATACCCGTGCACTCCCATTGAGGCGTTTGCCGCAGCGTCTGGACTACCGGGTGCCATGAATCCTGGCATGTCAGCAAATTCAGCGGCATCATCGCTTGCATCTCGTCCCCACGATTCTGCCCAGTCAGGCCACCACCCGCCGTAACCATCGCCCCACCCCATTCCTCCGTAGAAGCCACCACCTCCACCTCCCATGTTCATGCCGAACCAATCGCCCTGTGGGCGCCAGTTCGCACGCGCGCCACCGCCCGTCTTGCGCTTGTTTGCGACGAACTCCTCGAGGCGCCCACGGATGATTGTACGAAGCTGTCCAACGGTGATAAACATCAGACACCCCAACGATCTTCTGCCGTTGCTTCTTCTTCAACGCGAATCTTGTCCATCATCTCGACCCTGATGTTATCCTTTGCGGCAGGATCAGCCTCAAAGCACGAAGCGACCTCCTGGGCGTCAATCGGTGTCGTATTCGCGTCTTCGTCCTCCTCAAGGGCTCCGAGCGCGTTGGTTGCCTCAATGTTAACGTGTGGTTCGTCTTCCTCCATGTCAAAGACGACGTTGAGGAACGACCTATCTCCACACACAACAACCTTTGCTTTGTAGTCGTACAGCGTTGCTCCTACGTACCGAGGATCACGAGGATCACTGGTGTAAGGACCGTATGCATTACGATCTCCACCAAGCGCGAACATTTGAGAGTTCCTACCACCGTGTGCTTCGTTCAGCATGTCTGCTGTCTCCTTTAGCACGCCTTCCTGCACTGTGTGCTTTCGCTTGCGTGTCCTCTTGCGCTTGCCATTCTCCCAGGAGACTTCCTTCGTCTTTGCGTCGATGCCTGGCGACTTGCTGTCAGCAGCCTTCTTGACCTCTTCGCGAACGATCTTCTTGAGTGTTGCCAGATCGATCTTCATGCCGTTTAAGTATCTGCGATCCAGCGTTCACGTCTCCTGACAAGCATGTTGTCGATGACCTCACGAGCACGAGTGCTCTTCTTGTAGACCGGATCGTGCCTGATGCCCTTTTCAGAGTTGCACTGTGTGCGCTATACTGAGGTTCAGTAGATAACATCAGTTACACATTCGATTTCGATTCTTGAAAAGTCTCATAGATCATACGACATATTCCCTCGTCCTGTATTAGGAGGGCATTATGCCTCGTGTACAAGAAAAATGAGAGGGCCCTGGTGGGCCCTCTCAGCCTACTCGCGCGTATGTATCAGGGCTTCCTGAACTTAGGACGGTGCCACATGATGACAGCACCGGTTTCGAAAGCCTTCCAATCAAGGACAGTCCAGTCGCCAGAGTTGTCGGGTCCCTTCATCGGTTCGTCGAGTCTAATCTCTGTCGACGAATTGTTGAACTGAATGACCGTTATTGCATACTCTCTTGGCCCGCTTAGGATCTGGAGGGCCTGACGCATACGTGCCGCTTGCATTCCTTGTTGATCTTCTTGATGCATCTTTACCCTTATGCTTCGTTGCTCTCGGCTACTTCGCTCCTACCGCTAGCATGGTATAGTTCTCGACACCATCAACCACCCTTGCGGGTGAGGAAGCCCTCACCGCGCATCTTCAGGATAACTCGCCCGAGTTCATCATCGTATCTCTCGCGCAGCGGCTTAACGATAAAGCCCTCACGAACATTTGATGCAATCATCGACCGTCCTTCGCAGAAGGATAAGAGATCGCTCTCCTGAGCGATACACCAGCGACTTCTAAACAGTTCAGGCACCCAGTCGAGCCCAACAAAGTCCGCGAACTCACGAGCCTTATCGTAATCGAGGTATCGACCTTCGACGACATTGAACACATCGAACACCCTAAGGCTCGCAACGTGGTGCCTCTCATGGTCGTACCTGACCAAACACCTCACCGAAGAACACTCTGTGCGGCACACGTGAGAGGCGATCGTTGAGGGCGAGCTCATCGACAACCCTCTACCAGAGATTGTTTTCATCGTACCGCTTGACACACGTCCTTGAACCCGCCCAGAGACGCATCCCATCGTGAACATAACGGGCGTTTGAATTGTGAACCAACGTTTCGTGTGCAAAACTCAGACCTTCGAGCTGCACTCACTTTCCAGAGACGAACTTTGCAAACGCCGAGATTATGAATAGCTCCATGTCGTACAGAAAATGTACGACAATCGCCGCCCACAGGCCATAGTTGAACATTATCCAGAAGAAGACCATCCCAAGGAACCATGAGTTGATCCAACCCAAAACTCCTTGGTACTTGTGCCCGTCACGGAACGTCGCGTTTGAGCTGAGCAGCGCTGCACCGAGTGCCCAATGGTGTGATCCGTAGATTTGCTGCGTGAGCATGCCAAACGTCATGAAGTCGGCGATGGGAGCAAAGATGTAGTAATGGATGATATGTAAAAGCCCCCACTCAAACGCAAACCCGCCCAAAATGAAGTCTGAGATGACGATCAGTGGTGCTAGCGCAAGGAAGAAGAAGTATCTGAAGCACAGCTCTTCGAGTACACCTGCTCTTACTGAAACGAATGTACCGTTGAATAGCGTCATGAGCGAATCGATTTCAGGACCTTTGTAACATTCGTTCATCTGTTGGCGACGAGCGTAATTGACGCAAGTAACAGCGACCCATGCTATTGCTGCGTAGACGAACAGCGGTCAGACTCGTGAGATACCCTCGTAGAGCGATCCGCTGGACAACGCGACTAATCCAAAGTTGACGAAGTCGGGAACAAAAAGCCACGAAACTCCAATGATAATCGTACATCCGATGAAGATCCTGCTGAACCAGACGAACGAAAACCTGTCGTCATCGTCAGACGACATAAAAGGCAACTGCATCTGCCTTCCTTTTACAGGAACAATTCCTGTCTAGATGTTGAATATCCCGGAGTCACGATCCTGCGTGTCCCACCTATCATCCAACTCTTCTGGAGTCGGTGGAGGAGGGCACTGAGATCCTCCGAACCTGTACATTGTAGACGGCACGGGTTTATCCTGCACTGGGATATTCGACTGTGAAATTAGTACGCGCTTTTGTTTGTGAGCTGCACCCGATTGCGATAGCAAACTGTCTTCAGGCACCGCGAGTTCGCCCTGGATGAGTTCCTGTATCACCCTACGCGAACGTGCAAGTGCCAACACCACGTAGTGAGCGGCCCCCACGAAAGACGTCAACAGAGCAACAATTCCCATGTTGAAGAACACAGACACAAACAAAAGCGTAGCAAATCCAAAGGTAACAAGGATGTACAGCAGAAAGAGCCTGTCCTTGTACCACGTCGCAGAGACACGCCGAGCGGCGTCATTTGCGTTCAATGAACCCATGCAGCTAAGTATCAGTCACCGCTGAACGGACTCGTTGATGATCTCTGCGTCAGGAGGGATTGCGTGGTTCTTTCGCCAGATCCTGAACGCAAGGGGCGAACCCCTAAAGAGCTTGATGACGTCCTCCCAGCCATCCCAACGCGTTACTCGCCTATAGACGGCGACCTTTGCGTGCTTCGATGGTCTGAGGTTCCACAAGACGATGTTTGGATCGCGCTGTGGTCGAATTCCCAAGCTCGGAGGGCACCCTCCGATTGAGCGTGCGCGTTCTACCCTTTCAAGTGTTGACTCATCCTTGTTTTTACTCATGATCTCTCTTATTTTTCTTGCACGAACGCAATGCGTCCCCAGGGCCAAAACGTCGGTAGGTCACCGTCTCCCTCAATCGTGATTGAGATGATGTCACCGTAAACATAGTAACACGATCCTGCATTCCTCTTTGGAGCCATCGACTCAAAGTTCCAGTTCTTCAGCGTTGCAGCGAGGATCGAGACCCGCTGCGCTCCATCATTGTATGAGTTCTTGAGCCTAACGTATTCGTCAGCCTCTTTCTGCGTTGCAATCTGGGTTACAGGATTTGTCACGTCTATGTCGTCCTGCGACGCTGATGAGACTGACATCGACTCGTCATCACACATCGTGATATGATCGAACACCATCCAGTCGTCCTTTGAATCGAGGAGCACGTACAGACCCATGTAGTCTGACATCGGCAGGTGAGCGTCGAAGAGCGCTCGCTTGTACGCTTCGAGCGCTCTGACCTTCCAGTCAAAGATGATCTTTGCGCGAACGTAACTACGCTCTACGGACCTCCACTCCTCAAGCCTCGGAGGCCAGACTCCATTTGCGACGTACGACAAAGTTCGCTTGTCAGAAAACGATCGCGTTGTCTTAGACGCAATTGAGTTCCTACGATAGACATCACCCCAGTATCGTTCACCTGAACAAATACAATCATTGAACATGCTCGCCGCTTCGAACGATGATGCATCCCACTTGTGTAGGTCAATACCGTCACTCACTGAGTTTGCTGGAACAACGTTACTTTCCTTAGTTGTCTGCTTGAATATGCGAAACGCCGGCCGCCGCCGCGGTTCCTTGTCGAGGATTGATTTGACGTTTTCGTAGACGTCGCTGGGCGCGGGGGCAGGCTTCTTTGTCTGCATCTCAAATCATTGACAACAGTCGTTTTTGTTTGTCCAGGTCAAGCTCAATTGTCCTGTCAGATACCCGAAGCACCAGTGTCCCGTCGGGCAGCGGTACGATGTTGACCTTTACGGTGTTCCCGTCGATCATGTCATCCGGAAGGATGTCGATCTCAATGAGGCCTCCAAGTAGGATGAACTTCCTTGCATCAACATCAAGAACAGGGACTTCAGATTCGCCAAATTTGAGCACCATGCCCAAATCATACTACACCACTCGTCACCTAATCGGCAATATACCACCGAACGGTGGGTTCTGCACACACGATATCTCGTCGCTTCGATTGAAAACTATATTGCGTTCTTCTATTGTGATGTTTCGACGTTCTCCCTTGTCGATCACCACGTTGCCGAGCCGCGTTGGGACGAACTTGTTTCTCAGCGCTCGCGCTGCGGCATCAAGCGTCATGAATGTTTCAATTTCGAAGCTGAAAACCTGAAATTGCATACCTATCACTTTCAAAATATCAAACCGGTGCCAATAGACATCCGGTTGACGCACTTTGGATTATTTTCGAGGTCTCTAAACACTACCAACTGTCGTCCGAGCCACCCCTTCCAAAGCCGCCTCCGCTAAAACCTCCACCGGAGCTCCAACTTGCCACCAGAACCTTCTCCTCCTATGAATGTTCCACCGCTGCCGCTGTTGATCACGAAGACAAAATCACGACAACAACAATGATAACGATCATGATAATCAACCACGACGGTGTGCCTTCACCGTCCGGCGAGGCGTCATCAGCCTCTAGCCCCATGAACGTTGTTTCATCTGTGGGTGTGGGCTCGTGAGCAATCACGCCCGTTGCCTTGTCGAGGCCTTCGTAAAAGTTACCCTTCTTGACAAAGGGCTTCAACACCTTGTTGACGATGTCGCTGCATTCATCATCTGTGAGGTCGCCTTCGATGTCCTTGCGGCACTGCAGGTTCGTGTCGATGTTCGATCACTTCTCTTCGCATTCCTCGTCGAGGTCTACGAGATTGTCGTACTTCTTAGTGCCCAGGTTGCAACCCGGGACGATGAACAGCGCCAACAGCGTTAGCACTACCAGTGTTGCTAGCTTCTTCATTCCCTTTGTTTCCCTCTTGCCTATGTGAACAGATTTACCTGAGATTGTATTCCCACGTCAAAGATGACTGGGATTGTGTAGTTCCGTACCTCGGGAGACGACTTTGGTGGAGCGCCTCGTTCGAAGTCAATGCTCAGATTTGCACCGAGTACGACCACTTCGACGGCGGCCTTTGCTCGCTCACCGACAACAAAGACATGGAACAAAGCACCCTCGATGCTCTCCTTTGCCTCCTTCAGGGTGAGGCTAACGTTCGACTGCACATTCGGCGTCCTCACTGGCGAAAAACCGCTGATCTCTCGTAGGACCTTGATCGCCACGATCTTCTTGCCGTGTAGCTTGATGGTCCCGCGCCACGCGATCGTCTTGTTCTGGAAAACGTAGCTAAGACCTAACGCGAAGAATTCAAACCACTCCTTCGCGTTACGCATTGCAACTTCCTTTTCAACGTCAACGAAGCGCCTCGTTGAAGGGTCGATGACCTGCACGCGGATGTGCAACACGGATTCATCTTCTGTTATTGGGCCCAACCCTTCTTTGATGAACGGCGTAAGTTTTTCGAAATCTTCGTTTGACATGTATGTCATTAAACCCTATGAGTTATGGCTTGATGAACCACCATGTTAGTTACGTCGCTAGTGACACCCTAGCAACACATATAATTTGATCACCGCGACACACCGTGTATTGTCGTTGATCACAATCCCTTATAGTGTGTCACTGCGATGGGGGCAAATGTCAATAATATTAACGTTAGCGCCCTTGTAGTGGCAACAACGCTCGCTTTGTTTTTTCAGCGGCTTCGCCTTCGGTGAGGATGGTTGCCTCAGCGGCAACAAAGGGTTTCGTGCTCGTGAATGGTCCCATTCCAAGCGACTTGGCATCAAGCGTTACCTCGACGCGCTCAACACCGACGCCCTCCTCGGCGGCAACATTCGTCCTGATGAGCGCTACGATGTCTTCATAATTTAGCCTGTACTTGACGCTCGTTTCGCGTTTCATAATTGTACAGTACCATCAGTTCAATGCTACTGCACCCATCGCCGCCAGTCGGTGCGATCACCAAGCAGATGATTCTGCTTTGAGTAGTAGATCGTCGCTTGACCGTGGTCCTGAGGACGAGGAATTATGTCGTTTAGACGTTCAATCGTTGAATCGAATAGCTGCTTTCCAAACGCGAGGCACCGCAGGTAGACATCCCAAACCTCATCGATCTCAGGGTAAATTGAAAACTTCACCTGAGCAATGATGGGACCGTCGTCGATACCTGGACTGATCTCATGGATGGTCACGCCGTGTTCGTTTTCGCCGTTCTTCAAGGCCCAGTTCACTGGTCTGACGCCGCGGTATCTTGGAAGCGGTCCATTGTGTAAGTTGAAGATCCTTCCACATCTGTCGATGAAGTCCTTCTTAAGGATCCTGTCGTGGTAGATAGAGAACGCAATGTCAATGTTTGTGATATCGTTTACGGTGACACATGGGATATCCCTGAAGTAGGCGTAGTCCGCAAGCTTGGCACCAGCCCACGCAGGTTCATCATCGTTCGGTACAACACAGACAAGGCGATAATCATCAGACTTTTCGTGGAAGTACTTTGCTACATGGACAGCAAGGTTTCCTTTTCCAAGAACGACTACATCTTTCTTCATACGATCTTCAGGCCATTAGTTGCCCCCTCAACCAATCCAAACATACTGTAACCGTAGTGTTCAGCACTTAGGGTATTTTGTAGAACATCGTGCATACGTTCTGGATGTTGTTCGATCAATACCTTGCGAAGCTTGATCCCGCGCTTCCTGAGCTTCGACATCTGTTTGTCGACGAGCTCGCTGATTGTTGGTTTGCGCTTCATGTTCTGGAACCCTACGTGGCGCTGCGCCTTTGCTTCAACGTGTTCTCGCGTGAAGAAGAACATGTCGTATGACACCGGTGCGCTCTTGAATCTGTGCGTCGTTCCCCTGATCTTACCCGCCTTTTCGTAATCAATGGCACATTCATTGATGATCTTGGTGGGTTTGAAACGCTCGTCAACACGCGTCGCCGTGCAGATGTACCAGTTCTTCGATGGCATGACTGGATAATCAGTCGTGATGTATGCAGGTGTGAACGCCTTGTCGAAACGCATCATCACAAAGTCAAAATCATCTTTGATCATCCTCCTACTCATCGCAGCGAGGTCAGCGTGATCACGGTAGAGGACGTTGTCAATAGACATGTATGCAAACACCTTGCGCGGGTGGGGATCGTCGAGCACAGCCTGGACGAATGTATTTTCTGCATCAATAACGTTCCTCCACGACCATGAATCTACAGGCCACCTTGGACCGTCGACGATCGATACCTTTCTATCAGCGGGCACGAGCAAGCGCGTGTCGTCATCTGACATCCCGTCGACTAGAACGACCCTATCGACGTACGAAACATCACACCACGAGTTCACCGCGGGAGCGATCATCGGCCCGTATCCGGTCGTCACTGAGTTGCTGACGAACGAGCAGACGAAGACCTTGTACCCGTCTATCATTTGACGCGCTCTAGCGTTCTGAGGACTGATGCCGTCACGTCATACGATGCCCTCGTAGTATCATGGTTGAAGAACGATTCTAGGCTGTTTGTAAGTGGAGGATTTCCATCGCACCGTACATCATCACCGTTGACTCGTAGTATTCCCGTCGAATCATCCCACACGACTATCCCCTCATCAAACGTAAAGACGCACGTCCTTACCTTCGCAGGAAAGTTCCAGCTTGCATGCATGCGAACGTCCGATATCCCGTCGTACATCCTACACGATGCAGTGTGTTCAACGTTCTGTGTTTTTTCGATCTGCATCCCGACAAAGCGTTCTGGCTCCATGAGCGCGTGGATGATCGAGAGATCGTGGCACATGAGGTCGTGCTTTGCATCAACGTCTTGGCGCGCTGGACCGTTGTTCAAGCGCAGCATGTCTGCTCGACGCAGCGACCAGTCGAGTTCAACGATCTTCTTCACCTGTTCGTTGTATCGAAACACCCAATCAACGTGAAGCTTTGTTCCTCGCTTTAACGCAAGATCGAACGCCTGTTCCGCGATGTAAGAATGAACACCCAAGGGCTTCTCACAGAACACATGGCACCCATGTTTGATCGCATCATTTACGATGCTTACGTGTGTCGTCGCCGGAGATGCGACGATGACATGTGTACAATCAACAAGCAGCTTCTCATAGCGTTCCGTAGGGTCGTACTTCACGTCGTACGTCATGTGGACGTTTTCCTTGCCAACGACACGACGAACAATAGACCCCCAATAGCCGAGGCCGACGATTCCGACCTTAGTTCCTAAAGGAATCGATAGCTTTGCAGACAACCTTTACCTCCTCATCCCTCATCCGCCCATGACACGGAATGCTAACGACATGCTTCGCAGCGTATTCAGCGATCGGGCACTCTACGTCTACAACCCACCGAGAGAACGTATGTTCCTTGTGGATGACCGTCGGATAGTGAATGACGCACTGTACTTCGTGCGCTTCCATGTGTTCAATGAACGCGTTCCTGTCTTCAACGAGCACCGGAAACACGTGCCAGACGCTCTCGTCTATTCCAACGTCGAGTGAGAGGATGTCATCGTTGCCGGAACATGCACGAAGCAGATCGGCTACGACGTCTCTGCGCATGCTGATATCAAGCGTCGAGTACTTCAGCTTGTGCGTCAAGAACGCAGCTTGAATCGCATCGAGTCTATGGTTGAACCCAACATACTCGTAGCCGTGCTTCTTGACGCACCCATAGCTTCGCAGCGCCTTTGCCTTTGCAACAAGGCTGTCGCTACCAATGATGACGCCAGCGTCCCCAAGAGCACCCAAGTTCTTACCAGGATAGCATGAAAAGAAGCCTGCGTCTCCGAACGTACCGACGTCCCTACCCAAAACCTTCTGAAAGTGTGATTGTGAGCAGTCTTCGATGAGTGGAATTCCTGCGCTTCGACACCTCGTCGCAAGCGTTCCCGCTCCCTTGACTCCATACCCATAGAGGTGAACAAGCACCACGGCCTGTGCGTCGTCTGGAGGCCTGAACGATCTGGGAGCGTTTAACGTTGTTAATTCCACATCGAACGGCTTGAATTTGAAGCCCATATTGATCCCGCTCAGGATCGACCCAATAAACGTGTTCGCTGGATAGTAGATGTACCTGTCATCCTTGGGTTCGAGTTCTAGGGCACGAAGTATGACGGCCAACGCGTCTGTGCCGTTCGAAACCCCCGCAGCAGGCCTACCAACCATCTCTCCAAACCTTGTTTCAAATTCTTCGACGTGTCTTCCACCGATGATCGAAGATCCTTCGATGATGTCTACAACATCTTCAAGAAATTCTTCGACAAACTCACCATTGACACGTGATAGGTCGTTGTACGGAACTTTCATGCTCTCACCAGGTTCTGATGGTCGCCTCTGTAGACACCTCTGGCGTCGATGACGAGCTTCGCGTTCTCTATGAGGACGTTCCAATCAACACGCTCCTGATCTGTAGCCACAACAGCAGCCGAAAACTTTGACACGTCGCTCAGCGGGACGCTAGAAAACTCGAGCTCCCCCAGTTCGAGGTTCTTTACCAATGGATCGTGGTATTCAACCTCTGCACCGAACCCGCGAAGCACCTCGATAAGCGCCAGCGCGGGGGACTCGCGAACATCATCCACGCCGCGCTTGTATGCAACACCAACGATGAGGATACGAGAACCTCTGATTGCCTCACCACGAGACGCAAGCCCGACACGGATCCTGTCAATGACGTATGCAGGCATCATTCCATTTACACGAGCTGCAACATCGATCATCTTGATGCGTCTACCGTAGCTATCAGCAGACCAGTTCAGGTAGTGCGGATCGATCGGAATGCAGTGTCCTCCGACGCCTGGGCCAGGATCGAACCGCATGAACCCAAAGGGTTTCGTTGATGCTGCATCGATCACGCTGAGTGGATCGATTCCCATCCTGTAGAACGCGACCTTCACCTCGTTTACTAGCGCGATGTTGACCATCCTAAACGTGTTCTCGAGGAGCTTCGCAGCCTCAGCGACCTTGGGCGATTCGACTGGAACAACTATATTGAACGCAACATCATAGAACGCTGTTGCAACCTTCGTTGCCACATCATCGAATCCACCAACGATCTTTGGGATCGATGTTGTGCCGAAGTCAGGATTTCCCGGATCCTCACGTTCAGGAGAGAACGCAAGTAGAAAGTCTTCTCCGCATCGCGCGCCGCCCTCCTCAAGAGCGTCCTTGAACGAGCCTTCTGTTGCGCCTGGATAGACCGTCGATTCAAGGACAATCAAACGTGGTTTCATTGGCAACCTGGCGATCGTCCTTGCCACATCAGTCACGCTTTCGAGGTTTGGATCGCCCTTCTTGCCAAGCGGTGTCGGCACACAAACAAGGATGACATCACATTCTTCAAGCGTATTTGCCTTGTTCGAAATCCTCAGAAGCCCGCTCGACAGCGCATTCATGACGCTGTCATGGCTAATGTGACTCATCGGTGACTCACCCGCGCCGATCTTCCAGGCCCTCTCGCTGTTTGTATCGAACCCAAACACACGGATACCCGACTTTACAAACGCGAGTGCAAGCGGAAGACCAACGTATCCAAGTCCCACAACACCGACCTTGACGCGACAGTCGTTGATCGCATTGATGATGTCATCTGCCTCAAACATTACTTCTTCCTTGCCTGTGTAAACTGACGCGGGTTCTTGATCCTCGGAAATCCTCTCTTTGGCTCTGGACTGTCGAGGAATCTACACAGCTTGGCCCAACCTTCTCCAGCGATTATATTGAGTTCGAGTAGCTTGTCTTGTCTGCCATCGAAGTGCCGCCTGACCGAAGCAACGTAGTTGTCGTACACCCAATCGAAACGGTCTCTATTGAACTTCCCGCATCCATAGACGGCGACGCGGAGGAGCTCAGACCTCTTGTTTGGGTTTCGCTTTGTGAAGTGTTCTTCACACGAATCCAGCCAGCTTTTACGTTCGCGCTGAGTAAGGACAAACTTTGCGTTTGGGTACAGCACATCAAGCTGCGCAAAGCACAGTGCGCATGGGATGTCGGCAACGGCATCAAAACGTTTGAAGACATCAAGGTCGAAGTTTCCTTTAAGGATCTGAGCATACGCATTGTCATCGAATGGGCAGTGGACTGAATTGAGTCCAAGCATCCCGAGTCCCTCGCTGAGGCTTTTCGTTGCCGTTTTGCTCAATCCGATGCCAAACACCTTCATTTGTTCATACACATCCATCGACGAACCTCTCTAGGTCTCCGGCTCCACATAGCCGATCGCGAAGATCAATGATATTTCCGATGAAAGTATCAAGCACCGCGTCGTTGTTGAGCTCCCTAGCCGCCTTGACGACTCCTGCTGCGTCATCTATGACGATGCAGTGTTTCCCGTCCTCAAAGTAGCGGTACATGCCCGTAAACTTATAGTAGTGTCTCAGGACAATCATCGGTGTTCCGACAAGCATCGTGTACCACACAACGCCGCCCCCAACATCGCCACCCTTCAGGTGAACGACACACCGCAGCGATCGCTTCATGTCGAGTGCCTCTCGGCACGAGATAGTTGGTTTACCTTCATTTGGCCTTGATGTCCTGATGTCAGAACCGACGCCGGGCTTGTTCGCCCCATAATTGACGAGTTTGCCGAGCTTTTGCTGCTTCAACATTGAAGCAGCGTTGTGAAACATCTTTGACTCTTTGGGATACCTGCGCTGGTAATTGTGGTTGAAACCAGCAAGTCCTGTCCTCTGGGATGCTCTCAGAACATCGTCCGGAAGGTTCAATGCCACCAGCTGCGCGCGAGAAGGAAATAGGTTCCACCGACGCTTGAACTTTGCTCCGATATCGTCAGGAGACGGTTGCGTAATCAGACAGTCATCATGGATGTCGCTTCCGAGGTCAGCATACTTGTAAGGTCGCATCTCACTCGTGATCCAGCGCCGGACGTTTCCTTTATCGAAGATGTGACGCCTGGCCATGTCGATGCTCGTCCCCTTACCCGTCCCACGAAACACGTGGCAAAGGTCAAACTCCATGTTGATGATTTCTGTAGCATCAACAATTGTCACCTTCATCTCGGGCCTGTGTGTCCCGAACTGCGCTCTTTGGCGAGACACGAAGCTATCCTCTCCGTGCTTGACGCGATAGTCCCTTGCGGGACCATCAATATTCAGTTCGTCCGTTTCTGGTGATGAGGAAAGGAGCGTAGGCCACACAGATATGCCAGACCAGTCGAGTTTCTTCTTTACGTTGGGAAGGATTGTCCCCTGCCTGGGTACGAACACATTGTTTTCCATCGCCGTGTGACGGTAGATGAGTTCAACCTGAAGTGTCCTGCTTCCTGTGGGAAGCAGCAAGATCCTCTTTTTTGACATGGCACTCCGATCGTCACAATTTAAGTATTGTGACCATCGATGCACGGAGCGTGGGTACTTAAAATGACGCCATGAGGATTGCCCTTGGAGAGTTAAGGCATCTGTTGCGAGAGGCAGGCCTAGTCACCCCCGACGAGTTCAGAAGTTCTGAGAAGACTGAGATGCTCGAGGACAAGAAGCGCCTACAGATCGCGATCGACGAACTCGGACTTGACATCGTTCCGAGCGGCAGCGACCAGTCGGGCTTCGTAGGAGCCGGCGGGTACGGAACCGTGTGGGAGGTCACACAGGACGGTAAACGCCTTGCGCTGAAGCTGTCAGACGATCCCGACGAGGCTGACACGTACAAAAAAGTACACGAGGTCAGGAACGAGCTACCTCCGATCATAGCGAAGCACCTGCCGCGTATCGACTCGTTTGCGACACTCGAGGACGACAAAGGCATCGAGTTCTACGCCATCCTCATGGAGTTCCTTGTTCCGATGCCAAGCGGGACGAACATCGAAGGCTGGCGTCAAGGCAACGACCAGGAACTCGGTGTCTGGGCGAACGAGATCGCATCAAAGATCATCCCGCACGTTGACCAGGCGCTTTGGCGTGAGCTCATGCGCTACGGGAACGGATCAAGGAGGTCACTGATCAACAAGTTCCACGGAATCGTTGTTTCAAAGCGGGACTGGGCACGCTTGAAGACACACGAATTCCTCAAGGAGGCACTGACGTACGATCCAACACGTCAACACTACGGGTTCAGGATGACGATCGGAGACCCGATTCTGAGCGCATTGAACAACGCGATGCAGGACAATAGGATCTCTGACGAGGAGTTTGATGAGCTCAAGAACCTGAAGGGCGCCAACAACTGGACATTCATCGTGAAGAACGTTGCTCGCAGGCTTGCGGACGTTGCAGGCCTCGACGAAAAGGGACAGGCGTTCCCTGAAAGCACAGACATGGACTTGTCCGATACGAAGGAACGACTCGAGAACCCAAAGCTTCGCAGCCTATATCTGGCGCTCAAGTGGCTCGACAGGCGAGGCGTCATGAGCTGGAACGACGTTCACCACGAGAACGTACTAATGCGACCAGGAACAGGTGACCTGGTCGTAGCAGACGTAGGATTATTCCGCGTCTAAGCTGTTAACTTACCTACGGTGTACATTCGGAATTCTTGGAAGGTCAGCATGGGTCGGTATGTGCAGCTTCGGGCCATGGTCTGATGTCTGCCCATGTAGCTTAGGAAACTGCGAAGGCGTCAACTTGTTTAGTTCTTCACGCAGGGATTGAACCCGTTCGCAGACCTCTATCACATGTCTGTAGATGATGTATCAGCTGCAACGAGAAAGCTCAGGACGCCAGCGATGACACCCAACATGTTCGCGACCTCAGTGTTTGCCGGAATTTTCAACGAATGTTCCAAGCCTGATAGCGGCGCGCCGAAGCGCGTCATCGAACAACTGGACCCACTCATCGAGCGCGTGTTCAATTATGATGTTGTCGAACGCGCTGAAATCCTCAACGATCATGCCGTCGTGCGGAATGCTGCCGATGACCCTGTCTCTGTACTTTACACCATCACACCCGTAACCGAATACAAACTTCCCGAGTCCGTAGGCATATGCACATTCCCAGACGGTCCCAACATCCGCAGACGGGCCTCTGAATAGTGCCAGGTTCGCGACGACTGCATCACACTCTACAATCATCAATCGATTCGCCTTTGCGATCCTTCTGCCGTCTTCGTACTTGGCACCAGTGATGTTTACCTCGTTGTCGAGCGGGTATAGGCCCTCGAACCCCCATCCATCACACGCCTGGATGAGTCGTCGCCCATGTTCCTTTGCGTCTGTACGAAACACGTCCGGCCCAGCAAGGTAAACCTTCGGTCGCTTTTTGTCTGTCATTCCTCTCCTCCACACCGAGCCGCGTCAATGTCGCGTTGCATCTGCCTGTTGAACGTATGCTGGATCGGAACCCAACACACAAACGCGATGATGCAGATGATCACTGAGACGATGAATTCGAACGTGCCTCTCCCCTTGCGATCGACAATAGCGATCCGGCAAACTCAATGCAGAGCGCTTCAAGGTCACTCCTGTTCTTGATGAGGCACTCCGTCACACTGCCTGCTGACGCAAACGTAACGGACCACGGCGATGCTGTATGTGTGTTGATGGAGATCAGTTCAACGTAGCGCTTGAGCGTTGAGATGACAAGCTTGATGCGTCCCGCATCGTCGATCACGCGAGCGTGGACGCCACACTCCCGCATGACGTCAGAAACGGTCGAAAGCACATCGAAAGCGTCCTGGCACGGATGTTGAAACATGTTCGGGTCTGAAGACCCGCTGTTTATGCTTTCACGTACCTTCTTGATGAATTCTTCACCCATGAGCCTTCTTTAGCCCTTGCGTTGCAGACATTCTTCGTTGCATTCAGTGCGATTTCGATGACGATAGTCTCGGGCGCACACAGCGAGCATCACAGCGAGCATCAAAAACGCCCAACATTAATGGCGGCGACCCCGACAATCCCTAGGACAACACCAAGGATCACAAAAGTGGACAGGTCAAACATCACTCCTCCCTTGAAGCGCTTGGACTACCTGGTCGGGCGGGTGCGTCTTGTAGCCAATCATCCGGCGCGGCGAATCTGGCCACAGTCGCTTGAACGCCAGCTCCCGAGCGTCCTGAGGCAAGCTTGGTGTTGGACCGTAGCCGATACTCAGGCTGAGCACAGTCTGCTCAGTGTCGGTTAATGACCTCCCCAGCTGGTGTTCAATGTGTTCGCAGGCGAGTGTTCTCGTGTTCCAGCACGCCTCTCCATTTAGATTGATTCCGGAGAACCAACCCTGACGAGAGTAGAATTGTGTGAGTAGCTCCGTGAGGTTCACGAGTCCCTCCTCTTCAACGCGAGGATGCGCGTGGCGCACTCCTTCGACACAGCAAAAAGAACCATCATCACTCGAGCCGAAGCTCTCCTGCTCGAGTGTGCTGTAGGTCCTCACACGGAGGCTCAGGTTGGGGCCTGAGCTCCTGCTTTCCGTCCTTGAATAGGGAACGAGCAAGCATACCGGCGGTGAACCCGAACAAAAACATTGCGATTCCTTCCAACATCACTGAAACCTCCCTGGTCGCCTTGTGATAGACCTACCATACTACCTAGCGCAGCGTGGTACACGAAGGCTCATCATCGGAACCACAATTCCTCAGCACCAGGTTAGGTTCCGAAGCTGGCACATCGACAGCGACGTTGTTCAACATGACCTCATTGTCCGATAGAGCAGCCTCGATCTGTACGCCGATGTCCGTGGATGATGCGTCTATGACCCAACACACAAGATCGTACGGACGTCGAAGTAGGTCTTCAAACTCACACTTATCGCGAGACCATCGAACAGACGCCTCAAAGTCACCGTACATGTCGATGTGAACTTCAAAGTACGAGTCCTTTTCGACTGCATAGACACACGATTCGCGAGCATCACGTGGTCTGCAGATCGGAACGACCCAGCGCGTCTCTAGTTTAATCGACATCTGTTTTGAACCTCATGTATGTCCTGATGAAAGGCATCCGCAGCTGATCGTCAACGTTCATTCCCGTCCGGAGGCCGGTCGAGACAAACGCCTGCATCTCGTCTGGAATGACGTCATCGTTGTAGCCGATCCGTTTAAGTGCCCTTTGAAGCTCGAGGAACACCAACGGATCGATGTCCTTCAGCGCTGCTAGGTTCGCCAGCTGCTCGGCCCGATAGTCATCATTGACGTACCAGAAACCATGAGCGTACTCGTGATCAAGCGTGTCTTCCTTCGACTCGTTTGAGGCACCGATGAGGTATGCCTTCCTGTTCGAAGCTGTTGTGTGCGTTGCACACCAACGAGCGACACCCGCCATGAACAGGTCGTGATCATTGAAATCTGGGATCTGTGTGACGAGCTCGGTGATCACATCAACCGGAACGTTGAATCCATTCCAGTCACCAAAGTACGTAAACGCTCCACGCTTTCCCTTGCGACGAGCATACCGCTTGATGTAGTCAATAAGCTGGAAATTCCTCCGAAAGAACTCTGGATTCTCGCTCTCGTAGAACTCCTGGAAGCGCAGGAAGTGCGCGCAGAGCTCGATATGATCATCAAACTTCAGCAGGAAGACGCCAGGTATCACCTGCGTCAGACTGTACTCGGGTGCAACCATACGACCATCCTACCCTTCACGGAGCCGAGGTGCACACCTGAGCACCTGTCTTTCCTGACTGCTTGGACGATCAGTAGCGGGTTTCGGTACGCGTCTGATGCTTGCGGCGCCTCGTCTCCTTTACGAGGATCCTGTGTGCCTCGGTAAAGAGCCAGCGCTCTGGACATTCAAGGTACTCACGTAGGATGTCACACATATCTTTGTCACTTATCGAGGTGCCCGCGGGCAAAACGTCAAACACATTATTAATGACGGTGTGGAAACAAGGACGATCATAATACGTGTACACGCCGTACAAATCCCACGAATCCTTGGGTTCCACAAAATCTGGATCAAAATTTACTGGAAAGTTACGCTTGATGGCGTCATTGAATGCTTCACGAAGCATGCTGCAGTCAAAATCGTCTCTATCGAAGATCTCCTTGACTTTTTCACGCACTTCAGCACGCGATGGACCATCCCCCCATATTACTGATCTCAAATCTTTGAATGTCTCCTCAAGCAGCCATTTCGGCGCGGTCAACGCATCATCGACCATCTTCTCTTCATAATCGTCGAATGCACGATTCACAGCATCACACAGCTCGTCAATCTGAGCAGGATCTGCGACGAGCGCGATGATCCACGCACTGATCATCCACATCGGGTTTGTGCAATCGTCCCACGCCTGCTGAAGCGTCCTTTTCGATGCCACGTAGTTCTTCGATTCGACGCACGCACCGAAGTCATAGATCTCATCAGCTAGCTTCGTCATCGTCGTTGCCTTCTTTGCGGGTACCTTTGCGGTCCTTGCCATATCGATTTCCTCCTGTTGCTGATAAGTGCCTAGATTGTTACACCGTGATGCACAGTATACAACCGAAGTGCTGATTTATTTCACAGTGATCACTCGATGCGTGTAAACAGCGAGGACGCTGGTTACGATCGGCCACATGTTCGAGATCATCGTTCTGACGTTGATGCCTCCAGCTCCTCGTCGTCGAACAGGACACCGAGAACAGCACAGATGATCCATGCGATAAGAAATTCAAACGAACCCCCGCACGAACGCCGTCTCAATGAAACCCATGCGACGATTGTACGGCATATACACATCATGTGCATAGTGTGTAGAACGCCCCGTGTTGGTGTATGATTGCTGCGTGATAGACGTATCATTCCACATAAAGGAGCTGCACGAGATCGTACCGGGTGATGTCCTCCTGACGGGCGGGACGATGTTCAGCGCCGCAAACACACGAAGGTCGCTCGTGCTTGGGATGCGACACAACCTCGGAAGCATGCCGAAGTCAATCACGCTTACGCGGCTTACGAGCTCGGGTGCCGTCAGGACGTCAACATTCACTTCCAATGCGGAATTCAAAGTTGAAAAGCAGGCTGAGTACTGTCAAAACGAGTGACCTGCATCCAGGTGACGCGGTCATCAACGAAGGAGAGATCCAATTCATTATTGAAATCATCCTGCTTGATGACGGTTATGTCAACATAACATACATCTGGCGTGGGAGGATCGCAAGAGAAACGCATGTCGGGACGTTTGTCGTCGAAAGGATCATCGTACAGTGAACAACGCCTTCGCAAGTGAGATTATACCTGGTGACGTCATAGGTACGTTCAGAGGGCTGTCGCTTGGCGTTGCAGCAGAAGGGTTCATCTGCGAAGTAGACGACGATGGAATCGTCAGCAGCTACTCAATCGAATGCATCGAGTTCCTGCTGTTCTTCCCGTCCGGCGTGATCGAAAAGTACAACTTTGAAACTGATCAGTTCGCACCTCGATTATGAAACCATGATCACCTGGCCGACCGAGAGCCGCGTCAAGGCGAGGGAGCTGTGTCCTGGTGATTGCATCAGAACGAATTCTATCTTCGAGTTCGTATTGACGGTGTACTTTGAAACACACAAAGTGATGTATGGACCAGGCAACTACACCGAAGAATACAGTATCGTTGGCTTTCTATTAAAAAACGGATGTGTCTCTTGATTTTCGTTCTCTGATGACGAGCCCATTTACATCATCAGACACGATGGGCTCGAACAACCCGATGATGATTGGACGTGAGTAATAGGACGCCAAAGAGGAGCAGCAACACCTTTATCATGCACGGTGAGAACGAATGCACTCGATGCAGGTTCAGTGTAGGATGAGCATATGTTTTCGACCAACGAGTGGGAATTCATCAGTTCAAGATTACTTGTACCAGGTGATATCTTCTTCGCTTTTAATTCGTCGTTGCGCCCGCTCTTACTCATTGCAAAGTTCCAATACAACGTCGACGATGAGATGATCGTCGATACATTCTTGGTGCTCGAAAACGGCGTTGTGTGGAAATTCAACAGAACGCAGGACGTGTTGTTCATTGTCCCTGGGTGGTTGGGAAGAAAGAGGCTCGTGATTGCAAACGGTGGCGATAAGAGGAGATGAGCTCGTTCCTGGTGATACGATCTACTTCTGCCAGGGTAATGCTGTACCTACGACAAAGCTGATCGTTGCCGTGTTCACCGATCCTGCGATATACCACAATAATCCAGACGCGCGCATCATCGTCCACCTTGAAAAGGGACAACTCATGAGGGCGCTCATCTTCGGAGACAGGAAGTACAAAGTTGTAAAGGAACACAGGCTGTGACGTCCAACAAAGCCAATCCGCTGATGTACAGGATGATCTGACCTTTTCTTGTAAACGGTCGCATCAAAAACGCGAAGTACTCGGCGAGGAATAAGGCAATGCAGCTCGGTGCGAAAACAGAGTACGAGGTGATCAGGTGAGCGTCGATCGCATGAGGATCGAGATAGCCTGCCCCGGTGACGTAATCATCGAAGAATCAGGCGTTGCATCGCTCCTGCTCTCGAAATCCAAAATACGCTGGGGAGACAACAATCACGAAAAGGTCGTTGACGTCGTGTTGCTTGGCAACGGAGCCGTAAAGACGGCGACAATACCGATCGCATGGGTTTTTTGGATCATGACGCCGACACGGCCGAGCTAAACATCATGGGCAAGTTCCTCGACTACGCATTTGAGCTCGAACCAGGAGACATCTGGATACCGGCGCACTCGAACAGCCTTGCGCTTGTCATTGCGATCGAACGAATAAACACAATGCGAACGCGCATCTTCGCGATCTGGCCGAACGGCGTGTTGGCGCATAGCAGCATAGCGTCACACGCGAAGGTGTCGATGATAAAGGGAAGCGGGTGGAGAAGCGAGGAAGGTTCATAGTCCCTGGAAACGTAATCATCTTTAAAGACGACATTGGAGAAGGACTACCCGTGACATCGTACGTGCAGAAGTCATGTGGTAGGATTAGGATCGACAAGATGGAAGAGTATGATACGACGACAATGAGGCTCAGAGACATCGTGTCCGGACAGTTCATCGCCGGGTTGAAGTGACACCACGGCGCTCGTTGTCGCATTGTCGACGGGTACGTTCGCGCGTGACAAGGTCACGCGCGAGGCCGATTTCATCATGACGTTCACCAGCCTCCCAGCAGAAGGGTACATCGAACTCCCGCGAGGTTTCCATCCACGACAGGGGACGTACGTCGTCCTGATGGACGATGGGACAGTCACACAGTGTCACTTCAACCCTACGCCGACGTACTACGTGCTGAGGTCTGCGTGTTGATAAAGTTCGCCCACGTACAGCCCGGTGACATGGCCAAAAATATCGGTTGCTTTCTCGCCGTATCATCCGCAAGGTACGTCTTAGAAACGATGGCGTTTGACGCACCCGCAAGGTCGACCGTTAAGATCGTGTGGCTCACCTGCCGTGGTAGGGTTGTTTCGATGCGTCACGGAGCCTACGATAACGTCGAAGTCATCAGGTGTGAACAATAGGTGCATTCTACGCATGGCGAGGGTAGGATCTTCGGATGGAACAGTTGATACAGATCTACATCACGGGCGCACTCATCGTGGGCACCCTCAAGGCGGCAATCGTAGGGTACCAATTCACAAATCCTAGGACGCCCGCCCTAGATCTGCGCGAAACGCTCATGTACTACGCAACCTTCATCCTGGCATTCGTGCTCTGGCCGGCTGAGGCTATCCATCTCGGGTGCAAGGCGGTCGGGTTTGTCCGAGCAAAGGTCCAACAGCGCAGGACCCAAGGGAGCAGGTACCCATTCAGGTACTGAGTATAGGCAGAAGTCGCTGACGACGAGACGCTGAAGTATAGCTGATTATGTTCCACGCTACAAGAGCATACATGCTCGTTCCGGGTGACCTGATCACGGCAACGAACACCGTCTTCTAGTTCGTGTTGCCCTCGCTCGTCGTCAGCGTGAAGCGACCAAGACCAAACAGGATCAGGGTATCGCTCCTCACGATAGGTTCTGGCCTGATCGAGTGCCAGTTCCTAGGAGGAGACACCGTCAACAGATGGAACGATGAGCACACGTGACGAGGACGACGATTTCCTCCAGGGGACGACGTACAAGGAACCGAAGGAGATCCTGCCCGGCGACCTAAGGGTCGGGTTGTTCTCGTCGGGGGAGCTGGCGCTCACCAATGGAACGGTGGACGGTCCAAGCAACAGCGTCAGCGTCCTATGGCTGCGGACTGACGGGAGCGTACAAAGGACGCTCTTCGCGTCAAACACCTTCGTAAGGGTGTTTTCGACTTGTGATTAAGAACATCCCGATAACCGACGTCGAGCCCGGAGACATGCTCGTCAGGATCCAGGACGGCCCAAAGATCTACATGGGGTTGGTGCTCTGCGTCGTGTATAGGTCACACGTCAAGGTCGTCGACCTGACGCTCCTCGTAGGTATGCGGTTGGTCCCGTTCTCGTCATTGAGGAGGACGAGGCTTGAAATCATCAAGGCGTTGCCCGATCAGACAGGCCACACGTAAGGCAGATCATCCGGAACGCCCGAGAACAGGGACGCATAGCGTTCGGGCATCTTGCGAACGAGGTTGCTCTGGTGCGAACGATGAAACGCAGCGTTCCCGAACCAAGGAGGCAGGCTCGTATCCTCGAGCGTGTCCTGAATCGCCATGACCTTGTTGAAGCAGGAATCGTTGTAGCCTAGCTTCACCCACTCGATGCACGCAAGCAGCGTGTACTCCGCGAGCTGGAACTCGTACCCACGCCACATCTTCGAAGCAGGATGGTTTGACCACGAACCCTGGAGCAGCTGCATGCCTTCGACGCGCTGCTTTCCGAGGCGACGGTAGTCGAGGGTCCGGAGAGAACGCCGGAAGTCGGGAAACGGAAGGAACGTCTGCATGGGTCAGGATACCATACACGGGTGTAGGCGACACGCGAAAGGTTTACTGTTGGAAGGGTAGACATCAAGGCAAAGGACGCACATCCAGGGGACCTCGCAGCAGGAATCAACCGGCTTGCGATTTCTGTAAAACGCACGATCGTAAACGCCGGAAGCGCTGGAAGACGCAGCAAAATCAGGTTCAGGATCACGTGGCTGGAACGCGACGGGACGACGGCAAGCATCACGTACAATCCAACAGACATGATGGTCGTCGTCAGGCAATGAATGTTCCAACATCCAAGATCTACGCAGGCGATGTTGTTCCAGGTGATGTTCTAGCGGAACACATGTGGTTGTGCACCAACGTCAGCATCACCAAGTGTAACGCTTCTATCACCTGGCTCACGGATACGGGCCCATAACAAAGAAGACATATACAATGGCATACGTAAGCAAACGCGTGTGGATCGTGTTCATGCCCCTTGTGGGGTGTGGACAATGAACGAAACGTCGCTATGCGTCATCGCAAGGGATGACCGCGAGAACCTCGCATACATGCTCGACCAGGTCCAACCATACGTAAACGAAGTCGTCATTGTTGATACAGGTTCACTTGACGGAACGCGCGAGCTGGCGGAGGACAGGGCAGACGTGTTCATCGATGGCTCATTTCTGCTCGATAGCGATGGGTTTCTATCCGACTTCAGTGCAGCGCGAACTCTGGCACACGACGCAGGAACAAAGGCGTGGCAGCTTTGGTTCGATTCAGACGACGACCTGTCTGATCCTAAGAAGCTGCCCTACGTTGTCGACATGTTGGAGGAGATGCGGGAAGACGAGCCCAGGCCCGTCGTCGGAGCGCTCCTCTACGAGTACAGCTGGAACGGCGATAGAACCCGGTGCCTGCAGGCGTTCTACAGGGACAGGATCGTTCGCAAGGACGACGGGTTCAAGTGGATCCGGCCCGTCCATGAGTGCCTCGACGTACCACGGACATCCGCGATCGTCAAGGTCCCTCCCGGAACACTCCGCGTGGTCCACATGTCGTCCGGAGGCCGCGGGGTCGAAGACGACAGGAACCTCCGCATACTCCACGCGTGGAAGACGAACGACCCAGCCCGGGACTACTACATCGGGGACGAGCTCCTCTTCAGGAGCAGGTTCGAGGAGGCCGCCAAGGCGTTCCTGAAGGTCCCACCTTTGAGCGGAGACTTCTACTGGCGTGGGCGGCTAAGGGCGGCGAGGGCGATGGGAGCCCTCAGAAACGTCCAGCAGGCACTCTGCATCATTGAAGAGGCAATCTGGCACTCTCGGGTGCCGAACCTGCTCCTCGAGAGGGGACGCCTGCGGCTGATGCAGGGAGAGTGGAACCTCGCAGAGTCGGACATGTACCTCGTGGCCCTTGGGGACAGGGCAGACCCGAGCGAGGATCCAAGGGCCGCGTTCAACGTCCTTGCCGACGCGGTGAACACATACAGGCACACCGTGCCGCATCCGAGGTTGGTGGGACGTGTGGATGTTGGCCGCTGACTGCCTCCCGGGAGACCTGATCGTGGTAAATTCATGGAGGACCATACTTGTCCTCGCTGTGAAGGAGACGCTAAGACGCACAGACACCGACGACACTGTGCCGATCCTGTACCTGCACAGGGGCAAGGTGAAGCTGATCGGGTTCGACGCAGGCAAGAAGGTCAAGAGGATAAACACATGAGCAAGAGACCGAAGGCACCGGAAGGTTGGCCGGACGAGCTGAAGTTTTGCAAGAGGACGTTCCCGTTCTACAGGACGGACAACGCTGGGAGGCAGCTGTACAGGCTCGACCACGTGCTGCTGATCGTCGTCCCAGGGACGCAGCCCGGAACGTACACAGCGGCGATCTGTCCGACGAGCAAGGACCGCAGCGAGGAATACCCACTGGCGAACGGGACGGGTGAGAGCCCGCAGGCCGCGGCCAAGAGGACAGAGAAGAGCTTCCAGTCGATCTTTTACAAGATCAAACCGTTGATGGAGCGATGATCGCCAAGGAAAGTGACTTCCTGCCAGGAGACTTTGTCGTCGGGTGGGCAGGACCCGACGACGTAGCGATCATGCAGTGGTTCATCGTTGCGATCAGCTCGATGTACGACGGAAACGACTGCTGGTATACAGCGTTTCACAACGGAATGTTCTACGATGTCCTCTACTCGAAGGATGGGCTATACCACGTATTGAGGTGCACGTGAAGACGTCGCTGAGGAGCAGGAACATGAACATCGCCGGTCGCCTGTCCGGTGAATACGTGTGCGTGGAATCACTCGATGAAATGATTCTCATCATACAGAAGGACAAAGGTCAAAGCGTTTGCCACCACCCAGAGCGTGCTCGTGTTGGGGCGTGGTGAACGTGAGTGATCATCGGACGATCTTTGGTGCAGTCGTCGAAGCGATTGACATCAGACCGGGTGACGTCTTCATCGGTGACGAGTTCAAAGGCTACCTCTACCTCATCATAGGGGTCGAACACAGCAAGAGAGGCTGGATCGAGATCACGTACCTGCGCGGCCGCGCCCTTCGTCACATCAACGCGGAACCCTTCTTTAGGTACCACATCGTGAGGATCAAACCTGAACAGGAGGACGAACCTACGGTTGAAAACACTGCCTTCCAACACCGTCGCCTCACGATACGCTATGCATAAGAGCTGTCCACTCTTGATGCGCCAGAAGGATTGAATTCTGGCCGAAATTTCCCGTGTCGTGTGTGAACGGCCTAAGCGCTGGCCGCCGCACCAGAGGCCCCACAAAGGTTTATGCAAGGGGGCCCCAAGAGGGGGCTCTCAAGGGGGCTTCATAGGGGGCTCTCAAGGGGGCCCTCTGTGTGCTCTCCTCGACGTAAAAAGGGGGCCCCATCATGCATCGAGGATCCTCTCGACGAGTAGTGGGGCCCCCTTTGGGCGTGCCGTATACAGCGTGCGCCGATCCTTTCGGCATCAGAAGACCGTGTAGATCTTGCTGTGATTGTTTCCATGGTCTTAGTATGTCCTCCCCCGAAGGGGAGGACACCGGATGAAGGTGATCACTCACAGACGATGACGCTGCGAGCTCTGGGACGACCCTGCTGGGCCATGACGTGCTCGAAGCAGCGCTTTTGGACCGGTTTCGTGTAGGACGCCTTCCGTGTGGCAGGCACCTTTTTGGGGTGCTCAGTGACAGTGATGGATGTGATGGTGACCTCACCCTTGGGGACAGGGCGTGTGACCTCATCCCGTGTCGGATACAGCGCGTCTGTGTCGACTTCTTGAGCGTTGCTGTTGTTGATGAACCCGAGTGAGAGTGCCAGGGCTGCTGCGCCGGCGAAGAGGACTACGATTGAAAGGACCTTGTTGATTCCGTTGGTTGCCATGGTTCTTTATACCTTCGTGTGGGTTGGTCTTCATCAGCGCCGGAGCCTTCCGCGCCGTTCCTGTCCGATGGTCTTAGTATATCCCCTTGAAAAGTAGGGGACACGGTGAAGGTGGGGGATTTCTCCCCCACCAACTAGGATTAGAGGAGTGAAAATGAGGGAGGAATATTAGTGGTGTACCCACAGACTCCAGTTCGTCAACGTCATCAATGGTCTGAAAGAGTGATCACGTCACAGTTTCCGTTGGTGTTGAAGAAAAACCCGAACTGTCCTTCTTCCTTTCACTCTCTCAAAGCCAGGAGAGGGACCGGCACATGCCGGTCCCGTGTGGTCCTCTGGTTTAGATATCTTCCTGATAGCGCTCCATCCAATCCTTGAAGACCTCACTCAGATCTCCGTTGAGTTCCTCGGTGACAGCATCAATGACCATCTTGGAGAACTCTTCCGGATTGATTTCCAGAACGCTGGCATCATCAACGTCATACAGGTCCAAACAATCTCTAAAGAAATCATCCATTCTTTCGACCTGTGACTTGATTGCTCGAGTGATTCCTTTTACCGCTTGTTTGGTTGCTTCCATGGTCTTAGTATACCCTTGAGGGAATGGACCGGCACGTGCCGGTCCATTCTCAGAGGTCCATGGTCCCAGTAGTGTGCCCCGACTTCAGTCGGGGCACACTGTTGCGGGTGTTGTTAGGCCGCGACCGCGAAGGGTAGCTCGAGCTGGGCGGGTGCGGCGGCCAGCGCTTGCCGGGTGAAGATGTTTTCCACGCCGGTGCCAAGGCGTACGTGGATGTAGGTATCAGTGACATCAAGGACCTCACACTTGTCACCACCGAGGTCTTCGTAGCAGGACACCGTGTATTCGGCCTCGTAGAGGACACCGGCCAGGAGCACGAGCACCTTCTTGGTGTCGCCCTTGGGACCGCGCAGGTAGATTTTCCGGAGCTTGGTTGACTTGGTGGTTGCCGTTTCCATGGTCTTAGTATACCCCTTCGTGGTGGTTAGCGCACCACGCTGTTCGCTTCCTTAACTTGGTGCGAAGGGGTCATCAGGACGATCTCCAAAAACAACTCGGCATTCCTTGTACCGCACCACAGTACGTGAGGTGCAGCACGGTGCCGTCGAGTGAGTACGCTACAAAGACCCTCGCGACAACGTCTTGGACGTACTGCTTGTCGATCCCGAGGCGGCGGGCTACATTTCGACACGCCTTGCGCACGCGCCTAGGTGAGTGCCCGTGGACGTTGATCACGTTCAATAGCCGTCGTTCGCTGTCTTTCATCTTTCTCCCCCGGACCCCCGCAAGGGTCCTTTGACGTACGTATGGAATCCTACCTAAGCCCTTCCAAGGCCCTTGAGAGGGTCCCGAGAGGGCTCGTGAATGGTCAAATTTTAACGGCAGCCACCGTGTACCAGCTTTTTCATTTTGCTCGCGTGACGAGCGGGCGATCGACGATCGTTACCAGCCAGCCCTATGCAGGTATCAGGATCTGTTTGACGCGCCGGAAGAGGTAGCTGGGATGCTCCCGTTTGGGCACGCCGTCCTTGTTGAGGAAGACGATGTGTCCCTCGTGGTGACCCTCAGGATCGGGCTCGAAGGCCATGAAGAGGAGCATGTGGTTGTGCCGCACCTTTGACCCGTCCGATAGGGTGAACCCGTGTGCCAGCTCGATGCCCGTGCCGGGGGTGACGAGCGCAGAGTTCTTTTGCCACCACTTCTTCCATGCCTCTTCCAGAAGCTGGTATTTGTTGCGACGGAGCACCTTCTGTGCGAAGGCCCACCATGATGACCCAGGAGTCAGGCGGGCGCCATCATCAAGGACGGCGTTTGCGATGCGGGTCCCCTTGCGTGCCGCCCATGCCTCGAAGCCCCGATCGTTGTCGTACTTCGTGGTGAACTCGATCCGTTCATCGGGCGTCTGTCGCTTGGCGATCAGGGTGATGCCACGTTCCAGGCCACGCTGCGTGTTGAGAGCCGCAAGGACGGCCTCAAGGGTAGGCTGTGGGGTCATCATGGTTGCCGTTTCCATGGTCTCAGTATATCCCGAGGGAGAGGGACCGGCACGTGCCGGTCCCGTGTGGTTGTGTTCAGAGGTCGCAGACGATGACGTTCGGGGCGTCTGGACTGCCGCCTTGCTCGAGGGCCTGTTTCCAGCACCGACCCGTGACCTTGCGGCTCTCGCCGAGCTTCATGACACTGCCACGCTTTGGAGGTGCCTTAACCGAGATGGTGACCGTCTCGACCTCGGTGACGTCGGGGGTGACCTCGACTGGAACAGGTTGGGTGACCGTGTCCTCGTACGTCGGGACCGATACGGGAGAGTGATGCGTTCCAGAATAGACCGCGCAGAACATCAAGATGCTGCCGGTGAGGAGGCTGGCGAGTGAGAGGAACATTGCCTTGTGTGTGCCGTTTGCCATGATTCTTTATACCTTCGTGTGGGTTGAGTTTCATCCGCCGACGCTTCCCGCGCCGTTCCTGTCCGATGGTCTTAGTATACCCTCGCAGGCCGTATACAACACGAGACGGCTACAGCCCTCGGGGAAACGGTGAAGGAATGAGAAGGTGGGGACCCGAACCGAAGTGCCCAAGCCCCCACCTTCTCAGGCATTGGCAACCACACGACCACGCTACTGCGCGGTCGAAGCTTTTTTCAGGACTCACTCACACTCAAAGAAGAAGCCCCTGAGTAGATCTGAGACCAGCTCCACCTCGTGATCAACGAGCTGTACCTTGCGCTCTGTACCATCGAGGCACTGGCAGTCCATGACTGTGAAGGCGAGGTCTTCCTGCGTTTCGCCTTCCATGGGCACGAAGTCGCTTCCATCGTTGTACTTCACCTTGAGGATTAGATACTCCTTGCCAACATCGTAGGGTTTCGGGTGAGGATCCCGTCCGCAGAAACCCTTGCCATCGTAAGACGTCATCTTGACGATGTCTCCTAGCGCGAACTCGCTTGGCTTGCGTTTTTCCATGGTCTCAGTATACCTTCGAAGGTGGGGACCGACACGGGGTTTCCCGTGTCAGACATCGATCGACGACCGTTCATCCTCACCAAGCGGGAGTGAAGATGCCTGTTCCAGACGGGATGCGTACCCAATCAGTGCTGCTCGTAAGCTGGCTGCAGAGGCCTTCAATCGTCGCGCGCTCCCACTGGACGTAGGGCCCGTTGTTGACGCAGAACGCGTTGGACACGAGGTTGATGCGAATCACGTCGCCGTTGTTGTTCCTGAATGCCATGGTTAGAGTATACCCCTGGCCGAAGCCAGGGGCACCCGTGCTAGATTCCGAGCTGATGCTTCAGCATTCCTCTTCGCACTCGATGAACTCACCGTCGTAGTCCATGATGCCGAGGTCCTCGAGCATACCGGAGAAAGTCGGGTTGAAGGTGACATACTCGGCTGCATTCAGACCGACATCCAACGATGCCAGCCAGTACGCCCTGGCAGGTTCGTAGTAGGGTTGAAGGTCGGGCTCCGACCGCATGGTGTCTTTGAGCTCGGTGAGGAGCTCGTCGAGGTTACGGTAAATCTCGTGAAGTCTCTTTCGTACATCTTGATCCATCGTGGTTGCCTTCCAAGGGAGCGTCCGCCGCTCCCCTTTGATGGTTCTAATCTACCATGATTAGGCTGCCGCGGCACTGGCCTGTAGTGTGTCGTTGATCGATCAAATCCTGAGTTCGACTGAATGAATCTCGGTAGGGACCGTTACTTCTCATAGAGTGTAATCGCAGTGTCCACCACCCCACGAACATCCTTTACACTGACGTTGAACTGCTTGGCAATGTCTCTACACGCTTCCTGCACCTGTTGCTCAGATGCTTTGTAATGAACTCAGCGAGGTCACCGTAGTCTTGCAGAAACTTTTGATTAGTTCGATCGTGATTGTTTTTTCCATTGGTCGTACCGTACCACACCCGTTTCGGCAGCACAGGATGTCCGACCCCCCTGAGGGTTGTCCTAGGATCCCGATGGTATCATCTGGTTGGTTTAGTCGGGTTTCTACCATCACACCTTAGTGAGGCAGGGGACCCCACTCCCGGATCCTCCTCTGGCTTGGCAACCACGCATTACCACGTGTGTACGTCGTATAGCTCGACGAGCGCGAATGTCTTGTCCATCGAGTCCTTACGGGATTATTACTTTGTTCGGATCGAAGCTTTCGACGTCTGCTATTTTATGCCGGAGCGAAGGACCCGAAAAGTATTCTAACTTTCCGTCATAATTGATCCAGAGGACCTCATAACCTTCGAACGGCATGCTGTTGACGCATGGAAGTTCCTCACCAGCGTTGAATGCCCCTATGAGACTTTCTGCATCGAACTCATCGGGATCGTAGACGAGATCATGCTTGCTTGCAAACTCGTCCAGGATCGTGAGAAGTCGTTCCGCGAGTTTCCTGTCCATCATGGTCTCAGTATACTCTCAAGGGATGTGTCCGTCACACCCAGTTGATGGTTTTAGTCTACCATGATTGAACCGGAAACACACCAACCCTTGCGTGCCGTCGTGTGTCGACGTGCGACGATCGATCACGTAGAGTAGAGCAGAAACTGACCTGAAGAACCTTGACAAACATTCATGTACGACACAGCTGAAACGACCTCATCAACTGTGTCAAGATTGAAGTGCCCATTTTCGTTTGCTGCAATGAGCGCCTCTTGGATGACCTTAGCGATGACTTCACCTACCTTGTCATCTGGCACCACGACGATGAACGCATCAGAATCTGGTTTCGTTGCCGCGTTGTTGTCAACGACAGTGTAGCCAAGTCGGGAGAAGATGTCTCTCATCGTTCCTATGTCAATCATTGGATCCTTCCGTTGTACAGCGCAACCGCTGCGTCCACCAACCCGCGGACGTCCTTCACCCTAACGCCAAACTGGCGAGCGATGCTTCTGCACGCCTCTCGAATCTGTTTTTCGGATGGACGATTCTTTGCGATGACCTCTGCGAGCTCACTGAGCTTCTGCGCCTTCTGTACGTTGGTTGCCATGATCTTAGTATATCCCCTATGGGGGTCCGCGGCACATGCCTCGAGGCTGCCCTCGTGAGGGCCTGAGGCGTACGTATGGAATCCTACCTAGGACCCAAGAAAGGTCTCGAGAGAGACCCGAGAGGGCCTCTCCTGTTGTCTCACAACCACGTCTGTTCCAACACGCCAACCCCCGCGGCACACTCTCTGATGAGCTTCGACGCAGCGTCTGCGTCGAGCTTCTGAGGCTCGTAGTCATCCCACTTCGGGTCAAGGTTCTCAGTGTTGAACTCGTCGTACATGTCAGCAACGAGCTCGAGAAAGTCCTGGGTGTCTCCGCAGGACATGAGAATGTCCTTCAGCGCCTTGATCTTTTCTTCCCTACCCATGGTTCTACCTTAACCACTGGACGCCAACGGCGTCACAGTGTTGCTATGAACTTTTAAACGATCGTTGTTAAGCTACGCCGATCTTCTCAGCGTGCAAGCGGACGCAATCCCAGGCGGATTCGCTGAACGGTGCTCCGTGGTAGACGAAGGCAGCGTGTCGGTCGTACGCTGCGGCGACCGGATCGCGCAGGCAGACGGTGCTAAGCGCACGAAGAACGACGCGCTGGTGAAGTGTTGGTGTTACGAGGTCGACAGTGACTGTTTTCTCCATGATCTTAGTATACTCTTTCGAGGTCGATTCGTCACCGCTTCAAAGCAGGGACACCTGGAGTGTGAGGCGGCATGTAGACGGCAGCCGACGCTGCACTGTTGCTACACGTTGGATGCTGAGCGATATTATACTCCTTGAGCAGGATCTCTCCCGCCGCTGCGAGGAGCGAGTTTCCCACGTACCTGCCCTTGTAGAAGAGCTCGTCCGCTGCGCGTCTGATCTGGGTGTCACGGATCATGAGTCAGTATACCTCAACCCGAAGGCTAGGGCACTCACAGGGTTCCGGCAAACTTGACAATCAGGTAAATGAGGGCGGCGATGAGAGCCAATGAAGCCAATGCCGAGACCACCCACACGACCACAAATCCGCACCCGAAAGATGCGAACATCCCGAAGAACCACTTGAATGGGTCAAACGTATCGTCTTTGTCGAGCATGGTAGATCCTACCTCATTTCTCAATTCTCTGCATGGAGGCGCGGTCGAAACATAGCCTCCCAGTGTAGGAAGCAAAAAGTGACGTCTTCGATGCGATCCTCCATCATGTCAATGCTCCACTTGGTAAGCGCCTCCACAGTGCCGTTCGCCTTGACGAAGACGACACCCTGGGGAGACAGCCCGTCCAGTTCATAGAATGCTACGCCGATGATGCCACACTCGATCCAATCCTCCGCGTCGATGTCGCTCCAGATCTCCTTGAACCTGGTGCTGTCGCGGTAGACGAGCCCGTAGACTTCAGCGTACGTCTTCAACCTCTGCAGCAGCTCGATCATTTCCATGGTCAGCACTATGCCCCAGCCCTTAGCCCTCTTCCTCGTGGTCTTCGATCCACTCATACGCCGGAAAGTAGATCACACTGTTCATACCCATACCGTCAGATTGCGCGTTCTCAATCGCCTCTGCGGCTTCTCGAATGTCGCCAACATCATCATAGACGTCGCATGCTACCTGTACGATCGTGGCGAGCGCGACGATCGACGACATGTCTGTATTGAATGCAATACACTGCCTTCCGAACATCCCTCTCCCGCTGTACGCGTAGGGTTTACATTCCGCAGCCTTGATGAGTTCGATGAGTTCCTTGCTGTCCATGGTCTCAGTATACCTCTTGTGATCGTTGGCGTCATGGTGACGATTTATGTCGAGGGTCGGAGTACTTCGTACTAGCAGGAATTTGGGATTGACGCAGGCTTTGCATCGCCACCGTGAACACCATCAGCCACAACTCGCGCTGGGTTTCTTCATCCTTCAGTATCTCAACTGATCCGCCAAGGCACTGTGCAGCTGCTCAGCGACCATTCGTTGGACGAACGCCTTGTTGAGAGGCTCGTCGTAGAATTCATCATCTACGTAGTCGAGCACCTCGCGCCAACGGGTCTCACTAAAGAAGAACGACTCAGCAAGATCATAGAACATCTCTACATCATTTGGACCTATGCCGAGGTCACGACATGCGTCTGCGTCCGCGTGTTCCTTGACGTATGCATCAATGAGCTCGTTAAGGAGACCCAGCGGATCATCCAAGAGCTTCGTCGTCCATTCGCTGCGTGCACGCAGCTCGTCCGCTTGACGGGCGACGAAAACAGGGTGCAGGCGACACTCATCGGCGCGCTCGTTGGCACACCAGAGGACCTCGCCTGTCTCTTCATCGACCCAGTCTTCGTAGGCCGCCTCGTCAGGCTCCGTGACTGTCATGAGGAGCGTGAGGTCGTCTTCGGTCGTTAGCTGCTGCGGGGGAACTTTGTTGGCTGCCATGGTGGTACAATACCACCCAGACGATTACGCTGCACGGTTGCGGCGGGGTGGCGGGACCGCGATGTTCTTCGGATCAACGTTCTGAGTAACAGCACCGAAGTGCCATTTCGCCTCGTCTGGGATCGCGCCCGTGCGAGGCTGAGGTGGGATCGTTTCGAGCTCGATGTCGCTGTACTCCTTGTGAGTGTAGTTTCCCTCGTCTCCGACCCAATCAGAGGTACCACGTCCAGGCATCGCCTCGTCTGCGTCTCCGTCCGCACTGGCCAGCGATGCTACGCCGCTTACGTAGTCGACGACCTTAAAGCAGCGTTCGTCGAGTCGGGAGCCCCTCTTTCTCCAGCCTTTCGATCGTCATTTCCGACTCAATGTAGTACTCACACGGCGAAAGGCGCTCCATTTCATCCTCACTCACGGCGAGGATGAGACACCCTCCAGGACAAGAACTGCTGGGAAATACCAGCGCATGTAGGTCGTCGAAACACCCGTAGTGGGTTGCAGGACCGTCTACAATGTAGTCCTTCTCCCAGTCGTAGCCCAATGCAGTGACCTTCGCGGGGACGTCCGTTGCTTCAATCCTTTTGAATCGCATGTTTGCCATGGTTAGACTTTATCCTTTATACGTTCTGCCAACACCGCTGCAATGGCGCTGATATTTACGCTTACTTTGGATGTCTCTCCTGGTCCGTAGTTCCACGGGTTGGTCGCCTCCTTCATGAATTCCATCAACATGGTCTCCATGGGATCGTACCAGTCCTGCGCCTCGTAGTCCTCACCGTACTCACGTTCGAGCGAGCAGATGAACTCGTAGCGTTGGTACAGCGTGACCAACACGCCGTCCGCAAGGTCGAAGTCATTGAGGTATGAGACGATCTTGTTGAGTTCATCTCCGCGAGCGTGCTCCTTCCTGCAGCACCTGCGCGACGAACGATCGGAACGCGTTGAAGATCTTGAGGTGAGGGTGTTCCATCATGGCTGCAATCTACCTTAGTCGTTAACGACTATCACGGTAATGTCCGTTGCTTTGTTGTAATAATCGTACGTCGCACCGTTGTAGATCCAGCCGACGACCTCGCCGTCGTACGTAAGCTGCCTCTGGTAGTACATCGTGACGACCATCTCCGTCTTCGAAGATCTGAGTTCGAAGTTTGCTCCTGGCCTGAACGCCAGCGAGGTGCCGTGTCCAGGGATGTCAGTGATGTCGACCGCGCCATTCGTTCCGTTCCAGGACACCATTGATGCGTTGTATTGCCTCATGGTTGTTACCCTACCTCATGGAGGGGTGATTTTCATCAAAATCTCATTGGTTAGAGAACAAAAATCAACACTACAGTGATGACCGTACCGCCCACGATGATGATACCACCTACAATGATCACCACAAACGTGACGATGAAGTCTTGGGCGGTGTTGTTGCACAACGCGACGACTATGAACGCCAGCGCTGCGATGATCAGGATTGATGTCAGGAATGCGAACATCAGGTGTACTCGAAGGTGTCTGGAAATTCTCCGCCGGTTCGCATAGTTCTTGCGAAGACGTCATCGTAGCAGTCTGGATGAAAGCGTGGCCCACCACTCCTGGACACCAGGGTCGAGCGTTTGCCCGCAGATCTCACAGCATGGAGCGAGGAATGTGATGTCTACGATCTGGAACTCAGCCTCAGCGAGCTCTTCGATTGCCGTTGCCATGGTTAGACTCTACCACTGTGGGCTGTTGGCCTCACCGTGTCATATGGGTACAAAGGAGTGGGTCTTTGAGCGCTTCTTCAAGCATACCTTTGCACAATTTCAAGTGCTTGTTCAAGTACATTGGCACGTTTGTTGTACACACCGCTGTACTTGGTGCTGTTTGCTGCCTTATCTTTTTCTAAGACAACAAGTACCTGCAACTCCCACACGAGCTGTTCTTTCTCTGACATTTTTCTTTTCCTTTCAGGACTAAATAGCGTCTGATAAATCAACCATCGCCTTGACCGCGCCGCGCTCGCCAGCCAGGCGATCGAAGAGCTCGAAGAGCTGTGTCTCGTCTTCTCCTTCGCCGTAAACCTCGTCGAGGTATTCCAGCAGGTCGTCGTCCGGGACTGCTGCATCGTGACGCTCACACGTAGAGAGCGCCTGGATGGTCGTGGTGAGCTTGTTTAGCAGCACGAGCGCCTCTTCAATGAGCTGCAGCTTTCGCTTGTAGAAGTCGTTGGGATCAGTTGTTGCCATGGTTAGACCTTACCACTCCAAAAATTGGGTCGCACCGCTTCGAGAAAGGTCCCGCCTTTCGCAGAGACCCAGCACGCTCTGATGTAGGTTGCCCACCCGTACTCTCGTACGATGAGAGGGAGGTAGGTGATGAGGTGAATTGTTTTAATCCGTCCAGCCATGACCGCAGTATACCTTGGTGAGTTCCGTCTGACACCTGTGCAGATGGCTGTTTGACGGCTCGAGGCGCTTCTCGAGGGCCTTAGATTACCTTAATGGAGCCCAAGGGGCCCTCGAGATGGGCTCGTGTGGGTCTAAAAGGCCTTCTTGCGGTTGCCCTTGACCTTGCGCCAGCGGTCCAAGGACATCCCAACGCCGGTGGCGATGCCGTTGATGACGATCAGGTAGACGAGGCAGGTGATCGCCAACCACTTCAGCGGGCTGAAGACCATGATGCCTTCGATCGCCAGCATGAACCCGACAGACTTTACCTTGACGTCCTCGAAGGCCTTGAGGCCCCAGAAGTACACCGTGTAGACGCTGAATGCCAGACAACCTGCGACGAGGATGCTGTGTGGATCCCACCACCACCGCACCTTGTCCACGACGTAGTGAGCTTCAGCGTATGCCGCCAGAGGGACGAGTCCGCCCAGTAGGAATCCGCCGATCGTGGCTCCTAGGTTGTCCCACCGCGTAGCAAGCCACACCTGGTCAACGATCGAGAGGTCGCTAGGATTCATCTCTTCCAGCGCTTCACGACGAAGGTCGCGTGGAAGAGGTGTCGAACGCTTGTTCCTGGGTTTTGGTGCGGGAGCAATTGCGCTCCCGTCTCCAAGCTTCTTTCTTGCCGCCATTGTGGGTCTATCCTACTTCCCCAACAGCCAAAACGACATCGGCTCGGCTCGGGCCCATCGTCCCTTGTAGAGGTAGAACCACTCGTTGTTGTCCATCTCTGGCGTGTGGGCTTCGCCCTGTTCAGGGCGATACTTTGTGATGAGCCTCACGTTCCAGACTGTCGTGTCGATCGTGAGGAGCGACTTCGTTCCACAGAAATCGCACGCCTCACGAGCGGTGTCGAACCTGTTCGTTGGGTTTCCCTGTGATTCCCACAGCTCTTGTCAACGTTGTGTTTACGGTTGTCATGTGTTTCTGAAACCAACAACACCTGTGTTAGCTAGTCACGTACGGAAACTCGGCAGCGGGCCCGCGGAACCCGTAGATGTTGGACTCGTACTGGTTCCTCGACTCGATCGAGTCCCAGTCCTCTAATGCAGGAGCAGTCCCGACTTGATGGGTCCATACGGCTCCTGGTTTTGGTTGCCTGCTGAAGTAGGGCAACACGTTTGCCTCGACTCGATACCTCTTTACCTGGGAATCCTCCGACACACGGACGAAGCGACTCTCCCCACACATCACGACCCCGGTGATAATCATAGCTGTACCTTACTCTTTCCAGGATCGTGCTACATCAGGCTCGAGGTGTGTTTTTTGCCGATCTCTTCAATACAGCGGTGGTCTGGCCCTTCACCGATCTTGTCGAGGATCAGCTCTGCCTTGCAGATCGGACACAGCGAATGGATGAGTTGGGCCTGCATCGACTCATGTTCGTGGTCGAAGTCGCAGCGATGGCACACCTCGCTGCTGACGGAGGCAGCGAGGTTCTTGACCTCACAGATGCAGGTGTCGATCGCGTCGAGGGTGTTGCGTTCAGCGTCCGTCCAAGCGTGAGGTACCATTCTGGGATCAGGTTGACACATCGATTTCGACGTACGGTGGAAGCAGGACGTCATTCTGTAATTCTTCATCCCACACCTCGTTGTCCTCGACGAGCTCTATCTCGTGCCCTTCAAGGGTCTCGGAATGATCGCCTTCGCCTGAACGAACACGAATGATCATGTCTGGGTCGAATGCTTGGAGCTTTTTGATCAGTTGTCCTACGGTCATGGTTCAAGGTACCACTTGGCGTTCGCCACGGCACGGAGTCCGGCGCGCGTTGTATACGGCGTGTCGTGCAAAAAGAAACGAGTCGAGCCCAGCCTTTCGACCGAGCTCTTCTCACTGTACCGTGTTGTTGTTGTCAGCTAGCGACCGCTTCCGCAGTCTCCTCGCCATTGTCCTCTTCGAGCGACTCACCATCGGCCTCGACCACCTCGACGTCCGCGAGGAAGAGGTAGGCAGGCTTGTTGAAGCCGGGGACGTCGACCAGGCAGCGGATGCGCTGCACCTTGCTCACCGTGCCGGTCTGACCGAGGTACTGCGCCGGGCCAGAGGTAATTTTGACCAGCTGGCCGACCTCAAGCACCACACCGATTGACGCCTTGGTCTGCGACTCGCGGAGGTGATGGTCTGCGTGTGCTAGGATGCAGCTAATGTTCGCCGCACTCAGGCCTTCGAGGCTGCTCAAGACCTCTTCCGCGGCATCCGACAACTCCGGGAGGTTCTCCGCGGCCTTCTGGACCTTGGCCAGGTGAGGAACACGGGCAGCTCGAGCCGACTCGCGCTCAGCTTTCTTGGCTGCACGCTCTGCCTTGCGCTGCTCAACGCCAGCGCGGTACTCGGCCAGCTTCGCCTCGCGAGCCGCTGCGCGTTCTGCCTTCTTGGCCTCGCGCTCTGCGTCCTTGGCTGCCTTGGCGGCCGCCTTCTCTTCGTCCGTCATCTTCGGTTTGGCCGAAACTTCGAGAGTGCTCGACGGAGCGCTCTCAGTGCTCTCGGTACCCTTGGCTGCCTTGGCGGCGGCGAGTGCGGCGTCGATGTCGGAAATCGTGTTGGTGTTGTTGTCGCTCATGGTGTGTATCCTTATCTGTCGTTGTTGCGTTGTTGGCTGTTGCTTGCCGTTGATTCTCAGTTTATCCTAACCCCGCCAATCCTGCACACCGTTGTTTTGGCTTCCCGCGCAGGCTGACGGGCGATCGATCTATCCCAGCTCTATTGTAACCGGGTCGTTGCGAAGTGCATCGCGGCTCGCCTCGCAGGAGGTTACCATCGCAGCACCACCGCTCTTGTCCTTGTAGTCGACTTTGAGGTCGTCGAGAAGCGCAGTGAGCTCGCTCCACACAGCCTGGATGGCTGCGGGGGACGATTCGATGATCAGCTTGCGTTCCATGGTCTTAGTTTACTCCACGGGCTGGAACTTTGCACCGGTACCGTCGTTGTATAGGGTACCGAGCCGTGAGAAGAGTCCGGTGGAATCATTCTTCGAGCTCGTATGCCAACGATCCTTCACGCGGTTTATACACTCGCCATCGAAGTGCCGAAGCAGTTTATATTTCTCTGCGTGCTTCATTTCAATTCTCCATTCACAAACGCCTTGAGCCAGTCCATTGGCATCATCCCTCGAAGGAACTCTGGGTTGTCTTTGTAGGTCTTCCGCACCAACGCCGTCATCTGCCTCGTGATATTCTGTACCTGTTTCTGGTAGTTTCCCTCGATGTTTTCCTCCAGACGTGCTAGAAGATCGCACATCTCCTTTTCGAATTCGAGCTTTGTCTGTGGGCCTGTAGTTGTTGGTCCATGTTCCATCTTGTGTCCACAGTGTACCACAATCCAGTTCTTCAAGTACACCAGAGAGATCTAAAAAGAAACGGGAGCACCAAAGTGCTCCCGTTCAATCATTCCTATGCTTGATGTCAGTCTGTCTGACCCCTGTACGTCTGTCGTGTGAAGACCTCCATCAGCAAGCGAACCGAGCTCGTCTACTGCTTCCTTCGTCGCCGTACATCTCGCGGTATTGGTTGAAAGCGTTGGTGACAACTCGGACTGAGATGCCTCGGTTCATGACCTGTGATGCGGAAGTAAGACCCCACTTGAACTTCTTCGTTGCCTTCCCGTAGCGCTTCATGACCTCGTCTGAGGAACATACCTCGCGAACCGCCTTGGCGACCTGCTGGGGAGTTGCTCGAGGAATGACACGCGTACCGGTGCAGCGAAAGCCCGTGGCGTCGCCTGGACCATCCATGCCATTGGCTGCTCCATTCTCGAGGATGTTGATGTTCACGTCTCCGTCACCATCGAGGCGAACAAGGACCTTGGTGCTGTAGCGATGGTCACCGTCGACGCACGCCGTGTGCTCTCCGATGACGACGAAACCGTACTGATCGGGTTGGTTGCTTGTCATGGTTCCACCCTACCATGCGTTTGGGTTGTTGTCACCGAATCCTGACATCAGGATCTCCTTCGACGTCTTGGATCGAACGCCCGACTTCTTTTTCTCTTTTTCATACGCAATGTTAGAAGCAACGTTGCGTTCGTGCTGGCAACAGTCGGGACACCGACACTGAAAGTCGTAGCTGTGTCTTAGCATTGTGTGTCTACGATACCATTCCAGTGGAACAACGTCACTCACCGATATACCCTCAACACGGGACACGCGCGTCCCTTCATCCAGCGTACGTTGAACGTCCAGGTGTAGCCTGTCTTGAGATCAGAGTACGTTCGTACCACGGCACGAGGCTTGCCAACAAGCCATGCTTCTGGCAGATCGCTTTCGATCACCATCCAGGTGTGTTCCTTCTCTGCTCCGCGGCGTGGGAGCATCGTGATGCGCTTCGTAAGGAACTGCTGTTCGGTGATCATGAAGATATGTATGCAGTCACTGCGTCGGAGATCCAGACATCTCGTCCTGAAAGAACGGATCGTTCCCTCCGATCCAGCCGACGATCTCCTCGAGCTCCTTCACGTCCTCGGGGGTAAGCTCTTCTTCATCGCTGAACTCACCTTCTGCCGTCTCCTTCGCGATGCCCTTGACCTGCGCGGTCACCTTCATCTCAATCGCCTGGATGCGACCCGGGTCGACGCCTGCAACGAGACACGCATCAACGAATCCTCTGTAGAACTCAAACCCGTTGCCACACGAAACGTACAGCGCATAGTGCCCCTCAGCTGCAGCGAGGAGGTTGGCGTGTTGGTCTGACATGATGATATCATATCAATCACATGCATCTCGACTACACGTATGTTAGGATAGAAGCATGCCAAAGGACGGGCGGCGGCGGGTAGAGTACGCTATCGGAGCGAAGTGCAACCTAGGAAACAGATCACGGATCTCTCGCACCGTGAAGTGGGAAAAGGATGTACCACGCATGCGCAATCCCAGGAGCGACAAGTTCATCCTGTTTAGGAAGCAGCAAGGCATCATCCTAGAAGACGCAGAACGCTACTACAACCAGTTCCACAGGATGCCCGCCGACCTCATCGAGGCCTACAGGATTGTCCTACAGCCGGGAATCATGTTCTCCCTTCGCACCGACGCAAGGTTGGCTCACACCTCACTCCAGTGTCCGAAAGGTGAAATTCAGACAATCGAACAGGACGACTGGGGAGGTGGAACATACGCTAAGAAGGGTTCGATCCTCGTCTACGTTGGCGTCCGCGAGGCGACTCGCAAGGGTAGAGACGTAAACAACGTCGAACATATGCTCAAGGCGGAGGTACACGCCTTCCTGCTCAACGGGCGACTCGTGGTCCCACGGTCGCTTAGCATGGTCATCCCGGCGACGGGCGACGAATAGGTCAGTCCTCCTGCTTCAACGCAAGGATACAACGAACTACTTCACCAGCAACAGCGTCTATGACCCGTGTTTTCCTGTGCCGTCGTGCAGCACGCGACGGATTCGCTGAGCCTACGCCGTAGCGACGATCGATCGCTTCAAGCTCGCGAGCAAGCGCAGTTTTGTTGCGCTGGTGGTGCTTTTGAGCCTGAGCCTTTTCGCGCTTCATGCCCGTGCGCCAAAACTTCCGAAACTTCCTGCGAAGCATCCGGGCCTGATCGTCGGGCAGCGTCTTGAGTATGCGCGCAACGTCGATGGCCGCATACTCAAGCGGGATTACGCCCATCCTGTGCATGATCTGGTGTAGAAGGAACCTCTCAACCTGCGTGAGGTTCGGGTTGAACGTTCCTGACTGCTTTTTGTCTGACATGACGATCGACGATCGATGAAAAAACCAGGGCGAGGTGTGCGGCAAGCAACCACGCGACAGGCGACGTCGCCCTCGCCCCAGAGAGACTTAGGACGCCTTCTTTGCGGCGTCCTTAAAGATTCCTGGTATCGTCGGTGTGACTCCGACGCCCGCCTTGCCCATTGGAACACCAAAGCATCCCATCACCGCAGGAGCGCCGTACCTGTGAACCGAGGAAGAGAACTTCATGTCATCTATGCCTGTCTCAATGAGCTTCGTCCACATGGAGATGCGTAGCTCATCAGGAAGGAGAGACATGAACTTCGCAAGGGTGACGCCCTGCTTGTGGCTAAGACCCTTACCCTTCTTCGAGCACTCATTGTGAATCCACTCAGCAACCTTTGCGATGACGCCATTGAGCTTGTCCTGCGCCGAGCGCTCGATCTTCTTGACAAGGACCTCGTTGTAGACGTTCGGATCGTTGTCCTTACCGATCTGGTCGATATCATCGATCTTCTGGCCGCTGACGACCTTCGTGACGAGCTTCGTCATTACGTCGACTGGATCGATCCGAGTATCGTGGTTCTTGGCAAAGTCAACGAATGCGATCGTCGCCTCCTGTCCGACGAATCCCCTGCACATGTTAAAGAACATGTTGTTCGTAGCGTCCTCTTCGATACCAGCATGCTTCAAGGCGACCGAGAGGCGGTGCCAGCTGCGTCGTGAGGCCTGGACCGAACCCAAGATGCCTCCGTCCTTCGGGGGATCGAGCATCGCCTGGTTCTGGCGGATGAAGTCAATGATGGTATCGATCATCTCTGGGCTCTTTAACGCCCAGTCCAACCACTCGCCAACGTTCGGAACAAGGTCGATCGTCCAGAAGCGATCCAACAGCGCAGGGTCCATCTCGTTGACCGTGTAGGAGGCGCCGGTATTGACGGCCGCCGCGACCCGGGTCTGTGGATGAAGCGTCCTGCCTTGGAGTCGTCTGTCCAACACGAGTTCGAACGCGGCCTGCATGACCTCAATCGTCGCGCGGTTGATCTCATCCAAGAAAAGCATCGCTGGTGCGTCACATGCACGCTGTACCCAGTCGGGAGGGTTGAACCTCGTGACGTTCCCATCGGTACTGGGAAGACCGAGTATGTCGCCCTCGGTGACCTGCCCCAGCCTAATGTCGATGAGAGGAAAGCCTTCGCCACCGAACTCTTCCATCCTGAAGTAGTCTGCAACCTGCGCGATGACCTGAGACTTCCCGACCCCGTGATCCGCTCGTAGCAGGATTGATGTCCACGGCGGGAGGATCTTCGCCAGGGCGACGAAGTTCGTGATACTCATTGCATTCTTGGACGTGTCTGACATGCCTGTCGGTTCCCCGTTTGGTTGTAAAGCGGCTTGCCGTCCGCTCGATAGGAAGACCTTACAACGGTACCGCGTAGTCTACACCAAGAGGCCGTTCTTCTTTTCGTCCCTGATCTTCTGAAGCAGGGCACGGTATGCCCAGTCAATGTTCTTGGCCTCGCCTTCGTACTCCCACTCGCCGATGACACAGTGAGCGTACGAGCGTCCCTTTCGCACCTCGGACGTGACCTTCACACGCCGACCGTCAAGCAGGCATGAGATCTCTCGCTCGACGTCGGCCTTCTTCATCATGTGACGGGACTTGTCGAGGAGGACTACCCGTCGAGACACTCTGTTTCTTCCTTTTTTTGCATTAATTCGCAATGATTATCTTTATTTCTGCGAAGGCGTCGATCATTTTCGCAGCGGTCCGTAGCGTTTCAACATTGAATTTTTCGATAGACATAAACACCCGAGTGTTAATCCTGAACCCGCGGTGAAAATTCGACAAATAGTCTCTGTCAATTGATCTTGTTCGTTCCATCGTCGTAGCGTGCCATGGTCTTAGTATACCTTCCTGGATTGTTAGGCACACACGCAATACGTCCAGAATCCCGAACCATCACCCTTTTCGAACCATTCTCCCTCGTGCAGGCATGGGTACACAGCGTCCCAGCACTCGTCCAGATCAGAGTCCGGAGATTTAGAATTGCAGTTGTAGCTTCCGTCAACTTCAACTACAACCCCACCAGCACCGCCCACCGGGCACTCGACCGGTTCTCCACCAGCACCACCTATACCTCCTGAACCGTCCTCGAGCCCACCAAAGCCCCCAGGAGGGCCTCCCGATGCGCCACCAGGGGTTACCACCACACCACCCGGGGGTGCGCCTCCGGTATCCTGAACGCCACCAGTTTCGTTTCCACCTGTTGAACCGCCCATGGAAACCCCGCCCGCCACACCGACGCCGCCTTTAGAGGGCTCAGCGCCAACACCTGAAGTTCCTCCAAATAACTCGCCCGTGCCTGCGGTACCACCCTCAAGGGATATTGGAAGACCCGCGGCACCTCCTGTAGAACCAACATACGATGGTGTTCCACCCGTTTCGTACAAGGTTGATATGTTCGGCGCACGTTCCTTGTCGCCGGCACAGCCAACGAGCAAGAGCATGATTGGTAGTATCATTATTGTTTTTTTCATTTTTTCTTCTCGTAGTACACGTTCGCTATGTCAATGAGCGTTTCTTCGGCAACAAGCTGGGTAAACCACACCTGATGAAAAAGAATGCGCCATTCTCCCATCGTTGATGAGAGGGTAGCCACAACCTCATTGTTAAAATAGAAGTTGACGAACCCGTGTTCGTCGAGGCCCGTCACGTACTCAAATTCGTGTCTATGTTGACGAAGCTGTTGTTGATCGTCTATACCCAACATGGTCTCAAGTATATCCCAAACATACGTAAACCGCATAGTGCTACCGAACAAGGCATAAAAGGTATTCTTAAATCACGATTTTACGAATGTGGTAAAACAATAAACGTGTAGAACCAATCTAGCCGTGGTAGATTGGTTCCAGACAGGCAAGAAGAGGCAACCATGTGGCGATGACAATCAATGTCGGCGAGGTCGGTGTCAACAAGGGCACCAACATCAATGACGTCGTGGTCCCCGAACACATGCGGCGGCGGGTTCCGTTCGGACTGAACTGGGTCGATGCGTTGTTCGGCGGGCAGGGCGTGGTACCGTCGATGACGATCCTATTCACCGGTACGCCCGGTGCAGGCAAGACGACGCTGTGCCTACAGCTCGCGGATGCGATCCACAGGCAGAAGGGTGCCATGGCGCTTTTCAACAGCAAGGAAGAATCGCTCTATCAGGTCAAAATGACCTCAGAGCGTCTCGGGTTGAAAAATGGGTTCATCTGCGGCGAGGACGAGCTGGTTGACGCCAAGCTCGTCCCTGAAAAGTCGAAGAAGCACTGGACAGGGCACTCGAGCATCCTCGACCACGCTCGACACCTGATCGACAACAACCCAGGCAAGGACCTGTTCCTGCTCCTGGACTCGCTGCAGACATTCAACGACGGCATGTATGGTCCAGGCGGAATCATCCAGAAGACGCAGCTCCGCGTCATCGAACAGCTCACCAGCTTCGCCAAGACGGGATACAACGGAGTCCATCCGATCATCGTCATCGTCGGACACGTGACAAAAAGCGGGCAGTTTGCAGGACCAAACAGCGTCAAACATGCCGTCGACGCTCATGCTCACCTCTTCATCGATGAGGTGAAGAATTCAGAGTTCTGGGGTGAGCGCATCGCTGAGGTCCAAAAGAACCGATTTGGCTGCAACGCCATGAAGGTCGTCCTCGGCATGGAGAGGACCGGACTCTACAAGAAGGCCGAGTTCAAGTACGAATTCGAGGCGTAGGGTTGCGATGTAACCATCCGTGCAGCACAATACAAGTTAGTGTATTGTCATATTATGGCAACGTTTGGATACCACAAAGCAAGACGACGTTTCATCATTGATGGTGACACTCGTTGTGCGCCGAAAGGAAGCCTTGGAAGGTACGGCATCGGATTGCACTTTGATCAAAATAAGTGTGTCTGGTGGTCGAGCAAGGAAGAGCTGATAAAGAGGCAATTTCATTCCTTGAACAACAGGGGAGGTTCAACGGACGCTATGTCAAACTTGCAGACGGTTCCTGGGGTGTCTTTGTTGTAGGAACCCCGCCTCTCGGATCGTCCATAACTGTCATAAAGCGCTCCGGAGAATCTGCTCAAGAAGTCATCAATGGCATCGTCTCGTCCGGCCCTGATGGGTCAACGTGCAGGATCGCCGCAAGGACTCGACGATCGACGAACGGACGTCGATACCGGCCCCTCAATACCCCGCCCCGCCGAAACCCGAGTCAAGTCGGGGCCGGTTTTTCGGGTAGGAGAACACGATGAAACCGCAGAAAATGAGTGACACAGATCTAGTTTTGGCGCTCGACGCGCTACCCGTGGACCGCGAGGGCTGTGCCCGCGCGTGTACCACCACGCGCGACGTCGCAACTGAGCGCGCTCAGTTGCAGGCGGAGATCAAGCGGCGTGGTCTGTCACTGGACCAGACGGAGCGCATCCGGCGCGCTGGGTACTGCGACTGACGCCAGGAGAGAATGACATGAGACACCCAGACACCATTCGCGACCTGGCACCCGACTGCCGGCGAGTGCTTCGTGAAGCTTTCGCTGCCATCCAGGCAGCTGAGAACGAGGCCATTGGGCTCTCGGGCTACGACAACACCCCCATCTGGGACCCGGGCACGGGGCTGTGTGTTGGCCATGTCGGCCAGACCCGCACCGACTCAACAGAGAAGCGCTCTCACATCGCAGCGGCAATCGTCCACTACCGCGAGGTGTCTGCCCTGTGGGGGGTAGAGGTCTGATGGACGCGACAGAGCAGGACATCCTCAGACTTCGGGCCCAAGCCCTGGCTCGTGCAGACCTCTACTGGGTAGAGGTCTGCAACAAGGCCCTGGATGGCGATTCTCCATCCCGCCTCGCGTGCTTGCGCGCGATCGCGGTAGGCAATCATGAGCCACTACCCAGTGGCTCCAACCTCATCAGGAGAGAGTGACCGTGCGAATCAGAAACATCCACATGAACGAGTGTAGCCACGAACATACGTTCGAAGCCAGCACTCGGTGCTTCTCGGGGCCCGTGAGCTCCGACGAGAACAAAGCAGCGCACGGCTGCGTGTGTATCACCGTTGAGTGCCGCGATTGCGGCACTCGCCGCGAGGAGAATCGCAACTGGCTCCACGTGGAGCGCGGCCCTTGGGGGCCGAGCCGCGACGAGCGGAGGGACGAGGTCGAACGGCTTCGGCGGCGATTGCCGCCGCTCCCACCAACCGTCACCCTGACCCGTGGGGACGGCGAGACGGCTACGCTCGCCCCCGACCGTGAGGGCATGCTCCGCATCTCCTCCTCGGAGGGAGTGAGCCAGCGTGAGCAGGACTCGCTCGGAGGACTCTACCCACACCTAGACGCGCTCGTTGCCCGCCGCCTGGCGGTTGCTGCGCTCCAGGCGAAGGAGCGCACAGTATGAACCAATATACTGTAGTAGTCGTAGACTACTGGCAAGACTCGCGCCACTACTGGACCGGATCAGCTGAGTCGGTCGAGGAGGCCGAGCGCCTTGGTATTTGCGATGCCGTCCGTCACGGAGTCGGCGCCCGGTGCCTCGTCGAGGTACACGCCGGCCGTCAGCGCTGCTGCTGGCCGCAGACGAGACTCAGCCAGTATGACGGTGTTCTGCGCTACGACAGCAAGCGCGCATGATAAAGGCATCAGACGGGGACAACGCCCCGAAGGAGGAGAGCATGACCACGTACCTGAGACATGAAATACCTTAGTCCGAGGAAGAGGAGACGATGACCACATACAACTACGCCGTGACGGGCGACCACAGTCGCCTCGTCTACTCCCAACACAAAACCGCCTCGGCGGCTGAGCGCGCACGGCGGCAACTGGCTCGACATTGGGGCCACTCCCATCCGGGTAGTGAGCCGCGGGTAGTGAAGACGGAGCCAATGCCTCGGCTGACTGAGCCGACTCACATTGGAGACTGACGCCAGCCACTAGGCACGGACTCCCAGTTGGTCATGCCTAGTAGCGGACGCCACGTCCGAGGAGAGGAGATGACGAGATGCTGAAAGCCTTAGTTGAGATATACGACCGTGCACTGCGTATGATCGGCCTAGTTCGCGTAAGCGTTCTAGAAATAGAACGACAAAAGACTCAGGAGGCCGAGGCCGAGGCCGAGTTTCATCGTAGCGAGGGGTTTTAATGAAATGGCGAGTGAGGCGCGTTGCGCCAAGCGCAATCGAATTCGACCCGCCGTGCGGGTGCTCGTGCAACGAGCCCCACACCGTGTGGGAGGGCGACGATCCTGCGGAGTACCGCGGTGGCATCGGCGCTTTTGACGAGGGCTGCCACCATCCGGTGAGATGGTGGGAGCAAAAGATTGGGGACACTTGGGTGGCGTGCTCGCCACCGAAAGGAGACGAGAAATGAGACGAGTATGGATCCTCGGGGCGAACGACCCCGAAATGGTGGAGATTGAGGTGCTGCTAATCGATTGCGGTGAGCTAGTGGCTCACGCACTCAACGCGGATGGTGAGCGTGTGACACCGCGGACGGCTTACGCGGTCGAGAAACTACCCGTAACCGATGGCGTGTACTACGCCGCCGTCGAATGCTGGGGACCGGCAATCGACGATGAGCACGACCTCATCGTCTCCAAACTCGCTGGCGTGACTGGTGCACTCGAGTCGTTGGGCATCGACGCCCAGGCAGGCATCCGCCGCTTCGACCACCATCGACCGGGCGACCCGGGCTTCGGTTTTTCGCCTGAGCGCTTCCTCGAGGGAAGCTCGCTCGGACAGGTCATCGTCGAGCTAGGACGACTCAATGTGCTCCCCGCGCACTGGCCCGAGCTATACTCGATGCCGCGAGAGCCTTCGGATCTCATCTACGTCGATGCTTGTTGGTGGGTTCGCACGCCGAGTGGTTACCGCGGCATCCCCCGTGACCTGGTAATCACAGCTGCGTGCGACCACTGTCTCGCCCACGCTTGGGCGGGTCGATGCCCTGGCGTTACCTGCGATGATGTGCGCAGGTACCGCGCACGAATGGCCAAGACGCGGCCGTTCGAACCGAAGAGTGAGGCTCAGTATGCCGAGGACTTCTCCGCTGCGGTCGCCGCACTTCGTGAGGCGGACACGTTCCCATTGTTCCGTTGCGCATGTGGCGCAAACGGTTCGCGGGGCGACCGCGGTCTATGCGATTGCGGAACGTGCGGTGGCCAATTCCACAACGTGGTCGATTTGCGCGGACAGTACACACCCGAGTTGCCGGACGCTGCGTGCTACCTCGGCATTGCCTATCTCGCTGGAATAGAAAATCGCGAGGGGACTAAGATCATCCTCGGGGGTGCGACGTCGCCCGAGCTTGTCGAACACTTCATAAAAGTCTGGGGGCCAGAAAATGGGCTCACCGGAATCTATGGCGACCCCGCGCGAGGTTTCGCTGGGGGATACACAGATGTCCGGTGATAGATTCCTAGTGTTGCGCGACGACGGCGTGGTGTGCACCGCGCACACGAACCGCAACGGCGAAACGGTGGACGTGCGGCCGCTGCCCGCACCTACCACCTACGATAAGCTCGTCAGGCTGGCAGTGACCGACGCGTACGGCGGCGAATGGCCGCTAACTCGCCGTGCCGCGCGCCGCGAAGAATATGACACGCAGCTCGACGAAATCACGTATAATTTCACGGTCGATGTCGATGGCGTGCCGATCGTAGTAGGCACGCTTACCAGTTTCGAACATGTCGAGCTCTATCCGCGCTACAGCGCAGCGCTGGCGCGAGAAGTAGCGCGGCACCAACAGGACGCGGTCGAAGAGGCACGCTGGGAGGCGTTTCTAACCGACCCGCGGATCACCAATACGGAGCGTGGGCGTTTCGCTCGCAAACGAGGTAACGCAGCGCAGTGGTTGCTCGAACGACGCGGCATCCCCTGGACGCCCGAACGAGAGCGCGTTGTGCGCGCTCTCGTTAAAGAGGAGGAAAGCTATGTACTCAAAGGTTGTTGACGTGTGGCGCGCCTACAGCGCCCCCAGTCTTGGCGTTGTGCAGGGCGCATGGCGACGAGTCATGTGTCCTCAACTGGTCGCCGAATTGCGAGCGACCCGTGGGGCACTGGTTGCCTCATGTACTCATAGGAGGCGACAGTGATCCTACATTGTATGATTATATATGATCGCTCATACGAGCACCTAGTGCTCACCCACGACTCCAATGGTTACTGGATAGACGCGCGAAATGAGCATTGGTTGCTCACTCCTTACAACTATTATTGGTTGGGGAGGTATAAAACAAGGAAAGATTGGGGGCCGAATAAACGGCCTCCAGGAGCAGTGAAGGTAATTTTCAGCAAAGAGGAAATACCTGATAGCCTTGGTCACAATGAGGTGGGTTGTCTGGAGATCCAGAGGGCCAAAGCGCGCCGCGACTACCATAAGGGATGGCTACCAAATAGCCACGATGGGGAGCGAGAAGATCTGGCAACACTGATAACGAGAATGGTAGTCAGGAACGCCAATGCCTGCTGACCCCACCTTGCTAGGCACCATCCTAGCTCTCCGCCCCGAGGCCCTCCCTGCCCCACTGCGCGGCCTCGCGCACAGGCTCCGGCAGGCCGCCATCGGGCACGGCTGCGAACGCGGACGCGGCTACGGTATCGGCTACAGTCACGGCTACGGCGACATTAAACGAACATCTTCGCATCATGAACCGTTAAACTCCAGAGCCTCTGATGATTGATCACAACAAGTCCTTCGCGCAGCTGCTGCTGGAAGCCGGTGACAACGCTAGCTTTCACTTCGAATATAACTCGAATACCGATTCGTGGACGCTGTACTACGGGCAGGCACCCCTCGGTGTTGTCTGTTATTCTGAACCAGGAAACGGCACAGCGCACATCCTTACCGACGGCACAGAGGTGCTGCTGCATGCTGGTGCTAAATGTGCTCTTACGCTGTTGGAATACGCAAAAAAGATGCACAAGCATGGGCACCTGCAATCATGGAACTTTACCCCCCACAAGATCCCCAGTGCGTGACGAGCGATTCGAACGTGTCTGGCAAGCGATCTTCGATGATCGCATCTCAACGTCCGCCTTCGTGCAGGTACTGAGAACAGTGATTCTCGACCTCGATGTCAAAGAGGGAACAGGCGTCTCGACGGGTCCGCGACCCCAGGAACACAAGCGCGGCAGAAACTTCAAAAAGAACAAGAAGAGGAGAGAGCGATGCTACAGGTAAACTCCTACGTGTTCGCTTTGGCAACGTACCTTGGAACTCCTGCGTACAAATGATCCCATGTCTTGTACGCCGCCGCTACGATGCCGAACTACCCGGGCGCTCCTCCCACGTGAGCTTCTCTTCGCGCGCGGGCGCAGACGCGCCCGAAGTGCAACAGGCGCAGTCACGAGAGCTGTTCCTCACGAGCGTCGCGTGCCGTATACAATCCACGAAGGAGATGGTTGCGCCGGGGTGTGACGACGTGTTGCGTACGTCGTGTTCGACGATCAACAAGCAATTCGTAAGTGAACATGTGGATGCTCAGCGCGCGCTGAGCATCCACCTCTGACCAGGAAGTGCGCGGTCGTCCGGCTACTCAAGCGGTTTCGTCAACAGACACAGCATGAATACGCCGCTATGTAACGTGGAATCGCCCGAAAACCAGACACAGCGTGCTGTGTCTGAGGCGTCGAACACTTCGACGATCGTCATCTTCGGACCTCCACTATTGAGCATCACAACGTTACCAGTCGAGAACTTTTTTGACACATGGGCCTCCTTTGTTGTGTACATTCTACCTTTCTGGAGCACGTCTAGCACCGTGCAGGAGGACATCCAGAGTGGTACAGTAGAGCTAGGTGAAAGGAACATGCTCATGAAGGATGCAGGTGTGCAGACGCAGCGGAGATCCGGCGGCTCTCTGTGCTGCTCGTGGCGATGTCGCTGATACTGTCGTAACCATGGTCCTGAACGGTGTACTCGACCAGAGGAACCGCGCGCTCTCCACCCAGGTGCAAGTGCTCGAAGAACGATGCGAGTGTCGTTGTCGATGATGCAAGCCCAAGCACCGCGTGGTGTAAAACCACCCTCACGCCCCGGGGATGTGGCGCTGGACCCGCAGTACGCGCAGAGCACGAAAGACTTCGCTGCTGAATAATTGCAATTGCGTAATTTTGTGTAAGTGTGTGTGCGCATGGCTCACCCCCCTCCCGAATATCCTCACAACGCACTGCAGCAATAACCACATTTGAATACATCCATCTCTTGGCTGCAAGTGCTATACCATTTGGCCACCTGTCAGGAGGAATGGCAACCCTTCAGGAACGATGGCAGCCCTTTGGGTGCGCTGTTTAGACATGTTTGGAACGCTCTCTGAACCTACACGTGCCAGGATCCGCTGCTGGTTGGACAGCAGCGGACAGGCCTCCCAAGGGGTGTGTCCGTTGCACCCCGTTGATGATCCCGCCTGTCGCCCCCTTGCCACCTGGCCCGATCACTTCGTCCTCACCGGAGGTTCTGCCGTGGAATACGTCAACAGGAGCGATAGCAACTTGCTCAAGTTCAAGAGGGACGATGCCCTGCGGTCGGGGTGGGGGTGGGTGCAGTCTACCGACCTCGTCCCTGGGTGCCTGGTCTCTCTGGATGGTGCGAGGTGGAGTGGTGTTTTGGCGCGCGGTGCTGGGCTCGGGCTCGTGGTGTGTGGACGGTGTCGATGTGGACTGCTGGGGTGCGGACTATGGGACGCTCTCTGGCCAATGGTTCGAGCGACCGAACTGGATCGCCAGCTCTTCGGACGATGTTCGGGTCTCTGTCTCTACTCGGCTTGGACTGCTGTCCGGCCTTGAGAGCGCTCGGCACCCCTCTGCCACGTTCTGCTACCTGCTGCTGCTGTTCGAGCTTTGGGAGAGGGTTTGATTTGCCTCCGCGCGGTGAGGTTCGTTGTTCCTGAACAATGCACCCAAGGAGTTGCCATCGCTCCTGAGGAATGCACCAAAGGGCTGCCATTCCTCCTGATGTGTTCGACGATCGACGATCGACGCCTGCACGGTGCTGGCGGCACTCGTAAGGAGTATGGTGGACAACACGGTACGATTGACGAACGGCGACGATCGACGAGCGATGAGAACAGCAATGATAAGCCCGAGCTCGCTGATGCCGGGCGACGTCATCCTATCGTACGTTGATGTAATCAACGACGAGCTACACGTATTTTCACCCAAGCTCGTGGTTTCTGTCCGCCCACCCGAGGTTACGATGCTGACGAACGTTGGCATCTCTTGTACGAGAACTTCTACATCTACTACAAGAATGTCGTGGTCATTGATCAAAGATGGCGAGGATGACGTATAGGATCGGGGCGGAAGGTCGAGTAAACGAAGCGTTCGACGAGGACCCGTACGCGTTCGCTGTCATGCACAAGCAGGGGAGGAGGACGTCCGAGTGGCCTGACTACGTCGTCAATAGTGATGGAACGTCGCAGGCATACACGACACGCCTGCTGACGACAACGAGCACAGAGCTACAGTGCATAAAGGCTGCACACCTCCGCCAAACGGGCTGGGGGTGGATCGCATCGAACAGGTTGGTCCCTGGAGCAGTTGTGGCGTTGAACGGCGTGAGCGTGGGGTTTCCAAGGCAGTCGGGATTCGGGATGGTTGTGTCGATCGTGTCTTGCAACCTGAACGACCGCTGCGTGACCATGTTTGGTACGATGAGCAACACGTGGTTCACTCAAAAAAACAACATCAAGAAGTTCGATGACAAGCACGAAGGCACGAGGGTCGCCGTCGTGACAAGGAACGGCCTCGAGGTGCACGTTGAATCGATGCGAATACCATCAGCAATCTTCTGCCATGTTCCTACGCTCGCTGCCCTCTCATAGGACTGATGACAACACTAATAACATACAACGCAACCAGAAAGCTTGATAAGCTCGAGTTGGAACTGTTTGAGCGTCTGAAATCAGAGGTAACTGAGCAACTGTCAATCCACTACGAACCATCTCCTGGTGGTTTTGACAGCAGTTGCATTCCGTGCCATTGGATGGTTTGGACGTTGGACCATCGCAATGTTCTCGATAAGGTGTTGGGGGAGGCACCTCTCTCGCTGATGCGCTTCAGAACGCACTGAACCAAGTTTAGTTGTGAAGTTCGGTGTGAAGAGGTTCGACTACAGCACGGTGTTCTTCTTTGGTCCATACGCATGACTCGTCTTCGACGATTGACTGTCGTTGTCTACGCTGAAGAGCTCATTCCGGGCGACGTGATCGTTGGGACGACGACGGCTCGGAACGAACATGATCTTATAAATGAAAACATGCTCTTCAAAACAAAACCTACACTTGTCTTCTCGCGGCGTGGAACCATGTGTGGTCTGCTCCGCATGGACAGCACAATCATTGATTGGCCGGTGTCAGACCTACCGAGGATGTTGTGGGTCCTTCGAAATGGACAAGGCTGAGTTGAGTTTACAGGCGGGTCGATCGAGGAGGGCACTGAAATTGATCTCATTGAGAATTCGAGTGCTTCGATGACTGACGCCATCAGCATAGCGATGGACCTGTGTTCTCCTTTCAACGGGTTCGACAAGTGGCCGAAGTTCTATATCGGTCCTAGCGGCGAACAGGTCCCGCTGCCGTACAACGTCAGGATAGAGGCGTTCAGGGTCTGGACGAACACGATCGTCGAATCGCTCACGAGGGCCGGGGAGGCGTGGGCGTGGTTCAAGCCGAAGGACGTCGTCCCAGGGGCTCGTGTTCGCTTCGTCCAGCGGCCCCACGAACTCATCATCGTCTCCGTCGAGAAATTCAAAACATTCAAAAAGAACGCGATCACCGGACACACGAGCTCCTGGCCCGGACGCAGGAAGGCGAAGTGGAAGAAAGGTACGAGGTTCGACGAGCCTGTTGAGTGTGTCCGCTGCACGATCATGTCTCACGACGGGAACGTCATTGTCGGTTCGGACACGACTGGAGTGAACGAGTTCTACTGCGCCGAAGTGTGCTCAGTCCTTGGACTTTTGGGAGACAGCTTCCGCGTCACGTAGGCCCACTCGTGAGGTGCAGAATATAGCTAAGCGTGTTACATTGGAGACCACTGTGGTGTGGAAGAGGGCAGGAGCAAGGAACGTCGTAAAGAAGCTCATTGACGAGGGCATTTCTCATCCGCTCGAAACCTGGCCACACTTTGCGTTCGATAGGGACGGTCGTGGTGATGAAATTCGCTACGTTGCGGACGGGACCCCCATATACGGAGCAAAGAGCTGGATCTCGTACATCGCGAAAACGCAGTGGGGGTGGATCAGAGGAGACGCCGTCGTGCCTGGCATGCTGGTGACGATCGGACAGGCATCCGTGCAACAGACACGTGAAGGCAGGGTTGGGCAGGGGCTCGTGGTCGCGAAGCAACAGATAATCAGACCCGGTATGAGTGGTGGAGCGACGCTCGGCTTCTGGCCCAAGTTCAACCTGCCCCACGAGTCCAGCATCCTGTTTAGGTCCTACCGCATCGCCGTCGTCACCCAGCACGGGATCAAAACGATGAACCTCGACATGAGCGAGGGTAGCGCGTTCTTTGCCCATCTGCCCTCAATCAGGAAGCATTGATGACGTTAACACCACCAGGATAACACCTTTACCCGAGCTACGATGGAATGGTATGGCCGATGCGACGCAACTAGCACTGCGATTGGAAGCAGAAGATCATCATGTCTAAAGGTTGGGGATGGGTGAAGCCGAGGTTCATCGTTCCCGGCACCGTATTCCGAGCGCTTGGGCACAATCCATCAACGATGCTCGTCGTTGCAGTTGAAGAGCGCATCGGACGCGACGAACCGTTCAAGACGTTCGGTGAACCCACATCTCTTGGTGGCGGGATTGTCAACGCGTTCGGGCACAGGGTACTTGACATTGCCTTCATCGATCATCAAGGTCGCACCATGAATGCTGTTGAAATGATCATCGAAGTCCAAAACATCTACTACGTTGATCTTGTGACAGCATTCCAGGAGGAGTTGGCTGACGTATGTCCATGAGGTACGCCTTAGCGTCTCAGTTGCTTCCTGGCGACTTGATCGTCAAATACGAAAGCGGATCAGCGATCGTATTTGACGACAACGAAGATGGGTCAGAGTTTACGATCGCAGATCAATCTCCGGCACTTGTCATCTACGCGAAAGGCAAGCGATTCAATACCAAGGACAACGGCAGTGATGTTCTATGCGTCCTCCTCCACGAGGGGAAGGTACGCGTAAAGGTCAACATTTGGCATCGTCTGTCGTTCGTTGTTTTCAGATAGAAATAATCGGTTTGTATACTGTGCCTGAGAAACGTACGATTGCACTGAGCACCAAGCTTGTTTTGTTGTGCGACCTCGAACCCGGGATGGTTTGTGTTGACCCATACGATGCAACGCTTGATATCATTGTTGCAATTGAGTACCACAAGATACTGCCGAACGACGAGATGTACAGCGGTGGGTGGGTCACCTTCCTTGCACAGGAGGGATTCGTCTACACAGACTACATGTGTTCCGACAACGTTAAGCGGGTACTGATGAATGCAGGCTAGGTGCATCAAGCTCCTGAACATCAGGCCAGGCGACGTCTTGATCGAACGCCCGATCACCAAAAAGACACTGCGACCACCAGCACTGGTCGTTTCTCGACAGCGCACCCGCATCGCCATCCTTAGGAACGGTAAACTAACAAGCACGGGTCTCTCATCGAAGAACCCGTGGGTGAAGGTGCTGCGATAGCCCTTCTACAACGAAAGGAAACAAAATGAAAGATCGTCTGTTGTTTGTCTTCTTCCTCACGTTCATCATCGTCTGGAGCTGTGGCCGCGAGGCTGAGGCGCAGGAGATGCCCGGATACGAAGAGGTTAGGAAGGTCCTCGTTGAAATGACACCGTCAGTATTTGACAACGAGGCCACAGATGAAAGAGAGGCTCGGCTGGCGCTCGTCTCACACGCGATCGTAAATGCGAGTAGAAACGAAATGGACGTTGCAATCCTGCTGACGTTAGGTCGCTATGAGTCGTGGTTCGCGGAGTACGTCGGTACTGGGTGTCACTATCCGAAAGGCATTCCAAAAGGTGCGGGTGACTGTGATAAGGGAAGGTCGCGCTCGTACTGGCAGATGAAGAAACATGCCTGTCGCACGGGATGGCGTTACAAGCGAGGAAGCAAGGAAGCGCTTTTTGCGTTTGCGCTATGCGCTCGCAGGCAGTTTCGTGGTGCTCTTGGCCGGTGCAGGAATCGTCACTCGGCCGGATATTGGGCTGGTGGGTTCAGTGGATATGCAAAATCAACGATCTGTACGTGGAGACCCGCAGCAGAAAGGGCGCGGTCGCTGCTGTACTACAAATCACTCCTAGAAGAAATGTAGCAAAGCAACATGGAACTCATCGTCTGTGCAACACGTGAATATATCTCTGTAAACCTTCCAGGCAAAGGAGGGTTGTGCGACGCTACCGCAAGCGCGTCGGACTTAGGGGAGTTCTGGTACGTAAATCGCGTCTTTGTTACTGAGGCGGAGCGCGGAAAGGGATTTGGACTCGTAGTCCTCAGAAGGCTCCTCGATGAAATCGTTAAGATGAACAACAAACGTGTCGTTGTCGAGCCAGGTGGGTACGGGTCCGATCCCGAGCGGCTAAAGAAGTTCTACGAAAAGGTTGGTTTCAGAAAGACGTTGGATTGGATGACGTGGAGCTCTGAGCGGTGTAAACCTGACGCTCCTGCCGTACAATCATAACTTGCTGGCGGCGCCTAGATAGTGGTTGAGTCGCATTGCGCCGGATGCTGACAACTCAGGTACGAGCAACAGAAGAGTCGAATGCGCAGGGGTACCTACCTTTCGAAGTTTTTAACATTATGAAACAAAGGGTGTGTAAACACTCGGAGGTGAAATCCCCTGGTGCGCACCAGGATAAGTAACCTCTTTCAGGGAGACGCCAAGAGTGGTGATGGCACCGCAGTTCCAATGAAATGCCTCGATGTGGAATACAGCTGCGGACAGTGTTGGTTCGATTCCTTCCTCCCTGTCGATATGGAATAAGGAACATCAGCGTATTCAATTCCTTTTGACTTCACGCCCGAAGATCCAGGTGAAAAGTACATCACCCGTCCCAGGCGTGGTTCCAATCGCTCCGCAAGGCGTTCCGGTCGTTGTTGCTGACAACACACGCATCGAGTCTCCTAACAGCGTCGTCGAAAAGATCGAGCTTCTGGACGAGGCGCTGGACAACGACGCAGATGGATGTATTAGCTTGTCATGCGCGTCGTTACCTCACCAAAAAGGACCATATAGTTAAGACAAACGGGGTGCATGTGGACCGGAAGTCCTCGGGGGCGTAGGCTAAACGGCCGGAGCTCCCGCCCTCCTGGGCGATCAGTTCGACTCTGGTGCACTCCACAAAGTCCAGGTCGTACAGTGACTACACTGGCGGTCGACACCCACGCGGTGTGCTGTTGGGATTGTTCTTAACGGGACGATGGAAGTGAAGCGTTGAACGACCTCAGCGTTGTAACTTCATTTCTATTATGACTAACGAATATTCTGCGCTGGTCAAGATTGCAAAGGCAGTGAATCCCAAAGGGTTCTCTGTATCAAAGGCAGACCGCGACAATAGGGACTGGCACTTTGCTTTCAAGCGACACGAAGACGCAGGTGAGTTTTCTTACCGTGTCCGCTGCAATGGGTTTCAGACGACGCTGAACGTCCATGGAGACGTTTGGGTGAAGGAGAAGAAGGATGACGCTTTGGAAGAAGATCATTAACACCCTTGAGGAAGGACGTAAACCCGACAGCGTCGAGCTCGAGCGTTGGGCTGTTGAGGCACAGTCCCTGCAACGACGCCTCGACACAGTTGTGACGTTTCAACGGTCCGTCGTTGAGTCTGTAAAGGAAGCGCACTCCAATGGCGATCCTACGGGCTTTGTCAAGCTCATCGAGACCATTGTCGATGCGACAAAACGTCGCATCGATCAGAAGCTACGCTTTGACCCGAAGTACAAGGTCGAAGAATGCATTGAGGAAGGCGCGGCTCACAGTTGTGCCGCAGAAGAACAAAGGAACATAGAGAAATAATGTCAGAACACGAATCAAAAGACCTAGCACTCGCACCGAATGAGTTTGCCTTCTGCATGGACACGCAGAGTGGTGCTGTTCGAACCTTTTCAGGACCGTTCAACCACAGCCTATCAAAGACAGATCAGCTTGTCACCTTCGACGATGAACGCAAGATGTTCGTTCCCGTTGATTTCCACGGCGCCAAGACGCTGAAACACGTTGCACCCGAAGGCTGGTACATCGCGCTGAAGAATCCGGCACACGATCGGGCAAAAGCACACCCAGCGGACAACCAGGCGTCGATCATGCCGGAGCTGTCGGTCGGCGAGAAGGTAATCATCCACGGACCGACGAGCTTTGCTGCGTGGCCCGGGCAGATGGTACGCGTCATCCAGGGTCACCACCTAAAACACAATCAATACCTCATCGCACGTGTCTACAACGAAGAGGCTGCACGTGAGCACTGGAACAAGCAGCTTCTAAAGACCCGTACAGCCGACGAAGGTGGAAGCGACGACGTTCCGTCGGAAGAGCAGCTCAAGCCTTCGGACGACCTACGTACCGGCAAGTTGTTCGTCATCCGTGGCGATCAGGTCAGCTTCTACATGCCGACCACGGGCATCGAAGTCGTCGCCTTTGAGGAAGATGGGTCCGACTACCATTCACGTTCGGGCCGGAAACGCGTCCGACGGTACGTTCGCGATGCGGTCACGCTCGAGCGGTTAGAATACTGCTTGCTGATCGACCAAAGCGGCAACAAGAGGTACGTGCAGGGTCCTGCCGTCGTGTTTCCAGAACCGACAGAGGAGTTCTTCGAAAAAGAGTTAGACGACGGTACTCCTGTGCGGAAGTTTCGCGCCTATGAACTGAATCCGACGTCAGGTCTCTACATCAAGGTCATCGAGACATACACAGAGGACGAAAAGACGTTCAAGGCAGGCGACGAGCTCTTCATCACCGGCAAGGAAACACCCATCTACTTCCCTCGCAAGGAACATTCGATCATCAAGTACGGTGACCGAGACATCCACCACGGCGTGATGATCCCTGAGGGTGAAGCACGCTATGTTGCGAACCGCGAGACGGGCAAGATCGACCTAGTCAAGGGACCAACAGTCTTCCTACCTGATCCACGGACGGAGATCATCGTTCGTCGGATCCTCGAACAGAAGGTCTGCAATCTACTTTTCCCAGGAAACCAGGAGGCCGCTGCACACAACCAGCATTACGCAAGTGAAGCAAAGACGCGTGAGTCGGTGCTGTATACTGCCTCTACTGCAGGAGCATACGACGATTCTGCGCTTGAGGCGTTGCAACTCAATGACACCGCGATGATGCGTACCGTTGTCGACTCCGAAGAAGAACTTCCTGGCAAACGTCGGAACCGACGACAACGTACAGGACATGGAGGCGTTGGGGACGAGATCGCAAGGGGTAACAAGTTCACTCCTCCACGTACGCTCACCCTCAACACGAAGTACGACGGCGCGGTGACGATCGATGTCTGGGAAGGGTACGCTGTGATGCTCACCTCTCGCGGCGAGACTGGGAAGCGTCGCGTGATCGTCGGACCACGCACCGCGATGTTGGAGTACCACGAGATCCCGCATGCGTTGTCGCTGTCGACTGGCAAGCCCAAGAACACTGACAACCTGAAGCGGACGGCATACCTCAAGGTGTCGAACAACCCGGTGACGGACATCGTTTCCGTGGAGACCCTCGACTACTGCACGATCGACATCAAGCTGTCGTACAGAGTTACGTTCGTCGGAGACGATCCGACCAAATGGTTCGCAATCGAAAACTACGTCAAGTTCCTGTGTGACAACTTGCGCTCGGTCCTCCGCCACGAGGTGAAGAAGTACGGGATCAAGGAGTTCTATGCGAACGCAACGGCAATCCTGCGAAACATCATCCTCGGCGCCAAGGACGAGGCCGGTAGGCGAGCGGGGCGGGTGTACGAAGAGAACGCCATGTCTGTCGCAGACGTAGAGGTGCTTAGGCTGACGCTTGATCAACAGATCGAAAACATGCTCGTCGGCACACAGCGTAACGTCGTTGCGCAGCAGCTCATGCTTGAAGATACCCAGCGTGACGTCGAGCACTTCAAGGTGTTGGAATCCTTGAAGCGAGAGAAGCAAGAACTTGAGACAACGTCTGTCATCGCTCACGAGCTGATGCGGCAGAAGGCATTTGAGGCGCAGTGGGAGACGACAGCGATGGAGATTGAAGCTCGTCGTGAACAGGCCATCGAGATCAAGCAGTCAGAAAAGCTCGTTGAGGAGATCGCACACCAGATCGCCGCGGCAGCGCGGGAGGTCAAGATCGCAGACAAGAAGGCGCTAGTCGACCACATGCAAGCGGAGGCAGACGTCGAAAAGTCCAAGCTTCTTGCGGACGCAGAGGCAATGGAGCGCAAAGCAAATGCCGTCAGTGACAAGCTGATCGAGGCCCTGCGAGGCTTCGGAGACGCAGACCTGGTGACGAAGTGCGCCGAGGCGCTCGGACCGACACAGATGCTCAGGGTCCTCGGTGGATCCGATGTGAAGAGCGTCGTGCAGGGTCTATTGAAGGGGACGCCGTTCGCCGCTCGTCTCGAAGAGCTAGACAGCCGTCGCAGTCAGTAGATACGGCAAGCATCATAAAGGCGGTCACGTGTGAGTGCGTGACCGCCCAAGTGTAGGAGAAGAAAGATGTCGATAACGAATTATATCGACCGTCAGGTCATTGCTGGAGCACCTGACGAGTTCAAAGTCGCAGGCATCGTGTTCAAGCGCATGCGGTTCAACCCCATCAAGTACAAGTCAACGTTCATCATCAATGACCATGCGTTCAACATCAACACAGAGATCGATAAAAACTCAGGCATGTGCAAGGCGTGGTGCTCGTTTGTCAACAAAGAGAAGACCTCGCTAAGGAACACGTCGATCCAGTTCTTTCGTGAATCGATCGACACACGAGACGCCATCGTGTTGGTGATCAACGACGTTCGTACAGTAGCCGTCTCGTTCGCCCAAGCGGCTCACAAGCTTGCGGTGCTCGGTGCAGACAACTCTGAGGTGGTGTACATTAAGGAGGATGAAAGCGGAACCGATGAAACCGAAGATGGAAAACAAGGAGTTGAGTCAGACTCCACAGACGACGACGACTATGGACCCGTCAATCCAAACTGCTCTGAGGAAGGATACATGGGACTCGGAGGACGATCAGAGCACGACCACTTCGTCGACTCAGTGTATTGAGTCTGATCCAGATGAGGACTGGTCGAAGGCGACCGAGGACTCCAACATTGCAATGGCACGCAGGGAGGCGAGCAAGCCTGACATTGCGTACCTGGACGATGCTATCGACTGGGAGGCTGATACGCCTAGCGGCGTTGGCTTCCTCGCTAAGAAGGGCGACTACATCATCATTGAGCGTCGAGCACTCGTCCTCGCAGACAACCCGTGGCTCGACACCCGCGTTTACCGCCTCCTGGCTGACCCTTTTCCCAACGGCGAGCTGAAGCTGTGGGATCCGGTCCGTGAGTACCTAGCATCGTCAAACTGGGCGGTCGGAGTCGTCAACGGGTTTCAGTTCAGGTTTCCTCCACGCGGTGTGAACCCAGAGAGGTTCCTCGAGACACGCCAGTCGGTCAGGAACGGTCGCCGCAGGGTCATCGAGCGCGAGCCCGTGGATCCGAATGCCCCCAAAAAGAGGAGAGGTCGCCCGAAGGGTTCGAAGAACCGCTCAAAGGAGACCATTCAAGCCGAGCGCGAGGCCCTGAGAAGGGAGCGAGAGGGCCGCCGTGCAGCTCGAGAGGCCAGGAAGGTAAGGTAAAAGGGGTTGCTCGTCTGGCCGCGCGGCCGACACGCACAGCGACGTGTAAACTGATAGACCGCAGCGAGAGGTCGATATGTCCGGCCGCGGCGTCTGTCTCCGTAGCTCAGTGGATAGAGCACCAGTTTCCTAAATTGGGTGCCGCTGGTTCGAGTCCAGCCGGGGACACAATGCTCTCAGAAACCAAACGAATCGTTTACCATCGATACATAAAGACGGCAATCTGGCTTCTGGCAACGAATTTCTCATAGGGTGTAGTATTCATCAACTAATGTAACTTCGAAGACTGGAGAAACGAACATGAAGATCGAACTTGGGATGACGTACAGGGACACTATCACGGGCTTCAGCGGCGTGGCGATGGCGAAGACACAGTGGTTGACCGGCTGCGATCGTGTCACCCTCGCTCCACGTGAGCTGAAGGACGGCAAGCCGCTTGACATGATGTCGTTTGATGTTTCGACGGTCGAGCTCGTCTCGGACGTTCCGAAACTCGTTCCAAACGATCAGAAGATTGATCCAGAACCCGAGGTAAAGAAGCAGAAGCCTGGTGGACCGCGTCCTGAGCCGACCCGTGCCGCTGTTCCGCGATGACACGTACGTCTTTGCGACTCTGAACGCGATCGCGTTTGGCAGGTTCGTGCCGGGCGACATGATCGATTTCTCGTCCTTCTCAAAAAGGGACAGGAAGGACTTCCGGGACGGACCGTTCCTCGTCCTGTCGTGCGTGAAGACACCGCCAGATCCGAATAGGGTGATCGACCATGTTGACGTCACTTTTCTGTCTGTATCTGGTAGGATTCTCGCGCTCGGCGCCGACGAGGATGCTCACATCAACTACGAGAAGTTCATGAGGGTAAAGTGATTGAAGGGAGACAAGTTGAACAAAGAAAAGAAGGAATGGCGCGTCGAAAGCGTGCTCGGGACGGATGACAACGCAGCGATTGCAAAACGCCTTGAGGATGCACTGAATACCCTCGACAGGGACGGCTACTATCTGCATAAGTTCTTCAGGAACGGGAGCCACTTCCTTCTCGTTGCGTACAACATCGACTCGCTTCCGCTACCCGAATGCAGCTTCGACTACATGGACAACACGGGCGTTGAACTCGAAGACGAGCAGTGGGTGTACACCGATCTCGAGGGAAACATCCACTATACGGACGCAGAGACGGCAAACATCGAATACAGGGCGCTGCTCGAATATGCTGAGGCTTCGGGCCTCAAAAACCCGCCGACACCGCGAAAGATCAGCCCAATCAATACAAACGACGTTCCATAGATGGAAGACAGGTACCTCAAACATGCCCAGTCGTTGAAGATCGAGCTCGTCCGTGGGCTCGTCTTTGTCAAGAGTTGGTCAGGTCGCATCGTCAAGGTTGACTGGTTGGGTGCAACAATGATCTACATGGGTACGCTCGACGACTACGGGCGGGAAGGCTGGTTCAAGAGGTTCCTTGTCAGGGTCGATAAGGATCCGATGTGGTTCTACAGGTTCAACTACGGGTTTAGTCAAGGCAGGGTGATGCAGGTCTACACAACCGACTGCTTCTCCGGACAACGGTTCTATCACGACGACAAGACATCAAAGGCAGGGCGAGACCTTGCAAAGAGGTTTGGTCTGTGTTGATGTTCTTCGAGAACATTGCTGCAAGAGATTTACTTCCTGGTGACTTGTATTGGGCGTAAGATCCAACACAAAAGAAAAGGGGTTGGACGCTTTTGTTGATACACACAAGAACCTCAATTCAGGACTGTCACGCGCTGACGTCCCTGTATCCCAATGCAGAAATCAGAACATGGATACGTTTCAGGCCATTAGGGGTGAGTAAATGCTTATCATCAATGATTGTCATGTTCAGGAGCTTCTACCAGAAGACATGTTTGTCTTTTACAAGAACCTTACACAAAGCGTTTGGTGCCTTGTGATTCATGTAGAAACAAAAAACCACGTAACTGGGCGACGATAACGTACATGTTTCCTAACGGTTTCGTCGGAACTTGGCATGTACGGGAACATCATTCGTTCAATGTGATGAGAAACAACGAAAATGCATAAAAGAATCATGATTGTAACGATCATTAAGAAGGACGAGGAGGAGCTCGCGCTGGGCGAGCACTCATAAGGGACCTCGTCGATAACGTAAATTGTGACAAGGTTGATGACAAGTGGACGTGTCGCCCAGTCGCGGGCTTTGTAAGGATCGTAGATCCAGAAGGAGTGATGAAATGTCGATTAAAGACGATGGCCCATCGTGGGCCCTGATTGGAGGATCAACAGCAAGCGCGTTCGCGCTCATCTCAGCAATCACGCTCGTCGGTTGGCTGCTGAGGTCTGTCGAGGCACGCATCGACCGTGAGGTCGCCGTAGAGTCTCACCAGTACCAGGAAGCTCGCAAGGAGGCGATCGCTACGCTCGAGCAGGACATTGCGCGTCTTGATGCTGAGATCGCAAAGGCAAATGACGACGCTGACGTCGTCGAAGCGCTCAGGAACCAGAGGAAGGCGCTCGAGAACAGGCTCGAGCGAGAAAGGTTGAAGCTACGATGAAAACTACGGGAACAACGAATACAGCGATCGCAGCGTTAGGCGTCGTCGTCCTAGCACTGGCACTGATTGCCTGCGAAGTGAAGAAATCGTCAGAACAGAAGGACCAAGAGGCTGTCCAATTGCAGCAAATGCACTACCAGATGGCTCAGCCGATTCCACACCTCGATTTCTCGCTCGAGCGCGACATCACAATCCAGCTTTACAAGGCACGGAACGAGAGCGTAGCGACACACACCGTCTGGAGAGGTGATACCAGTGTGATCGAGGGTGACTGCCCGAGCATCGGTTTCCCGCTTCCATACGATACCTCACTGACGAACCCGCTGCAGCTTCAGTCGCGCATCTACTGGCCGTTCGGCCAAAATGCCCATGGACGGGCAATCCAGGAAGGCGTCGTCGAGCAACCCGAGCCAAACGGGATCTTCGCATCAAAGAACAGCATCGCGACCTGGGTGCGCTGTGTCGTTGAAGGTAAAGAGGTTCCAGTCTACGTCGAGGGTAAAGTTACAGCGTATCCGTATCCTGAAAGATCGATTGGGAGACCAACCGCGTTCACCGTGTGACAGGCAAGGCACCAAGCGTCGTCATCGAGAAGCCCGACAAGGCGGCTGCGCTGAAGCGAGTACAGGAAGCCAAGGTGAAGACAGACAAAGAAGAGAAGTGACGATTCGCAACGGCACCGCGCTGGCGAAAACCGTAGGCTTGAAGCATGTGCCGACCAGCGATCTCAGGCCGGGCGACGTTGTGCTTGACGTCTACCTCGATGGGAACGGGATCATCGGTCTCGCACCGGGCAGGAACGTCAGGATGGAAAGCAACGCTCGCCCGGTCGTTGTCGTATGCATAGACAAGGAATTCATTCTCTTCAACATCGATGAGGTCCCACGTTACAAGAACATGAAGCTCTTGACGCGGCAAGGAGCCAGATGCTCAGAACGAAGTTCAACGTAGAGTGGGTCAATGAAAAACTGGACGCCTCTCAGGGATCGCTGTTCTCCGAGGATGAGGTCTGTCATCCGTACAACACGCTGGAGCGTGTCTTCATCACGGAACTGCAGCCAGGTGACGTTGTCTATGCTGCTCATGAGACACAACACGATGTGTTGCAGGCGTTTCCGTCACCGATAATAATCATTGCTCGAGTAGACACGATGACGTTCTCAGTGATGCAGCGAAGCATTCCAAGGGAAGAGTATCCCATACGTTCAATATGGTTCCAAGTGCTGCGTGAGGTGTAGACGTTCGCATGTTGGTGTATCATTGAACTAGAAAATAGGTACAGGTCAAAGAAGAAAAATGTTCAGCACAGTAATCATTGATGGCAGTATTGTTGTTGTTGATGCGCGTGGCGCGTTGGTCATCAAAAGGTACTTGTTGCTCACAGTATGGACCTCGATTACCTGCGTAAAAAGCATCGTACTGCAATCATCAATGAACTTAACAGGATTGACGTATAGATGACGCCCAAAAGGATGTCGTATTTACTGACCTGACGTCACAACGTAGGATTCTTCTTGCACGGCTCGCTGGGACTTACAGATAGATTAGATCTCGAAGAAGGAATAAGATGACATTTAGAGCCTGGTATTCATATAAACAAAGTCAAATGTGTCCATCAGTGTTTTGGTTCGATGTTGAGGGAAATGTGGTCGAAGCGACATCGATTACCGATGTCGACAAGCAACCGACTGGAAGCTTTGATGACTACATAGACAAAGGTGTAGTTGTAAAATTCTCACATAGTAATCAACAAACCAGCTCAGCACGTGAGGTGTGTAGATGTTCGTTTGCTGCCGTATAATTGAGAAAGAAGGATGGATACAGACCCGTGCGAAGGGCCAAAAGAGCCTAGAACCTTGGAACACGTCATCGATCTCGTTGACGAACACGCCTCAACCCTGAGGGCTGGAGGACAACATGCCCTCGCTGAGCAGGAGGCACAGATCGCAGACTGGCTTCGCGAACTTCGCAGTGCCAGGATACGCATTGAAGAACTCACGCGGGAGTGCACTAGGTGCGCCATCGCAGCAAAGACCGCACTCTACGAACGTCCTGATCGCGAAGGAGAGCTCACAGCGCTTCCGTCTCAATGAAAGGAACGACCCGTGTTTAGCATTGTGAACATTGATGGCAACGAAGTGATCGTCGATGCGCAAGGAGCGCTAGCCGTCAAGAAGGCCCTTGTTGCCCACAGCATGGACCTTGAGGGACTGCGCAAAATGCATCAAAAGGCGATCCTTACTGAGCTCGATCGCGTTGACGTTGAGATGATACCGTACATCAACGGAAGCGTCGAAAAAGATAGGACGTTCATCGGCCTCATGATGCAGCGCAGGACGCTGCTTTCGCGGTTGGCGGGTACGTACAGATGAAGCTGCTTGGAACGATCAGCGTCGAGCAATTCGTATCGCTCGTTCCTGATGAACCAGACAGGTCACTCAAAACAACAGTTGATGTCCAAGGAACGCAGATCAACATGCGTATCACGACTCCACGGCTCGTCACCCTGAGGCGAAACATCAACTGCAACGCATGTGGAGTCGAAGGAACAATTGTTCGTGTTGAAGAGAACGACATGGATCCTCACATGAACGTCTACACTGACGACGGGTCGATGTTGTCAGCAACGTACATCACACCGAAGTCACAAGGTGGCAGCGAAGAACCCTACAACAGGCAGACGCTCTGCAACGAGTGTCTCCACAAAAAACAACAAGGAAAGCTATGAATAAAGAAATCAAGCCCGTGAGGGTGTACCAGCTCCAGATGACAGATGGATATACGTCAAGAGACTATGGTACGTTTTCGACGTTGCGCGCAGCAGTAACCGCCAAAGATATAATGCACTTCCGCGACCACGTCGTCATTCATTCAATGTGGGCAGTCACACTTCCAGACGGAAAAACGTATTTGCTTAAATCCTTCGATAGTTCACCGATGACTGTTGACCTTGACGACGTAGAGGTAGGTAAGAAGGCAGAACTCGTCGCGTCTGTACGAGAAAAGCTTTCGAAAGAAGAGTTCGAAGCTGTCATGGGAATGTAGCAGTATCAAAGAACGCAGAACTAAAGGCCCTGTTGGAAAGGATCGCGCTCTGATTGGGCCTAGTGTTCGATGAATCAATTGAGATCTCAATTGAAATGAACGTGATCAGTGTTCCTTGCATCAGAACATTCGCGAAGGGCGACAGGATTGGATCGGTAAACATACGACGTGGATGCAGCTTCCTTTCGTCCACATTACTAGTTCGTCCAGGAAACTAAGACTCCGGGCCTCTAGCTCAATCGGTCAGAGCACCCGGCTCATAACCGGGCGCGTCTCGGTTCGAATCCGAGGAGGCCCACAGGTGTACGATCCAAATGAATATCTCTCGTGTCAAGGAACAGGGCGTTATTTTGCAAGAGGAGAGCTCCGCGAGTGTCCACGATGCGAGGGTACAGGCAGGAGAGTGTCACAATCGTCCGATGCAGAAGCCACCGAGGTGACATACAATAAGGATACAGGACAACAGAAGGGCCGTCGGACCGATAAGTACTAGATACACGGAGCAACACATGGAATCGATTACAGAAGAAAGAATGGCAACGCCCAAGGAACTCAGGCTGCTCGAAGGCTACGTTGGAATCACGCTCAAGGCGTTACTTGAGGATCGACCAAGCATCGAGTCCTTGACGCGGACTACCGCATTCATCGTCTCCGAGGACGACGAGGCGATCATGAATTCCGGCGTGGCAGACGTACTGAGGGGTTACTTCGCGAACCAGCACCTCGACCCCAACAAGGCAGCAAATGCACTCGCTACCTCGGGTATGGGTGTTTCTGAGGTCGAACGCCTCATCAAGGCAATGGCGAACAAGGCTGCTAGCGGGATGAAGTCGATCAGTCGCATGAAAATCGGGAAGCGTGCAGAGGCACTCATCAAGGCATTGAACGACCCGTCGCTTTTTAACGTCTGGATGTCCGGCAGCACGAATCCAGACGTCCGCGGCTACCAACCCCCGATGGTCTGACGCTTGAATCGACGCCGACGGCAACTTAGCTGTTATGCAGAGGAGCTTGTGCCTGGCATGGTCAGGCACTCAGGCAAAGGACGTGGTCAGATGATCGTGTCCGTCGTTCCGTGTGCGAGGGACCCTGAAGGGTCGGTCGACGTCGTTCGCCTGATGAAAGGAAAGTTCGTCAGTGATACTTGGAGGAACAGACAGCGCTGCGCCCGCTGGATCTGTCACAGCGATACGGTACAGGCTGCGGGTGAAGGACATTGTTCCTGGGATGGTTCAGGCGACGACCAACAGTAGGTTATAGCTAAAGATCCAACTCATCATTGCGGTTGAACACGATATCTTCTCGAAAAAGAGGCACAGGTGCATCGCAGTCACAAGGCTCTCACACGATGGAAGGATACGCCGTGAGCTTTGGTTGTACAATCACAGTGGATAGCGGGTTGGTTTGATGGGCACACGCAGTAGGAATACATCACCGATACAGGCAATCAAAGCATTGAATATGTTGCCTGGAGACTGCATGATTGAGACCCACTTGAGGACTCGCAAACGCACGCCCTTCTTGATCGTCAGCATTATCCCAAACGGTGTTCTGAACAAGTTGCTTGTCATTGGACAGGACGGAAACCCTCAAAGAGAAGAATGTGTTCAATGCAAAGGTTCGCATCCTCAAAAGGACAACCCAATGAATGACATCGACTTTGATCCAAACGAGAAGCTACCTTCCGGTTGCTACGTCGCGGCCAGCGATAAGAACAAGGCCACCTGAACGCAGGCAACGATCTATAGGGTTGTCGAACATCGACCACCGGGTTCGAAGAAGCGCTACAGGACGATCAAATACAACAAAGAAGAAGGCGCCTCGACAGCCTGATCGAAGGCTTCGTCAAACAAAAGTTGTAGACAACATGTGTGTGTTGTACCGTTGATGTATGAAACCGCGTGGACCCACAAGAAAGAGAAAGGTCAAGGAGCTCGATGGCTTCAAGGTCGGTGATCTTGTGCAGATATATGCAGCCGACAACGATCAGTTTACTCGAGGGGCGCTTTACTACATTGCGGAACTGAGGAAGGAAGACGTAAAGTGGGGCAAAAAGTTCAATAAGGATGGAAACGAAAGGTATAGGGCTCGTTGTCGCCTGTTTCCTGCTCTTTATCCTCCGAAGATGCAAGAACCCATATGCGATACAATCAAGAACGGGATGTCTGTAATCTTAGATCTTGATCACTGTCGCAAGGTCGGGCTCCTCGAACTACTTGAGTTTCAGTTAAAGCTCGAGAGGGTCATCCAAAAACTTCACGAACAGGAGGCCGCATATGGTGAGGAGACAGAATAGCAAGAGGCACAACGATCAGAAGAGTACGCTCGTTGAGGAACTAAACAGGTTTAAGGTCGGCGACATCATTTACATCAATTCATCGGCGTACACATCGATCAACGCAGCAGCAAACTCAGCTGCTCTCTTCAGCAAGCTGATCAAGGACTATCCTTGGAACGATTGGAATGGAAACATAAAGTACCTTCAGCGATGTCGTGTGGAGAGGTTGCTTGGTTCCCATCGTACGCAAATTCTAGAGCGATCAAACTGACGAAGAGTGGCGATTCAGAGATGATTGAGCTCGAAATGTGTCACAAGGTTGACGTTCTGTTGTTACTCAAGCTACGTAACAACCTGGACCAACTAATCTTGCAGGTGGTTTTGAAAAGGGTTGGGGTTGGGAATGAGGAAGATGAACACAGTCTTGGCGGTTAAGCTGACAACGGCGCTTGAGAGTGCCCTTCGCTGCAACGGCTACATCGAAGCAAACCGCGAATACCTTGAACAGCTTGTTGCTACCGCTCAAGAAGAACTAGCAGGGGCGCTCGACGAACCATCGACCCCACACAACGAGATTCTAGGGCGTGGAGTAGAATGATGAACACGCAGCTCGTTGTCAAAGAGACGCTCGATAACGAGATCGTCAAGCACTCGATGTACAAGGACGTCCTCGAAGCGTGGAGGAACGAAGGCATCATGTCTACGTTGTTCCCAGAGCTGTTTGACATCATCGGGTTCGGCGACGGCAAGGAACACAAGGACCTCTGGCTGCACACAAAGCAGGTCGTAGCTCAAGCAGCACCTGTTCCAAGCCAGCGATGGACAGCATTGTTCCACGACATCGGAAAGCCAAGAACGATCAGGCGCCTCAAGGGTGAGGTATCGTTCCACGGGCACGAGGCTGTCAGTTCGGACATGTTCTGGAAGATCATCGAGCGTTCAAAGCTGTGGGACGAAAACATGGGCGAGGCTCGAGAGATCGCCTGGCTCATCGGACACTCTGGTCGCATTGACTGCAAGAACGTTCGTGAGTGGACAGACTCTGCTGTTCGACGATTGATCACAGATTGCGGTCCAAGGTTGCCTGCTCTCATCAGGTTCGTGCGAGCTGACGTGACGACAAAAAACGAGGCTCGGTACCAGAGGCACCTGCAGAAGCTTGATGAGCTCATCAAACGTGTCGAAGAAGTGAAGAAGATCGACGAAGATAGGAATGTTCTCCCTAAGGGACTTGGCACCGCAGTGCTCAGCATGCATCCAGATCGAAACCCTGGAAAATGGCTCGGTAATATCATCGATGGTGTACGCACAAGGGTCCTGTCCGGTGAGCTCGAAAGGGACCGTGATGTTGGATATTATCTCGAAAGGTTATAAGTCGTTTACGCACATTGACATAGATGCACTCAGCGATGACTACGACATCATAGACATCCAGGATACCTACGGCGAAATCACCCAGATTCCAAGAGGAAATGCGATCTGGGATGAGCGAGCGCGAAAGTTTGAATGCTGGCGTGGCGACCTTGTCGTTCCCAATATGGGCAACACCGACGCGCAGAAGTCGTTCAAGCACCTCCCAAGGGGCGTCACTACGTTTTTTCGCGTAAAAGGAACGTACTACAGGATCAGCGGCAGTCGCGGCAAGAACGATGAACCCATTATCATGTGCGCCGTCCACCTCGCTAAGCTAGAGTTCATATTTTCTCCGATTAGCACTGAATTCCTTGGTGAAGCACTCGGAGCAATTTATGAAGTATTCGATGAAGAATTCGTAAAAGTCGACCTTCTCGACCTACTGATGAGATACCAGCAACTCGGTGAATACATACGTCATCACTTTGTACACAATGAGTAGTGATGCAGTTCATGTAGTATTATTCGATGATTGAGGTAAAACGTGATGGCAGAAGATTGGTGTTCCAACGTAATCGAAGATACAGTTGTTGTGGAAACAAAGCGCTCGCACTCACCTCCACCGAATCCACATAGGTTTCGTGCTGGAGATGTGATCCTGTGTGTAGACGACGGTATCGTGCTTGTTGTCACAGACGCTCGAGAAAACGGAACGCAGAAGGGCGTGCCCATCGAATTCTTTGGCAAAGGCGGGTCCAACGGGAAGCCAGTGTCGATCATGGACGGTCTCAAGACCTACAGGAAGCTCGAGCTCTCAGACATACTGAACGCACGTGCGACGATCGACAGGCTCGCACAACAGGTTGTCCACGGTGAGATTCATGAAGAAGGGTGATCTTGCTGTCGTCAAGGGAGTGCCCATCGTCTGGTGCGTTAAGGTGTTTACGAACACAACGGTAGTGTTGAAGTTCTGCTGGCCAGAGCGTTCGTGATGTTCGATAACAACATTTCCAAACAGACAACACAAGATTCGCCTGCTTAGGCTCACTGAGATGTTACAGGAGCGACATCGCCTTGATGAGATGATCAGAGCATATATTGAAGAAAAGTCCAGTGAGTAGTGAACATTTGGAATATTCACCAAGTCGGTCGTTGAGGAGATGTCAACCGATTCTAATGTCCGGATCGTGTCCCCTGACGAAGGGATCGAGGCTGATGTGGACGGGGTCTGAGTCAGGAGGGACTGGACCAAACACATCATCATCGTTCTCGATGTCTGCATCCTGAAGGTGATCAACGAGCCCAGGATCCTCGCAATCTGCCTGTGTCTTGCTGATCGCACCCATCGAGTCGCGGTCGAGTTGAACGTCCGGTGACAGTGCGTTCCTGACCTTTGGACCGTTCGGCTCGAAGCCAGCCTCTGCAATCACGAGGCGAATGTATTCCCTCAGCATGATTCTAACTATGCCACGCATGGTATAATCCATGCATGCTGAGAAGGTTCATCTCGTGGGTGTTGAGATGCTATGGCGGCTGCGTCCTATGGCTTTGTGGAACGTCCATTGTTGATGATATGTTGCTACCAAACGAGGTGAGTGCGCTGACGGGGCACGGCATGAGTGCCGTTCGTCGTGGGCTCGATATGTACTCTCATGGTTCAGCTCATCGATGAGATCGTATCGAACCTTGAAGCACATGACGATGTTGATCGACTCGTCGAACACCTAGAGCGGACGTACGGAATCCTCAACGAGCTGTCGTTCGGTGACGTCCTGAAGGGTGCTGGACACCTGACGCTCGACCTCGCTGGTTTCATCCCGGGTTACGGTGAGATCGCCGACCTTACAAACGCCGCGTGGTACGCGATCGAAGGAGAGTGGCTGTTTGCAGCACTATCACTCGTGTCCCTCATCCCAGAGTTCGGTGACGTTCCTGCCAAGGGATTGAAGCTATTGATGCAAGGAGGCAAGGTCGCAAAGACGATCGGCAAGGGCATCAAACGCGTCGGTGGCACAAAAACAGGGAAGGCGATCGCCAAGGGAGGCGAACAGGCAGTCGATGCCTTGAAACAGTTCAAGGCATGGGTCTCTAAGAACGGAGACGCACTCCGCGCTGCGATCGACGAAGGTGCTGCGATGGCGAGCAAAGGCGCCGACAAGATCGAAGAGAAGCAGGACGTAGTCAAGAAACGCCTCGGCGACAAGGCTGCAGCAGTCACCTCAAAGGTCGTTGAAGGCCTGCGATTCCTGCAGCAGAACGAAAACAAGCTCAAGGAAGCCGTCGGGATCTTTGCTAAGGGTAGTGATGATGTTCGGGGCGAGGCGCTGGCCAGAGAAGCGATCAGAGCGATGATCCACGAGGCCGGTCTAGGTATAATGGAAGCGTGAGGTCCTCCCCAGATTCTTCAGGATCGATGGTCAACGCGTCCTCCTCTTCAGGCGATCCCAACGCTCCAGGCGGTCCTGCGGGCTGGACGCCCTTGCCGACGTTTCCTCCCCCACCGGTGATCCCAGCTGACCACCTGATGCACCTGTCTAACTCTTCATTGATGATGGTTCGCAACTCACTGATTTTCAATTGCATGATATCTACGTATTGTTTGGCGGACCGATGTACAGGACAGAAGGCCACTGGATGATGCTCGAACCGGGCGACTACATCGCCTTCAAGACAAAGATGAAGTCGTGGGGTTCGTTCAAGGAACGTCGAGGCGGGTTGTTCTTCAAAGAAGGGACAAGGATGCTTGTCATCTCGTCTGAACTTGTGGGTATGAACGTCGTTCACATAATTGGACTCGTCAGTGAACGTGTACACAAGTTCTCATCGAGCATACGGACCGTGGAGATGAACTTTGCGGATGGGCATCAGCTCCGTGGTAGGTAACCAAGTTGAATGTCAGAGCTAAACAACGGTCCGTACATGCGAGCGTTGTTGCCCATGACGTAGTAGACAAGGGGCCCACATTTGCGGGCCCCTTGGGTGTGCATGCTTGATGCGAACGCTTCTTGGTTTGAGTGAACGGAGGCTATTACAATGCCACAACGAAGAGCGTCTCTTACTACGACATAGTCGCCAGGTAGAATGCACTCGTCTTGCACGTCAAAATAACTACTGTCCTTCCACACCATTTTCTTTGCCCGCTGATGCCAATGCCGCTGCATGTTGGACCTTCCTGTCTCTTATTTGGGTAGATGGATCGATCGATAGCGCAGACATCACGCCTATAATGATAGTCGTACAGACGATTCCGATGCTGAAGCCGAAGTACCCATAACCAAAGAGGTAGACAAGCATCCCAAGTAGGATGTAGATTGCAACAAGCACGATGCTCGTTCTGTTGATCCAGATCCAGAGGTCTGCAATGACAGACGCTGCGTCCGCGTCGTCAAGCGCATCCTTGAACGCTGACTTCTGTTCATTGTCGAGGCAGGAGATCGCATCGTATGCTCCTGCGTGCTCAAGCACGGCAAGAAGCACCCGTGGATGCAGGATGATGACGGGGTCTGTATGCGTGACAGTCCAACCTAGTGGAACGCTGACGTCGTCAACGTTGTTCAACGTATGTTTTTCGATGCTCATTCTTCCTCGTAAACAGCCGCCCCAAGCGACAGAAATGCGATCGCTACGGAAACTGCGTTCTCAAGCGCCGTCCTCGTGACCTTGACCGGATCGATGATATCAGTGAACTTCCTGACTTCCTTCTTCCGAGCGTCCCACCCGTAGTCGTCTATACCGATCTCTGCATCCAGTATACCGCTCCGGGTGGACGATATGAGGTGAGATACGACATCAAAGCTCATGCCTGCGTTTTCTGCGATGCGGCGGAGTGGCTCAAGGCATCCTGCGATCATCAGCTGCGTCGATCCGTCGGTGACCTGTCCTAGTTCCTGGACGACGTTGTACAGCGCGATCCCGCCTCCCGGGACGAAGCCCTCCTCCACCGCCGCGCGCGTCGCGTTAAGTGCGTCCTCGATTCTATACCTTCGTTCGGAGATTTCGAGCTCAGTGGCACCGCCCACCTTGATAACAGCAACAGAACCCGTCAACCTCGCGAGCCGGAGCTTCAGGATCGCCTCCTCGTCCGAATCAAGGGTTGGGTCCTCCAGCTGTGACCTGAGCTCCTTAATCCGGCCCACGAGGGCCTCACTCGTTTTTTCTGTGCCCACCAAGGTGGTAGCCTTGGCGTTCACAATGGCTTTTCTCGTGTGGCCTAGGTGGGCAACTGCATCTTTGAGCTCGATTCCTCTCTTTGCTGATACGACGGTTCCGCCGACGAGCGTCGCGATGTCGTCCAACATGTGTCCCTTCGCCTGACCGATGCCAGGTGCCTTGACCGCCACCACGCGGAGGCGGTTCTTTACCCTGTTTAGGACGAGCGCCTGTAGCGCCTCTGGTTCCACATCATCAGCAATGATTAGCAGGGGCCTTCCTGACCTGCAGTTCTCGAGGACAGGGATGAGCTCGGTGATTGAACCCAACCGTCTGTCTGTCACGAGGACGTCGCATCCATCATAGATGGCGACCATCTTGTCGTTGTTTGTCACGAAGTAGGGGCTGAGGTAGCCACGCTCGAACTGCGTGCCCTCGACCACGTCAAGCGAGGTCGTCGTCCCCTTGGCGTCCTCGACGGTGACGATCCCATCCCTGCCGACCTTGTTGAGGGCATCGGCGATGAAGCCTCCGATCGCCTCATCGCCGTTCGCCGAGATCGTGGCGACGGTGCGGAGCGTGTCGGTATCCTTGACTGGATGTGCCGCAGTCTTTAGCATCATCGTCGCCGCGTTCTTCGCGAGCTCGAGGTCCCTCACCAGCTCGAGCGGGTTGTGCCCAGCGGACAGAAGCTTGTGTCCTTCACGCATCAACGCGTATGAGATGACCGTTGCTGTGGTCGTTCCGTCGCCAGCGACCTCGTTCGTCCTGCTGGCTGCATCGCGGAGCAGGTCACCACCCATGCGCGCGATCGGGTCCTTGAGCCTGACGGCCTTGCTGACTGTGACGCCGTCCTTCGTCAGGATCGGTGCCTTCCCCTCCTGTTGGATCAGCACCGTCCTCCCACGAGGACCCATCGTACATCCGACGGCTTCTGCGACGGTCGACGCACCCTTTAAGAGTGCGTCCTTTGCGTCGTCTCGAAACAGGATGTTCGTGCTTGTGTGTTCGTTCTCAACGTCCATGGAAGGATCTTACTCCTTCCGCGTTCGTTGGTCAAGCTGCGCGTTCGAGTCGCTGGAACTTTGGTTCGCCGTTGCACCAACACACCGCGACGTTGCCGTCGAGATAATCCTTCAGGAGGGCGTACCTGTTCAGGCGTGTGACTGGATTCGACGTAGAGTCAGCGTATGCGTGGAGCTTCTTTGCCGTAAAGTCACGAACGTTTGAAAAGAAGATACTCGGTTGATACCGATAGAAGATCTGGTATCCCGTCTGTTCGAAGACGGTCGAGGGCACAGACTCTGAAACTTCACTCGTAGCCATTTCGATAATAGGTAGCTGCCGCATTTTCTGTTCGGTTTCCTTACCTTGCGCTTTTAACACAGGTAGTTACATAAGCATTGCTATGTAATCCCTCAAGCAATGATTGGTATGGTTCAATCTCATCAACAGTTACATTCGTTTGAACACAAGTGTTGTTCACACATAAATTTTCGTACGTATCGACGAGTAAATTCGCAATCACACTTATCACAACAATTCATTTTGGACGATTCGCTTGCTTACCTGCAACAATTTCAGTGCAAAGATACGTCATGAATTTGAAAATCCTTACGCATCTTGTCTATTGCTAGGTTTTTACATTTTGCCTCTACGTCCAGATCTATTGTGTCATTTTGCACATCATGTAATTGGCACTCTGGGATGTGATGAATGAATTCACTGTGTGCGCGCCGCGCCTGAAAGCGTGCGTCAGAAGCAAGTTCAGGATCAGAGTTTGATAGGTGTTGCAGGGGTTTGACGTCACGCCACGTTTCCTTGGCTGCATTGGACGCAAGTACCATGCTGATGCCACCCGTATTAAACGTATGATGGTGAGAGTCGAAGACAACGGGTACGCCTGTATGCCTGTAGATGCGAAGCAGGTCGACAGTGCTGTAGCTACATTCGTCGTTTTCGAACGTAAGACGTTCACGTGCAGAGCTGGACAGTGGACCGTAAGGAGACGTGCTCGTAGTATCGTTGATGCTGGCAATTAGCACGTCGCTGAAGCCGCGCTTGCCGCCGTGAACGTTGATGGCGTGGTACGGGCTGACGGGCAACATCATCTGGTCGAACTGCCACGCATGGTGATTTAGTTCACGGACCGATGCCTCACGCACGCTCCAGTTGTCGCTCGACAGCGAGCAGAACTGACCTGGGTGGAATGTGGCACGAACACCGTTTACAACGACGAGCCTGCCGATGACGGCAAACTGGGATTGCACTGTGGCATCGTCACGCCACAAGCGTTCGGGTACCTGGTCCCACATGGGCAGGATGCCAGACGGAAACCTATAGACCTTGTAGCGTTTAAAGACGGCGGGAAGGTGTTCGACGAGCGTTGCTAGGTTTTCGTACCACGCATTGCGGATGAAGTCTTCGCTGTAATCACCACACCTGAACCTGCCGAGCTGCAGCTGGCGCATACGCAGCTGGTTTACGTACGTGCCTGGCTTCCGTCCAGGAACAAGGTAGTGACAACAGAGTCCTAACATGATACAATCATTCTAATTTTGCGGGGTGAGCGTTGCACCCGAGGTAGCGCAGATGGTATTTAGGATGTCCCTGTTAATGTCTTCTTGAATAGAATTTGACAATTCCACGACAGCCTTCTCATTTGGAGTCGGCACCCGATTCCAAACAACACCTATCGCATGATCGTCCAACACAAAGACGACGAGTCCGGTTGCGTTGCCTGTAGAAAAACGAACAAGCATCCCAGGGACGATCTCTGCAAGGTTGTCCCCGTTGGTAGCCTTCAGGTGATACCATTTGTGGATCTGAATGTTCATCGTTTAAAGGAGTAGCGCCCTGCGGGCGACCTCGATCCTAGTTCGATCTTCGATCGCACCGCAGGGCGCTTGACAACAACAGACACGCGGACACACCAACCTTGGCAACGTTC